TGAAGAATGGGCCGACCGTGATTCTAATGGAAATATAATCCACAGGAGGAATTCTGCTGGATTTGAATCATGGAGAGAATATGACTCCAATGGGAATGAAATCCATTATAAGAATTCTGATGGGCTTGAAATATGGTGGGATTCTAATGGAAAGCCAATCTCTAAAAAGGAATTCGACAAGCTCTATTCCAAGTGAATGAAGCATGAATGGGAGCCAGAAATGGCTCCCATTTTTTATGGTTTGTGCTATAATTTCTTCACCAAACATCCAAAGGAATCGGCATCATGAACCGTGTTAGCATTCACCCCGATGGTAGCTCCTATACCTATGATGACCACGGCAGGCTTATCCACCATGCGCATGTTGACGGGTTTTCGGCATGGTATGACTATGGTGCCAATGGCATTGTAGAGCATTACCGGGATTCCGATGGTGACGAATTTTGGCTTTCGCCTGATGGCACCCCAATCACGAAAGAGCAATATGATCGCCTCCATGCCGCATAACTGAAACATGAATGGGAGCCATTTCTGGCTCCCATTTTTTATTGGTTATGCTATAATGGCTTCACCAGTTAACAAAGGAATCAATATCATGGCTCGTACTGTAATCTCTGACCTTGGCACTGAAATGACCTTTGACGATCATGGGAATCTCACCCATTACAAGAATGTTAATGGTCATGAATGGTGGTTTGAATATGATTCCAGTGGGAGGGAAATCCATTGGAGGGATTCTGCCGGAAATGAGGAATGGTGCGAATATGACGTTTACGGGAATCTCAAGCATTGGTATGCTGCCGACTGGGATTTGTGGTATGACTTCAATGGTAACAGCATCACCAAGGAGGAATACGACAAGCTTCATGCTGCTTAACTGAAACATGAACGGGAGCCAGAAATGGCTCCCATTCTTTATGATATGTGCTATACTGGCTCCGCCAAGATTTACGCATGCGTTAGGGCATATTCCTGTCAAGAAATTCGACAAGCTCAACGCTGCTTGACTGATTCATGAATGGAATGCACCATGACCTTCCATTCTTTGTGATATGTGCTATACTGGCTCCACCAATCGAACGAATGGAGTATAGCACAGTGAATCAGAATGAGAACATCTTTGGATGGCTCGCTATCCAGTGCACTGCAAGCAATGGCTTGGTTGGTGACTTTCTTTATCGTAAGACTGGGGTGCCAATCCGTGATAGTGAACTGCTGACCCCAGTCTTTTCCAGTCTGCCTGAACTGTTTCAATATCTGAAGAATGCTGGATGGGTTTCCTGCTTCAGCCATCTTCCCAATGCTCCATCATACATGATGTGCAAGAAACCCGCATGATGTAAATTATGAATGGGAGATAATAATATCTCCCATTCTTTATGATATGTTCATCCATCCTCCAAACTGCCATGGTAAAATAGGGACGTGGATGGAGGAACATATAAACATTTATCCTCTGCTCTGCCATGGTATTCCTCCATCCACACCCCTATTTTATATGATCCATCCTGAATCCTAAATGAATCCAAGCATAAAAAAGAATGTTGACATGAGGACCAATTTTGTAGATAATGCTTTCCACCACAATTCGGGAGCAAATCTCATGAGCCACATCCAGATGCTTACCAGTCGCAAGCACGTCAATGAGGTGGACTATCACCTATTCTTCGAATATCGCGCTGACCGTGGCGCAGGCTATATGCTGGCATGTGATGCCCATGGGAACATCCTTGGCGATTCATACATGACCAAGGAAGGACGTGAAGCACAGGCTGCCAAGTATCGCAACGATACCGCAACGTTCCTTGAACCGCGTGTCCAAAAATCGTATCGTTCATGGATCGAGCCTGCTTCTGGCCGCTGCCATTGCGGTACTATTGTGTATCTGGAAGATGCGCTGGAAAACTATTGCGATGGATGCAATGCTTGTTACAACATGAGCGGTCAGCATGTTCATCCTGAACTGGCAGAGGATATCTAATCAATGAGATGATCGAATCCATGCCAAATGAATGAATCATGAATTGGGGGCCATAGTGCCTCCAATTCTTTATGATATATCTCCCATCCTCCACACTATTTTATATTAACCATATTGAATATAATATGAACAAGACTGGGAACAGCATGTTGCATTTCATTGGGAACCGTGCTATAGTATTGACAATGGTAGGAGCATGATAACTGTAATGCTAAAACAAGTTTGAGAAAATTATGAGTTACTTTTTTTCATGCTGGAATACCATGGTATAGGTATGGCTAAGCCGAAGTGTAAACATTGATTTAAAAAAATTTTTCCAGAAAATTTTTTCAGCACTATAGAAAATATTTCTCCATTCTGTTCCATATTACTTCATTCTTTCCATATAGAGAGAATATCCCATATTTCTCCATATAAAGAAAATATCATCCATTCTGTTACATATGTGTTATTCAATATAAAGAGAATATTCTATATTCCTCCATAGAAAAGAATATTACTCCATCCTGTGCTCTATAGACTCTATAGGCTTTTCTCAATATAAAGATAATATCATCCATATTCCTCCATAAAGAATATCACTCCATTCTGTTCCATCCCATCCAATCCTATTCCATATTCTATTTTAAGCCCTATTAAACTATTGCAATAAATCAATCCATCATATAAACATCATTTTTAAAAATTTTTCCAGAAATTTTTTCAGCCCTATGGAAAATATCATCCATTCCACATTACATTACCATTCCCAATAGCTTTACTTTTCATATCTCCATCATCTTGTATTCATTTTATAAGTTTGGCATATTGTATCCATTCATTATAGAGTGGTAATCCATGACTGTCAGTTCTGAAAAATTTTTTGGGGAAAATTTTTTCCATGGTGATGTTTTTCCTAAGAAGAAAGGCAATCACTATTATATCTTTGGTGAGAATGATAGGGCTATCATTAATCTCATTCATAAGTTTTCCACTGATTTATGTTCTCATAATTCTATTCGTGTGGATGGTCATGATATTCATATGAAGGATATGATCTTTAGTCATAAGGATGTTGTTTATTATTCCTCTGGCAAATACTATACTGTTTCCGAGAGTATTGTGATTCATATTCGTATCAATGGAGTGGATGTTTCTGTTTCATTGAAGGCGAGGGAGAAGGGTGTGTATTATCATCCTGATGATGTTCCTTATTATAATAAATTAATTGATTTCATTGAGTTGTATTCTCGAAAGTCGATTGATGAGTTGACGGGTGGAGTGTTTTCCCGTGAATGGAGATAAGATGTGAATAATGCGTATATGAGTAATGCATATATGAGGGAGTTGATTGAGAAGTCTGGGAAACGGAAGAAGATGAAATTGGATGCGATGGATGTGGAGTTCTTGGAGAAGCATCGGGTGTTCAATGTGGTGTTTTCACGGACTTTGATTCGGGATGACAAGGATTTGTTTGATGCGTATCTGTACGAATGGATGAGTGTGTATTTGGTGGATGAGACGTTTGTGAATGAGATTGTGGTGGAGTTGGATGTGGGGGATCATGCTGGAAAGGTGGATGGGGGTGTGTATAATCGATTGATGGAGATGGTGGAGGACTATTTGGAGATGAGTGTGGGGGATTTCACACAGAATGGGTTTCATTTTCTTTCGTGAATGGGAATTGAATGGATGGAGTGGAATGGTTGACATGGAATTTTGATTCCCAGAAGATGATGTTGAAAAGAAGAAAGGGTTGGATGCATGAGTGCAGTGATGGAATTGAAGGGCCATGATGTTGAACTTTTTTCGCAGCATGCGAGTCTTCGGTGTGTGAATCGTCGGGAATGGAGCATTGAGGATTTGAGTGAGGAAGAGGTTCGGGCCTTGGTGGGACGATTGAAAGTGTATGACAGGGTGTGTTTGGATGATTATGCCATCTTTGATGTTGCATTTCGGAAGAATTTGCATTATTCTTCCTATGCGGGCGGGGGGACGCTTTTGCATCATTTGATCATTTCTTTTTATTCGGATCATGAGAGCATTGTGGATTTGGTCATTCCAGAGTTTTACAAGAGCACGATTTTGAAGACGATGCGTCCCCTGTACGATCAATTGTTGACCTTGGCCGAGGATTTCTTGACGGTGGCGATTGGCGAGTTCACGAATGGGAAGTTTGATTTCATTGAACGATGATGGATTGGTTTTTAATGAATTGACAATGGGAGATAAATCCCATACCATGAATGATGAAAATTGGAGAGTTTTATGTCAAACGAATATGAGACGGATGATCTTTTTCACACCATGATGATTCAAGTTGTTGAACTTGATTATTATGCGAGAGAATTTGGTGAACTTGTCAAGAAGCATGAAGAGTTGGTGAAGGGTTTCAAGGAATTGGTGGAACGGAAGAAAAGGGAGAGCCATCCTGTCGGTCCTTCGGATGGAACTGTACCCTCCTATCCAACAACATATCCCTCCTATCCAAACGTGGAATACTCCATCCCCAATATGTATCCACCAGCACAATATCCAACATCTCAGTATCCACCTTACGCACCATACCCACCAAATGAGAAGCCAGCACAATATCCACCAAATGAGAAGCCATTTCCATATCCACATGAGAAGCCAGCACAATATCCACCACAATATTCACATCCTGCGGGTTTGTATCCATCGCGTGAATGGTGGTGGCCCTATATCATCTACACCAGTGCAAAGTGATATCGCGGATTCTTTAGAGAAATATAAGCAGCAGAAAGAACAGGCCAAAGAGGCCCAACAGTTCAAAGATGAATTTGAAGAGTTGAAAAAGACTTTTGAAAAAATTGGAGAAATGTTGGCAACAATTGTTAAAATAACATGATTCCATTGATTGTTTCTTTTTCAAACCATAATGGTGGTGCTGCCGCTTCGGAAGTCACTTTATCCTTTCCAAACCTGTCAAAGATTGACTATCGATTGGTTGAATGGGGTGATGGAACATCATCAAAAGTGTACGGTGGCATGGGGAACAGGGTTGTCCACAACTATGGCAACCCTCGCCATGAGCCGTATGAAGTGCAGGTGTACGGTGATGTGGATGTTGTTGATTTCTATGATCCCAATGGTGATCGTGCTGCTGCCAAAATCGTAACATGGGGCGATTATAATGTTGGGAAGGTGATATTCCCTGATTTGAGTGTAAAAAATCATCCATAAAAAGGATTCGTAATGTTGATCGAACCATTAATGACCCATCAAGGTGGAAGGCGTTCCGATTTGGAAGGAATCTTTGACAATAATCCTGCTCCAAATGCAAACATTCCTGCTGTAAATGACTATGAAAGTGGTCCGGCTGCCATGATCAAGCTGTACGGAAGCTTGTATAATCATCTTAAAAATTTTGAGACACAAAAGACAGTGACCTATGAATATGGAAAATCAACATTTATCGCAAAGGAATATGATTGGGAATCTAAAAAAGAAATCATAAGAAAGCAAACCATTACGCGAATGAACTTCATGTGGGAAGATGGCGAAAAGTATAATCTTGGGTTTGTGTACAATGATGATACTGGAAGCTTGACGAGCGTTGTAACACGAAATAAGACTATTTTGAAGGGTAAAGATGCTAATGACTACATGAATACATATATAACATTACTTGCCCTATTAGAAGATTTACTGGAAGACACAATCTCAAACATAACCAGCAACATTATCGTGATGCCCACATGATCGATCATTTGCTTTAACTCATTGAGGTTTCATGGCAATGGTGCTAGAATAAAATGTTGAATAAAATCAAAAACTTAAAACACAATTTAACAAAGAACATAAAAATGAAGACACAATTAAAGAATTTCAAAGATTCCATGTATGACTATAATAATATCAATGAGTATTACTCATACTATGGAAGTGTGATTTACATTAGTCCCAGTTATATCCTGAACGATGATTATTTCATTATCTTGAAGAATAATAATGATTATTCATTGGTCAAAGTCCTGAAAGAGGATTTGAAAGAGGTTGAATCCTATGTCAACCGTGAGCCTCTTATTGAAAAGCTCAAATCCTTGAAGGATAACATTGCATGGGTGAAAGGATACGGCAATCTACAGCAGTACATTGCTTTTTATGTCAACGAGTATGATGACATAAATCCCATGGACAAGAATGCTTTGATTAAAATCAAGAATCATGATCTGAATTTTCTAAGCACCATCATGATCGAAGACTTGGTTAATCTGTACAAGGTTGGATCGACCCTGACACACAATTTCTTCATAGATAGCAGGGAATTGAAGCGTGGAGTGTTCAACAATGCAGTTGTCATTACTAACATCTATTCTACAAACTTTTCAGTGGAGGTGCGATGGGTTACAGGAAATTCGTTCATAGACATTGACATTTACTATTCGAGTTTCAAAATGAAGAGAACGCTATTCATTTATGATATAAGAGAATTCAGCATATTGCTGAAAATCATCTCTCATAAAAATGAATTGAATAGCTTGGAAGCAATCAAGGGGTTTACAACAGAATAAGGAAAAATATGACTAACCATAGCAATAGTCCGTCCGCAAATTATTTCAGTGAAATTAGAGATTACAATTTGGATTTCTATAATTCTTATATTGCGGAAAATGGTTTCCCTTATAAGCATTATAAGAAGTCTTCGTTTGTCGTTGATTCCAAAATAGAATTCTCCAAGTTTCTTCCCATCATCGAAGATATCAAGAAGAAATATGACGTGAAAAACATCTACACTGGTATCATACGTGGTGTGGATGCTTCCAATTATGAAATGGAAACGGAAGATGCTTTTGAGAATGTTGATCCTAATAGCGATTATATCAGCTATATCTATATCTTCCTGAATTCAGAGCATGCCATTTGTTTTTCCTATACCTGTAATGGACAGCATGCTCTTGAATTGGTCACTGCTTATAGCAATTACGATGACAGGACAAGAGCCTTCTCTGAACAACTGTTTGAAGATTTGTACAGTAGAATCATACAATTCAAGCGCAATACATGTGCCAAGGGAAAGATTGGTTTCATATGTTCTGGTCATAGCGGTTTGTATATCGAAGAAATGAAAGTGCGCAGCACTGATCTGGATATTGGAGAGCACTATAATGATGATTTTCAAGAAGTTTCTGACAAGATCATCAATTCTCTGAATGATCCAGATGGAAACGGAATTGTGTTGCTTCATGGCAAGCCCGGAACAGGCAAGACAACTTATATCAGATATCTTATCAATAATCTGAATAAGAGCATCATCTATGTTCCGCCTGATATGAGCTATAAGGTTTCCGATCCGTCGTTCCTGTCATTCCTGTTGCATTATAAAAACAGCATTCTGATTATTGAAGATGCCGAAAATGTCATCAAGACCAGAGAGTCTGGTGAAAATCAGGCGGTGTCGAATCTTCTCAATATTACAGATGGCATATTGGGTGATGGATTGAATTTCCATGTCATATGCACATTCAATACTGGATTTGAGTTTATTGATTCGGCATTGACACGTAAAGGTCGAATGATTGCTCAATATGGGTTTTCGGAATTGTCCAAGGAAAAGACCAGCAAATTGGTCAAGAAATTATATGGAGAGAATGCTATTCCGCCCAAGGGTGAAATGACATTGGCAGAAATCTTCAACATGGAAGATAATAACTACGAAAAGAAAGAAGAAAAACGTACTTTAGGGTTTTACTAATGATTAAGGCGGGGTTTACCCGCCTTAATTTTTATCTACGTAAGAATGACTGTTGAGATGTTTGTGGCAATGGCCTCCGTGGTAATGCACTTTGATCCTGCCTTGGGCTGAATTGGCGATTTGGAACCACTGGATTGGTTTTATCAAAGGTTCCAGTATTGCGAGTCTGGCTCATTAGCTCTTGATAAGACTGTTCAATCTGATTCTCCAAACGCTTTATGAAGGCGCGCAGCTTGTTCAGATTTGACCAAACTCGGCTCTTCTGTTCTGGATCATTCAACTTGTTGGCAATCTTGACACCTCTCTTTGCAGCCAAGAAACGCTTCTTTGCTTCATCGAACATGTATTCAAGATCATTGCTGTCAAAATCCAGAACACCTTCTTTGAGATTCTTCTTGGCCTCATTGATCTTGGATTTATATTCTCTATGCAATCCAACCAATTCTTTCTTTATTTCATTCAATTCGTTTTCGATAATAATAGTTTTTAAAATGTCCATAGTTTATTCCTTAAAAAAATTTGTATTGCTCTTCTTCAGAATCATCATCTGAATCATCGTCCAAAGCATTTTCGAAATCATCTTCGTCTCTTGGACCAAATTCAGAATCATCATCTTCATGGTCTTCAGGTTCGATTATTTCAATATTATCATCAACGACCTTTCTTTCTTCATCGGAACCATGGCGGTGGCAAGGACATGGGCATGTGGATGGATCATGTTCATCATCACCGTGCGCATCATCGTCTTGACCAAAGCTGAAAACGAACTCGTCTTGATCGTCCCCATTATCTGTGGTACTATCATCGCCTGTTATCAACTGTTCTTTATCAGGCTCTGGCATGTTAAAAACAGCAAATTCTTTTAATAGTTCAGGTAGAACTTTCATTTCGGATTCCTCAAATCTGAATAGTATTTATAAGAGTTATCGAAGGCAAAGTAAAAATGTTCCAATAGATGATAGCGTTTGCTTGACCTTGATTTCTTAGACCACAACATTATATAATTGTTTTAATTGGAAACCACTACAATATGAGTAAAATAATCGAAGATACTAAACTAGATTTTAAAGACGTTTGTGTTATACCTAGAATTACCAGCATCAATTCCAGAAAAGATGTTGATCTTATAGCAAGTTATGAATCGTTACATGCCAAGCAATTCATAACTGGAATTCCAATCATTACGGCAAATATGAGTGCTGTATCAACCTTCAATATGGCAAGAGCCATGGCGAAACATGATATGTTCTGTGCTTTACACAAACATTATTCCGTTGAAGAATATGTAAAATTTTATGATAGAAACTCTACCGAATATTCGGCTATCAACGAACATGTATTCTACACCCTAGGCATTCATGATTTGCCCAAATTTGAATCAGTTATTGATAAACTTGGATATATTCCAAAACTTATAAATTGTGATGTGGCTAATGGATACATGAAATCATTCCATGATTTCATCAAGAAGGTTAGAAGCATTGCTCCATTGTCGATCATCATGGCTGGAAATGTCGTCACGCCGGAAGGCTGTATAGCGCTTGTAGAGGCTGGCACGGACATAGTTAAGATCGGAATAGGGTCATCTGCCGCGTGCCGCTCTAGAGTCGTTGCAGGCGTTGGAATCCCACAATTATCCACGATTCTGGATTGCTATGAGACAGTGTACAACATTGGTGCACTCATGTGTTCCGATGGTGGATGTAATGAGCCGGGAGATTTCGTAAAGGCTTTTGGGGCTGGTGCAAATTTTGTCATGGCTGGAACCATGTTCTCTGGACATGATGAGTGCGATCTTCCTGTTGTTGATGGGAAAATGGATTTTTATGGAATGTCCTCTGATTATGCCATGAAGATTCACAATGGCGGTATGAATGAATATCGTTCATCCGAAGGAATTCATACCAAAGTCCCATACAAAGGCCCAGTGGAAAATACAGTAAGGCATATATTGGGTGGTTTGAGAAGTGCTGGAAGCTATACCAATAGCAAATCCATCATGGATTTTGAACGCAACATAACTTTTGTCAAGGTCAATAGAACATACAACAACATTTTGGAGAAATAACATGACAGCAAAGACTCTATCACTAACCGAAAGAATGAAAGCCTATGAAGAATCATATTCTTTCAACTTCACGAAAAGAACACCCATCATTATTCGGTTGGATGGAAAGAACTTTTCAACATACACAAAGCAGCTTAATAGACCCTTTGATGATCGCATGGTAGAAATGATGAAGGAAACTGTTTTGTATCTCATGAACAATATTCAGGGATGCGTGTTTGCATTTTCCCAGTCAGATGAAATATCGCTCTTTCTAAGAGACTATGATACGTTAAAGACTGAATCATGGTTTGGATCAAATTTGCAGAAGATAGTTAGTGTGTCAGCAAGCATGGCTACTGCAAAGTTTAATCAATTGGCTGGAAAGATTGGATTGTCCTTGGCACACTTCGATTCAAGGGCATTCATCCTGCCAAAGGAAGAAGTGGTCAACTATTTCATATTCAGACAGCATGATGGTCTACGGAATAGTGTTCATATGTACGCTAGGTCATATTTTTCCCATAAACAACTAATGGAGAAGAATACACAAGAAATGAAGGAAATGCTTGTGGAGAATGGTACCCCTTGGGAGTCCTTGCCAACCATTATTAAGCATGGTTTTGCAATAAGAAAGGATGAAAGCCAGATAACAACAGAACTGCCACTATTCAAGGATGATAGGGCTTATATCGAAGAATTAGTATACGTTAAACCAACAGAGTGAGAATAAAATGAAAACTAAATTTCAAAATGAGATAAGAGGCTTGTATTTTAATAATGGAATACAGGCTATTGCAAAGATAGTGGATGAGGATGAACATTTCCTCTATGTGGAGAATCTATTGGGCCTGCAACTGACCATGGGCAATGATGGAAATTCTTCTCCAATGGTACACTTGGAAGACTTCACTCCATTTGCAGTCATAGAGAAGGAAGGTCTGACAACCAGAATTCCACAATCTTCCGTCATGATAGTGTTTCCTGTGGAAGAAAGACTATTGGCTGGATACAAGAAAAGAACAAGTAGAATAGTGACATTTAGCTAATTATGTTTACAACTACCATTGTATGTAGGTTGAATGATAAGTTCTTTATAGGAGATAACACCAATGGCTTGAAAGAGATTGAATCTTTCAAGCCATTGTTTATCAGAGAGAAAAATGCCTTTAAAAACAATATCATATACATTGTAATGATTTCAACAGAAAATCTACAAGAACCTGCTGAAATCTATGAACTGGATACCATTCCTCTGGAAACTCTGGACAAAAATTCAAATCTGGAAGATTTATCTGATGAAGATTTAATATCTTTATCTAACAGATTGCTCAAACTCTATGCAAAGAATCGAAAGATTCACTGATTACTGCATAAAACCGCTGCCATATCCTTGATAGAATTGTTCTAAGAATCGTTTTTCTTCTTGTTCAAATTGCGAGATAATAATTGGAACCTTCCAATGTTTCGGATGGAGATTGTACATCAATACAAGAGTCCCATCCTTGTCGTCCAACCAGAATGCACAATTTCCAAAGAGCTTCGGCGAATCTCTATTGAAGTATACACCAGTTCTAAACGAGTATTGATATAAGTATTCAGCAATCCTGTTTGTGAGTTCCTTGAAAGATAGATTGGTTGCAAACTGATCTATAAATTTGTTTTTATCTTTATTATCCATAGGTTATTTCTGCATCTCTTTCATATATATGATGCAAATATGGAAGCTGATAACTCAATTGGTTGATTAACTCTATGTATTCTAAGGATTTTGAATATTTTATAACGTAATCGTTGAAGGTATCGCAATAACAAAAATTCTTATGTCTTTCAAATTTGAAATTCAATACCAGACGTTGCGACCCATAATTTAGGGAAATCATATCATACACTTTATCATCTTCATTGTATGTAAAGTTATTCCAGAAATTGATATGTTGCAAGTCAAAGGTGGACAATATCATTTCTTTGTCCTATTTTATAAAAATATTTATACTGCCAAACTACAAAAACCATAGAAGCTTTAGCATTATGGATGTATAATTTACAATAAATACATGGACAAATGTTCAACATGCATGGAACTAATAAAAGAATTTATTATCTTAGAAAACGAGAAAGCCTCCAAAAAGGAAATTGAGTATACTTATTCATTGATCAATAAGACATACAATGAATGGAGGAAAATTCGTAGAAGAATCAATGCCGTAGATATCATCACTACGACTGTGAACCGTCTCATAAAGATGAATCCGGCATCTATTGAATTCTTAAGTTATGAAATGAAGATGAAGGTGGCGATCATCATCATGCGCTGCATGGACAATCCATTCTGGAAGCCTGTTTCCGTAAAAGAAAAGATATACAAGAAGCTATATCCACTATTAAAGCCACTTGAAAATTTCAAGCTCAACACTGGAACCAATGGCACCCTGAAAGAAATCATCATGACCAGATTGAGTGCAAACCTTGCCATGCAAGATGAGCATAACAAGGGCAAGGTCATGGTCTGCTATGAGCCTACAATGCCAAAGACATATTCAAGATATTTGTTCGGGGAAAACCATACGCCAGAAAAAATCTACAAGATGCAGGCACTATCCATCCCGGAAAACTTTGATTCCCTTATAGAAATTCTGAAAATTGATCTTGATAAAGCACTGCGCAAATATCAGAGAGATTCACAGAAAATGACCAGATTATAATTCTATAATTAAATCTGGATTAAATTTTCTATTTTCCATGCCATATCCCCTAGGATTGCAGACAATCCTCGTATTTCCAATATAGTAATCATGGCTGGAATGGACATGCCCATGAATCCACAGATTTATGTTGTTATAGTAGATAAAGTCATCAAGATTTGAGCAAAAGGCTGGATTGAGAGGATCATTACGATACCTCTCTGTGACAGACTGATAGGATGGCGCATGATGTGTCATCACGATCACTTTATCAGTGGTCTTATTATCCAAAGATTCTGCAATAAATTTTACATTCTTGTGGAACAATTCAACCACATCTTGTGGAAGCAACTTACGTTTCTCGTCCTTCTTGATTAGCCTAAAATCTTGTATTTGATCTTTTGCGCACAACATAGCCAGAGGATTCCCTCTATCCATGTCTGTCCATAGAGTCGTTCCGATGATTGTAACGTCATCAATCACATGCACATCATTATTCAAAATGTGGATATTCTCAATATCAGAAATCTTCGATGATATGATCTTTGCACTGGTGTCAATGCTCCCATGGTAATAGGAATGATTGCCCAACACCAAGACAACTTCTTTGTAGATTTTGGATACTTTTCTTAGAAAATCAGAGTAAGTATCAATGCTATCTATTTCACAGATATCTCCTGCGAGCAGCAAAACAATGTCCTGACCCTTATCAGGATCAAACGAATATGTATATGGACTATAGTCTATATGCAGGTCGCTCATTATTTTAAATTTCACAGAAATATCCTCTCAAAATAAATATAGTAGATACTACCACAAAGGATACTTCCAATGCAAGATAGAAAATTTGGCTTAGGCCATATTGAATATAAAGACCCTAGAGATGACATATACCCTATGGCTGCCGTGCTGCCGGAGAAGCCATTCGTCACAGAAAAAATGTGGTGGGATAATGGCTGGTGGGGCGATCAAGGAAATACTCCATTGTGCACGGTCTACTCTTGGTCACATTGGCTTGAAGACGGTCCACTGCTACAAACTGGCCTCGGAAACCGTCCTAAGCCGCTTTTTGATGTGAACAAGCTGTACCACAAAGCACAGTTGAATGATGGCCTTCCCGGCACTGGATATAACGGAAGCACCATTCGTGCAGTGGCAAAAATTCTTAAAGAAGCTGGTGTTATTCGTGAATACCGTTGGGCCAATAGCATCGATGATATTGTAACATGTATTCTTACCTTGGGGCCAGTTGTTGTGGGTACAAGATGGTATACTGCGATGTTTAGCCCCGATGCTTCTGGCATCATTCAACCAAAGGGTGGACTGGCTGGTGGGCATGCATATTTGCTCAATGGCGTCAATACCGAAAAGCAGCTATTCCGCATCAAGAATAGTTGGGGCCATCAGTATGGAATTGATGGTCATGCATTCATATCTTTCGATGATTTTGCATATCTTTTCAATAATGGCGGGCAAGCATGCCTTGCACTAGCTAACAGGCTAGATCATATCCCAGATTTGGATATTATTTCAGATAACGATGTAGCATAATAGAATAAATTATATTCGTTCTATGGAAAATGGGGGGATTAAAATCCCTCCATTTTCTTTAGATTGGTTGGGCTTCCTGTTCGGTGAAAAGGCCGCTCACCATCACACTGTCATTATCCAACAGAACTATACCGTTTGCTGCCATGTATGGCTGGTTGATTATTTTGGTTGGGCTTCCTGTTCGGTGAAAAGGCCGCTCACCATCACACTGTCATTATCCAACAGAACTATGCCGTCTGCTGTCATGTATGTCTGATTGACTATTGGGGCAAAACTTGTATCAACACTACCATCAGCATTCAATCTGGCAAGGCATATATAATTTAGCAATGGAGAGCCTGCTTGGGCGATAAAGAACAATCCAATAACCATGAGCTTTCCAGAAGACAATTCTACAAAATCTGTTATGCATGAATTTCCATCCAATAATAGATCAACAAAGCTGGTATCTACTGTTCCATCAGAATTCAAGCGAGCGGTACCGTTATAAGTATTTCCGCCAACAGTAGTAAAATCTCCGCTTATGTAGATTTTACCATTGGATGTTTGATATATCGCATTCACGGCACTTCCATCAAGAGCCAAGTCGGTGAACGTTTCGTCCAATGTTCCATCAGAATTCAAGCGTAACAGTTTTTTGTAAACCCCACTGGGGCTTATAATGTCGCCAGCGATATATATTTTTCCATCAGCCGTTTGGACGATATCATATATTGTTCCACCATAAATTCCGGGAGACAATGATAAAGAATAACTTGTATCAAGAGTTCCATCCGTGTTAAATCTGGCAATATAATACATTCCTTGATCATTTATTGTGTCAAAATCTCCGACGAAATAAATGCGGCCATCGGCAGCTTTTAATATCTTATAAACGTCTGCTGGATACTCTGGGGATTCCGCACGAGTTATGTTAAGCTTATTGAAAGTAGTGTCCACACTTCCATCAGAATTTACTCTGGCGAGTGAGATATAATTCTCACCATTGATGGACGAGAACGCTCCACATAACAGATATTTGGAATTATCCTCAATTGCATAAAGTGCTGAACCATTAAGTGCTGAAATAGCAAATGTGGATTTCACGTTACCACTAGAATCTAGAATTCCAAAGTTGTTGAATGGGAACGCCAAGGAACTAGTAAACAATATGTCTCCACTGGATGTTTTATTTAACACTGTCAAACCGCTAAGGTTTCCGGTATTGATCGTGGATGTTACATTGCCACTAGCATCAATGATTTTCAGATTCAGATTTGAACTTTGTGAAAAATCTCCACCAGCAATGTATATCTTGCCATCTCTGGTTTGATAAATTTTGCTGACCGAATCGTACAATGTTGGTCCAATAAATGATGAATCAAAAGTTCCATCAGAATTGAGTCTGCCAAACCATTTGACTTCATTATCTATGAAATACTGTGTTCCACCAAAATAGATATAGCCATCTTCGGCCTGTATCATTGTTTTCACAATACTTCCATACTGTAATACATTTATGGTAGATGAATCCAGTGTATCAAGAGAGCCATCAGAATTTAATCTCACTATTCCTGTAGAATAATGACCGTCCAATGCTGGCGTTACTGTTCCAAACACATAAATCTTTCCATCTTCTGCTTGCAGAATTCCATTAAACACGTTATCGCCTGTTATCGGGTTTACATAATCTGTGTCAAATGTTCCATCGGAATTCAGCCTCATTATTCCGTAATATTGTGTCTGGGCGACGCCTATAGTTGCATTACCTCCAACAACATAAATTTTTCCATCACTTGTTTGACAGAAATAATATGGGTTGTTCGATGACCCATTCCAGTTAAGTTTAATTTGCTCAAAGGAATTGTCTAAAGTACCGTCAGAATTCAAACGGTATATCCATCTATCAGAATCTATCTGTAGTGCTAAATAGAATTTACCGTCCACTGATTGTAATATATCTGATACCGACACTGATGAGCCACTAATCTGAAGGCTGGTGAACGTATTGTCAAGCGTACCGTCTGATTCCAATCTAGCCAAGGCTGTATACTGGCTCCCCATGAATTGGGTAAACTTGCCGCCAACATACATCTTTCCATCACTTGTTTGAATTATTTTGTATACAATGTCATTTATTCCGGTGGAATTCATCTCCCATTGGTAATTAGTATCGACATTTCCAGAAGAATCTAATCTGCCTAATGTATAATTTGGGCCTCCAACCGCTTTGTGATATTGGCCTCCGATGTATATATTATCGTCGGATGCTTGGAAGATTGTGTTGATGCTGCTAGGACCAATTAATCCAAGATTCTGGAATGTTTGGTCTGGCAGCCCCATGGAAGTTAGACGTGTAAAGCGGTTAAATACTTGTTGAACCACTGGGGATGGGGTTGGGGTGACTGATGGAGTTGGAGTTGGCATTGTCAATGAATGAGTCACGGACGGTGTTGGAGTAATATTTTGCTGATATGCCAATTTGACCATGGACAATACGCCAAACTTATATGTATATCCATTTAATGCGAACAGCGTTGGATGTAGACTTTCGTATAAAGTAACTGCAACAGATACATTATCAACGCCCGATGGAATTGCAACAACAGTTTTTATATCTCCACTATGATCTAAATCCAAATCTGAAAAAGTTTTTAAATCTGCCGGATTAATGGTATAGGTTGCCAGAGCTTCGGTAGATTGAGTACCAAATATTTCTATTTTCACACGTTTGCACGTCTGTGCAATATATCGTAAATGGAATTCATAATTGGAATTCTCATCTACAGGCGCAGTCGTTTGAAATATTACCGGAGCATTATTTGTTGATGTTGATTCAAAAGTTATGGAACCATCTTCATCAAAGGTCACCGTTCCGTTATTAGCATCCCATGAATTTTCGTCATTACTAAAAATATTTTGATAGAATAATGGCGTATGTGACGGTGTGGGAGTGATTGTTTGTGACGGCTTCGGTGTACGTGTTGGAGTAGGAGATATACTATGCGACACTGAAGGAGTTGGAGTAATTAGAGCCTGCTGTTTATAAATTTCTGCATAGCTCTTCAATGGAAATATTTCTGAAAATTTAAACACTTCAACTTGGGCAGTATCATCCATCAACAAATGATATTCTGTATCTGGACCATCAAAGGTGTCTGCCTGCACACATTTTCCGCTTCTAATGTTCAGCGAAGTAATGACCCATACAATGTCTCCTATATTGTAGGGATAATAGTGGGTGTTAAGTGACATGATATATTTCCAATTTATGACAATTATTTATCTCTTAATCTTTTTTAAAAGGTTATCCAAGTCCAACCCATACTCCGTAACAGATGTTGTACTCTTCAAATATTTCAATCTATCATTCAATGAAAGATACTTATCTTCAATTTTTTCTATCTCTTCTTTCGTCAAATGGTAGAAATTCATGTTTAACAAATGATCCACATGCGTCTCGATGAATTGCAAATTCAACAATTCATTGCGCAATTGGTTCTTGTTCTTTCCTTTGAAGTTTATCCTATTTTCTAGAACATATTCGATGAATGTTATCTTGGATTTTAATAATGACATTTCATCTTTGAGTTTCTTTATCTCATGATCGATTCTTTTTTGGACATATGATAGGCGAAAATCACAAAAATCTTTTATGAGATCAATAGGCGATGCATATTCTTTTAATGTCCCATCAGCACCAATCACATTGAGATTCTCAACAACAGACTTTCTCAATTTGAAAGTCTTTTCAATATCATCATTGAAATTTCTTGACAAAGTTACGCTAAACTTAAATCCATTCTGATCACATTGGTCTTTGTATCCAACGATCACGCCCCTGTCTTCCAAGTCATCCAAGATTTCAATATATGATTCTCTGTCATACTGAAATGGAAGTTCTGTAATGACAAGATTAGTCTTACTTAATTGCTGGAATGTGCCAACCAAATCCCATCCATCCTTTTCATTCTTTTCGATTTTCCCCCTGAAATTTGGATATGATGGGGTCAATGATCTGGAAGATATGTTTTTACCAGAAATATGATCCTTACATAATTTGATAATATCCTTCAAATCATACGGCAATATGTTTGTAGCAAATCCAGTAGCAGTCCCCCTGATACCATTCAAAAGAACAAACGGGATGATAGGCAAATAGTATTTCGGGATTTTAACTTCTGGATCATCATGTGCAGGAGCCAAGTCTGTATCAGCAAAAATATCATAAAAATTACTATGCAACTTTGCGAAAATGTAACGTGGGGCTGCCGCCTCTTGAATCATTCTCGATCCAAAGTTTCCTCTGCTTTCCAACAATGGGCAATTATTGTTCCATGCTTGGGCCATCAAAATAGCCGCATCATTAGCACTGGCTTCGCCATGGTGGTAACCATACGATGAAATTGGGCCGCACAACTCTACAATCTTTACAAACTTATCCTTGGCATTCTTTAACGCAGAATAGATAATGAATCTTTGAGAAGGTTTCAATCCATCAATCATGGATGGAAGCGCTCGCTCTTCCAGTGTATACAAGCTATATTGCTTCCATCGGGTTTCTGCAAATTCTTCTAATTTTATGCACTCATTATTCATTTTTTGCTCATACTCCGTGGGTCAATTCATCATGAATGTTTTTCTTAGTGATACTTCAGGACCATACATTAAATCAAGAAAAGAGGAATCTTCAATAATTATGGTCTTGAGCCTAGGATTTTTTAGTATATCACAATATTCATCTATCTCCAATGAACCCAATCCCTTGATGTACGCCAACTCATATCCCTGCATTGTTCCATTGTAATTTTTCCATTCTTCATCGGTATAAAAATACTTTCTATCCTTTTTGCCTCGCAGGATATACTTTGGCGTATCTATCAATTTCACGCGCCCCTGCTCAAACAATTCAGGCCATTTATATAGGAAATTGATAAGCAGTCCTTGGATGGAATATCCGTCCATGTCGGCATCTGTCATGAGAACTATAGTCCCATAATTTAGGTTTGTCACCTTCTTCCCCCATTCCAAACCGATGACATTCATCATGTTGGATATGGATTTATTTTCTAATATATCCTTAACTTTTTTCTCTGTGACGTTGAGAATCTTCCCTTGCAGTGGCAACACTCCCTGAAATTCTGGATTCCTTGCTTCGATAAATGGCGATGCAGCGCCTAATCCTTCAACGATATACAAAAATTTCTTATCAGGGTATTTTGATGTGGCTGCGATATGACTGGCGACCTTCTTGGACCTCAATTCCTTGGCTTTCTTCTTGGCAAATTCCTCATCTTCATCCAACAGACGGAGCTTTTGGGCTTCTATGATCGGATTAATGATGGCCTCACTTCTCATTATCTTTTTTGCAAAATCTTCATAATTGATATGAGATAGGTGTGCTGCCACTTCCGCTTGGGTGTTGGTCAAACGCTCTTTGGTTTGCGTATCGAATTTTGGATTCTTGAACCCATTAATGACTAGGATCACCTGTAAGTATGTTTTCAGTTTTGCTGGCGTAAGATCATATTTGTACTTTGTCTTAATCTTTTCTCTCAATAGAGGAATGATTTGATTCATCACATATTCAATGTGAGAACCTCCATTATAATTGATTAATCCATTTGTCACGGCATGAAATTTGAAATCCATGCTCTTGGATGGCATGATTGCCAACAGTGTGGTCTTGTCTGAATGAATGATTGCTTCTGGAAAATTCTGGCTGAATTGTTTAAGAGTGCGAGAACATTTCTGACCATTGAACTTGAATTCAATCTTAGGGTAAGCTAGAGAAATGTTTTCAATGCGATCCTTCACCAATTCCTTGAATGTATCGTCAAATTTGTCTATGCCAAACATTGAAAAGTCTGGTTCGGAATAGACTCTGGTGAATTGTTTGGTGGACTGGGAGGCTTTTACCGATTGAATGACGGCATCCTTCCCCTTGACGACAAGTTGCTTTTTGCCATCAGCGGTTGTGCCTTCAAAATATTTGCTAAAGAAGAAGTTACACGCGCCACCGATACCATTCTTGCCGGCAGTTTCACGATTTGTATCATCGAAATTGGAACCGGCTCTCGCGCGTGTCCATGCTGCTACTGGCCTGTATATCTTCTCTCCGCGATCATCTATGATGTAATCGACTGGGATTCCTCTTCCATTGTCAATCACTTCAAAATTCGTGTCAGATATATTGATCTGAATCTTGTTGGCGTATTTCCCATCCGTCTTTATGAATTCGTCAACCGAATTGTCAATAACCTCATTTATGATCTTGAACAAGCCGGGAACGAACGCTACATCCTTGTATTCATTGTTAATGAGCAGGTTCTTGACCTCTAGAGTTGTGGAACCAATATAGGTGTCAGGTCTGATTCTAACATGCTCGGCATCGGATAAAATCTTGAATTCTTCTTTTTTCATTGTCAACTTCAATTCCATTCTATATATCCAAAATAAAAGCCGCTAGAATCTTCCTAGCGGCTTCTTGTTTACAACACCACTTCTAGCAATTAGCTGAAATGCTTCTATTTGGCAATTAGCTGAAATGCTTCTGCACCAGTGTAGAAACTTCAACAGTCTCATACTTGCGGGTGCCATTCTTGGTGACCTTTGTAAGGGTAACCTTACCATTCTTGGTTGGGGTGAGATAACCACTCTTTGCATGCGACCACACACGACCATCGGCAGTCACTTCGTAGTTCTCAAAGCCCTTCACAGTACGGTCGGCTGGAACATTGGTCCAACGCTTGCCCTTGATAATCTTGCTGACATAGCTGTCATCAATTTGATACATGCCGCTCAAAGTAGATGGGGTATATCCGACAGCAGCATAGCGGCGGATATCGATCACATCAGACTGGTTCAACTTCGTTTTTGTATTACTCATGCTTGTCACTCCTGTAGTTTTGACTTATGAACCTATTAAATCATACATTAACGGTTTTGTCAACGGGTTGTTCATTGGTATCAGTTTTGGAATCTTCTGGTTTCTGCAAAGTATTGCTTGCAGTAAGTTGTGTATAAGCTTTTATATAGATCATATCAACCCACATTTCTCTAGTGTATGCGCGTATGTCACCTAAAATACTAGCAATATAATCTATAGAGAAAAACCAAATAACCACAAATGTGAATGCCGTTCTCCACGTCAATGGTTTCAATCCATAATCTAATGCTACTGAATTATTCCATGCCAGTACCAGAAAGTAAGTTAATGCGTAATTCTTGAGGATAAACCATAACACTCTTTTAGATAACAGGGTCAATGCCTTTAAAAGGTACTGTTTCTGGGCTTGCCAGCCGACTAATTGATTGATTTTCACGTTACTACGCCTCGGTTTTTGGTAGTATAACGACTGAAAATGTCAATTACAAGTGTTGTTTTCTATGCTAGATTGTAGTGCCACGATTGCATCTTCTAAGGAATCAAATACGTTTTCGGCAGGAACAATTAGCGTTCCAGCGTTACAATCTAATAAGACGAGGTAATTTATTATATTTGTGATGGTATTGTTTATACCGGGCACAACTTTTATATCAACTTGCAAACAAGTTGATTTCTTGACAGAATTATTGTCTACAACCCAGACTGCATCATTTGGATTGAAATCATATGAAATAGAATATACTGCCAAAATTTTTCCTTTATATTATTTTATTTATTTCTTACCTCAAAGACAACTCTTTGTTCTCTTTATCGTTCTTATATTCTTCGAGTTTGTCTAGATACCCATTGTTTCTTAGAGTTTTGAATACCATATTCTCTAAAGAAAATTCCCCACCACGCGCAATGGCTATCTGTCGAAGTTTTCTTAACTTTTCTTTCACATTATTTATTACTTTATCATCAACATCATTATCAATAAGATCGTCAATCAAATCCATCCAACGCTTGGCCTTTTTCTTTATTTCTTTCTTGTCATAAACAAGTTTTTCTTCTTTTACTGGATATCTGACCCATTTATCCTTTGCCAAAGAATAGATTCCTGCATTAGACGAAAAATTTTCATCGCTTGATTGAATGTAAAGTTCAACATCTATGCCTTTTATTTTTATGTCATGATTATCATTCCAATTACTCTTCTTGGCACGATAACAGTCATCAATGTCTACTCCACAATTATCACATATCTGATTGTAATCTACAACAACATGCAAATCTATATCAGACAATTTGGACCAATTATAATTACAATTTGATCCAGTGATGATAACATCAGTGACGTATTTCTTTTCAATTTTTACCTTACTCAAGAAAGCATTCGTGATTTCTTTCAATTTTTCTTTAACGTCTGGCTTTAAGACAAATTCATCCCACAACTTGGGATTCAACGTGTCGTGATATTCTAAATGCAACTTAATGTTTTTTTCTGCAATCTCAACAAGTCTCATATTTTCTTATTCCATCACATATACGCTGTTAATGTTTCTTGATCTTCTATATATCGGACTGAGTTCTGGATAGAAGGTTTCGTCTATGGACCCATCCAGATTCAACCTAAGTATCATAGGATACGAGGATTGATTATCATTTGGGGTTCCAGCTACTAGCAGTTTCCCATCAGATTGAACAGCAAATGTGTTAATTCCGGCAAATCCCATATCGGCCAAATCTGCGATGATGAATGTTTCATCGAGAGTCCCATCATCATTAAACCTTCTTATATATGACCCATTTGATTGTGAATTTGGGGGCGGTGGGAAATATCCATCAAGCACATACTTTCCGCCGGGAAGTGTTGCTACTGCTGTTATATAAACATCTGGGGCAACGATTGGATAAGTTGGATCATAGGTTCCATCTTGGTTTAATGCTGCAACAAATGATCTTGACTCGCCACCAATCGTTAAGAATCCGCCATTGACTAGAATTTTATTATTAGACAATTGATGTAATTTGAGTGATGCATCTCCACCACCATCAAAAATGCCCAAGGATGAATATGTCGTACCATATTGTGCAGGATTGTTATAATTTGAATCAGAAAACATATCTACGGTTATGTTCAGAATATCATCACTCTCTGGGACAGATAAAATTCCAGAGAAATAACCACTTCCTTCTATTTTTGCCTCAAATATATCAGAACCATGATTGATTATAATGACAGTAGATGTTCTGGTGCCTATACTAATACTTTGTGAGCCATTCTGACTCTCCAAAGAAATAATAATGTATCTTGCCGTTCCTTCCGTAAATCTAATATCAAATTGATAATGCCCATTGGCAACCAACTGGGCTGATGAACTGAAAGATACGTGCTCGCTTGGAAGCGTTGACAAAGATTTAAATTCTAGCCTATTATTCTTTACAGAAGCTATGCCATGTATTCCATTCCATACTAGATTGTTGATATCTAATATGTTTGGATTGCCATAATCCGATGTAGATGGGGTCATTGATGGCGTCAAAGACGGTTTTGGAGTCCTTGATGGTGTTGGAGTAGGTGATAAGGATGTTGATGGTGTTGGGGTAATTAAAAATTCATTCTTATAAATTTCTGCTCTGCTTTTTGTAGGAAATAGCAGTGGATCATTTAACGTTTCGACCGTACCATTATCATACATTTTTATTTTGTATGTGGTACCACTTATATCAACAATGACGCCTCCACGCTCTTGTAGATTGTCAATTATCCAAGCAACATCCCCAATGGAATATTTGTAATCATGAAGATTTATGTGCATAAAGTTTAAACGATATCAATTATTTATTTGAAAAATGATTCACATTCAAACTAATTCTTCACAAATCTCAATTTTCCGGCATCGTAAATTTTGAAAAATCCATGATTGCGCATGTTCTCTGCTTCTGATAACGTTGGATCATAATTCTTCAACTTTTTCTCCAACCCCTTATGCCTAAAATTAAACTTATGGAAAATCTTCAATCCATTCGTCCAGCAATAGTCCGGCTTCAATATCTTATCTAACTCAAATCCAGTTTTGTAATACAAATCGCCATTACTCCATCTCAAATCTGCAAAGGTAATGATTTTTGGGCTATGACGTTGACGTTCAAAATGATTCAACAATTTTGAGAATCCACCAATTACAGAACATGATGTTGCATATCTATTCAATGTATAAGAACCATCATTATTTCTAATGAATCCCAACACTGCAACCAATTCATCGTTACATTCAAGGCCATAATTTATTGATGATGGCCCATCTCCCTGAATATGATATTGATCAAAGAATTTGCTTTTCTGCTGTGTGGAAACGTCCACCACAATGCAATTCCTCGCATATATCCTGTCATTTACTTTATTCAACAGATAAGATATCTTGTTCTTTACTAAATCTTTATTCTCCATCCATTCATTTTCAAATATGGTAATCAGCCGTATATTTCTATCCTTACACATTTTCCATTTATTAAAATGGTAATATCTATCCAAATAATGTTCTGAATGCCAATATAGCCCACAGTATTCTATTGCCAGATTATGGCTTGGGATCAATATATCCAGATCATATGGGTGTATAATCTTCTTATTTCTGCAATCAACATTAACAAATTCTCTAATAAAATCAATTAGTTGTTTCTCATTGGAGTTCTGGTTCGTGTTCTGTAGGTTAGATAAGTTATTGCAATCATATCTATCCATGACAATCTTTCTTATTTTGTTTCGTATTTCTTCCGATTGAGTCAGATATTCGGCACCATAACGTTCTAGATTTGTTTTACGTATCTTGTGTAAGACTTCGGCAGATTGCGTCGGATATTCTACTCCAAGCCTTGCCTTATTACTCTTTCGAATCTTTTCCTTTACTTCTTCAGATTGAAACGGGCTTTCTACTCCATATTTGCGTAAGCTAGTTCTGGAAATCTTTTCCTTAATTTCTCCCCCTCGCATCCTGTAAGCATTTTTAACATTTACACTCACTTTTTCTCGTATGGCATTGTTCCTACTGGGATTATCCACTCCCCAATGCTCAATGCTGGTCCGAATTCGTTTCTTTGAAACTTCTCTGTCCGCACCAATACATTGCACAGAGCAATAATCTCTATAGAGCTTCTTCGACTTATCATATTTTACTGGATTATTGCAAACTTTGCATTTTGGGGCATAGAACACATTGTTGTTAATATGCCACCATCGTTGTGCCAATCCAGAATTTTCCGGCAGAAAATAAGTTAAACCTATCATATGGTCTATGATAGGTTTGAACTTTTCCTTGTTGTTATTAAGCTTCTTCAACCAATTTGGAGTTTGGCTGACAAATTCTAAGAATTCATCATTTGTTATCATAAGGTAAATTTTGAACGAATATTGTCCAATATCTTTTCCTTTCCTTCTCCCTTGTTTAGATTTCCTATGAGATATGACGTCAATTCTTGTTCCTGTGGTGCCACCTGAACCTTATCGCCACCAATCCAATTCTTTGTCCATGGAAGAGGATCGGTAGAAGGGACATGATATGGTAGTTTCAATCCTATAACATCCATGCGCTTCTTGGCAATATAATCAACATAATTCGATAGCACTTCCGTATTTAAGCCAAGCATTGAGCCATCTTTGAACAAATATTTTGTCCAATTCTTTTCCTGATTGATGGCATCTATGTACATCTGCACGCATTCTTCTTTGGTTTCCTCGGCAATCTTTGCGAAGTCTGCATCATCCGATGGGAGAATCTTAATCAAATACTGTGTGAATCCAAGATGCACATTCTCATCTTGGCAAATTTGCTTGATAATTGATGCATTCCCAGTCATTTTGTTTCTTTCTGCGAACGCCCATGAGCACGCGAACGAGACATAGAAACGCAACCCTTCCAAAACATTTGCTGCCATGAGAGCCAGCCATATTTTTTTCTTATGTTCATACTTGGTATGAGTGTCATCATATCCATTGGCAGAAATGTAATCGGAATAGCTTCCAAGTTCATCATAATACTTGATGACGCTTGATGCTCTATCTCTGATTTCTTTGATAGATTCCATTCTATCAAAGACTTCTGTTGGATTTGGATATACGTTTCTGATGATCCAAGTATAGGAGAATGAATGGATGCTTTCAAAGAATCCCCATGCCGAACAGAAATTCTGAACTTCTGGCAATGTGGTCAATGATCCAAATAGCTTCTCTGGTGCTCTAGTATTGGCAGAATCAAGCATTATTTGGAAGAATAGATTGCTTTCAAATATATGTCTCTCTGCTGCTGACAAATGCTTGAAGTCTTTCGCATCTTTGCTAAGATCAAATTCTTGTGCACGCCAGAAAAATGATTCCTGAATGTCTCTAAATTGTTGAATTCTAGGATATTTCACCTGATCAAAGCGTAACACAGTCACGCCATCATTTACATCATCAAGAAATATCTTGCATTCTAAATGTGATTTTTTATTATTTAAGTTATATACAGAAGTCATTTTTTATTCCTTATAGTTTGCAAGCTGAACAATCTTCTTCGGCATCTGCTTCTTCGACGTTTGCAGCATTCTTTTGATCCTGTTTGATGATATCTTCGACATAGGAATCTTTTGCACCTTTCTTGGTGTTGAAGTAATACAATGTCTTGATGCCATGAGTATAGCAGAATAATATATCTTCTAGAATAACATCAAAGGGTATCTTATTATCTTCATATTGTTCTGGATTATAAGATGTATTCACGGAAATGGCTTGATCCGTCCATTTAGCAATCACCGCCATGACCTTCAAATATCCTCTTGCACCCTGCTGATTCCACAATAGATCGTACTTATTCTTAAGTCTCTGATATTCTGGGACTACCTGATTGACCTTAATACCCTTTGTTTCTTTGACTGAAACAAAATCTCTAGGAGGCTCAACGCCATTGGTTGCATTAATCAGAACAGAATTGGACTCTGATGGTGGGGTTGCCAACAGTGTTGCATTACGAATACCATATTTGAGCAAGTCTTGTCTTAGAGATTCCCAGTCAAGTCTCAATTTATGCGGAACCAATTCATCCACCTTTTTTGCACGTCTTTCCCATGGGAATTCACCCTTGGCCCATTTCGTTTCTTTCCATTTCTGGCATGGGCCTTTAATTTTCGCCAATTCAATTGAAGCTTTGATTGCATAATAGGACATGGCTTCCATGTATTCGTCCACCAATTCCAAAGCTGAATCATCATATTTAACATTATTCTTGGCTAAGAAGTGAGCCAAATCGCTAACACCAATTCCAAGATTTCTGAATTCTCTGGTTGACAATTCAGCTTCAACGACTGGGTAATTCTGGTAAGAAAGTATCTGATCCAGAGAAAATACTGCCGCACGCATGGCAGGCTCTAAATCCTTTGAAGATTTTAGCGAACCAAATGCGATATTTGACAATGTGCAAAGTGCAATGCGACCACCAACTTTGTTTATGTCATAGTATGAAAAATCTTCATCCTCACCAACCTTATTCCAAGAAATGATTTCTCTATCCTTAACCCATTGATTTAGAACATTAATTTCTTCTGACTTTGGCACAGCAAAATTGTGCTCAACATCAACCTCGCCCATTGGCCTTGTTGCTTCAACAATCTCTGCGCATAGATTTGACTGTTTTATTGGGTGAAGTTTAGAATCATATGGTCCATGATAATTTGTATGATCCAGATTGAGAAGATATAATCTTCCAGTGCCGGCACGTTCTTCAATGAAGTTTTCCATTAGACTATATGCTGATATGGTTTTCTTCAATTTTAATTTCGTGGACTTTTCATACTTCTCATACAGGGACTCAAATAGATCATTGTCGCCAGAATAATATGCATCCATCAAATCTGGCACTTCATGTGGGCTGAATAATGTGATTACTCCATCTTCCAACACTCTCTTGTAAAAGAGTCTGTTCACAGTCATTCCATAATCCATATGGCGGACTCTGGTTTCTTCCGTTCCCTTATTGTTCTTTAGAACGATAAGTTCTTGAATTTCATAGTGAAAATATGGGAAATAATTCGTTGCAGCGCCGCCACGTATGCCTCCCTGCGAACAACTCTTTAGGGAACCATGAAAACTTTTAATGAAAGGAATAAGACCAGTGTGTTCGACTCTGCCACCCCTCACTTCGGATTTGATTGCCCTGATGTTTCCAACATTCAAACCTATTCCAGCCTTATTGGAGACATAATCAATAATGGCGGCATTTGTGGCCTTTATGCTTTCCAATGAATCGCCGCATTCAATTAGAGTACAACTACTGAATTGACGCTCCGGCGTCCTTAAACCGGCCAATATGGGTGTTGGAAGGGAGTTCACAAAGTTGCTCAATGACTCGTAGAAATTCTTTATCTCATTCAGACGATCCTCTTTTGGATAATCTGCAAATGCTGTAGCAGAAATGAGCATGTATGCCATCTGTGGAGTTTCATACCATTGCTTTGTGACTCTATTCTGAACCAGATACTTGTCTAGCCATTGCTCCATTCCAGCATAAGCATAATTAAAATCTCTATCATGCTTCAACATTTTATTCATCTGATTCCAATCAGATTCATCATACCATTCCAATAGTTCTTTGGTATAAAAGCCTAGATCGACATTCCGCTTGACTAGATCGTAAATGTGCCATGGTTCTCTTGAACCATACACTTCCTTCCTAAGGGAAATATTAATAAGCTTTGAAGCGACATACTGATAGTTTGGATATTCTTCTGAAATTAGTTCTGCTGCCGTCTTAATTAAGGTGTCATGAATCTGCTTCGTTGTTATTTTATTAAAGAATTTGAGTTGGCTCTTAAGTTCAACTTCTGAAACCGACACTCCACTTATGTCTTTACATGCCCAAGATAATACTTTGTGGATTTTATCTAGATTTAAATTCTCTCTTTCTCCGTTTCTCTTGATTACAGAAATTTTGCTTTCGTCTACCATCGTATCACATTCCTTACTCGTTATTTTTATTTTGGGTAAATTATTTAGAATCTAAAAATTTATTACTTTTATTTTTTAATTCAATCATCAAGTTACATTATATCCGACAAATTTCTGATAATCTTCTATTAAAGAGTATCGTATAGCATAGTAATAGGGGATATCATAAATGATGATTTCGCTATAAGAATTGAGCGCGTCCCCAAGTTTTGTAAAAGAATATTGGTACTTCAACAATTCTTGGAATGTCTTGATTCCATTCTCGCCGTATGTTTCCAACAACTTATCCAGAGTATTTTTGTAGGATTCAGTTGTATTCACCACACCTTCCGCATACAGGAACTTATATCCATTGATTGGAAAAATGTAGAACGGCTCATATTCCAAGTCTTCACTTGGATCAAAAGATATTATCGTATAAGCGAATATGGCGCGCTGCAACAGATCATTATAATCCTTGAACGTTTCATTGAAAACGTTGGTGAGATTATCGCTCACATTCTTCTTTTTTCTCACTTTAACTTTTCTGAATCCATCATTATTTGTTGGCAAATTCTTGAGTAATGGATAACCATTAGATTCTTTCAGAAAGATGGAACATTCTTTTTCTATAGTCGGTAACATATGCTAAATATCTGTGTCAAATGTGGTTGGGTTAGAAGATGAATAATAGCAAAATGAGAACAAAATTGCAACTTCTTCACGATAAGGTTTCTGGTAGAGAAGTATTTGTAATTGGCGGTGGCCCAAGTTTTAAAAAAGTTGACCCAACATTGCTGAAAGATAAGTTAATAGTGTGCATCAACAGCGCTTATAAAGTTTTCGATAATGCAACGGCATTGTATTGGTGTGATGAAAGTTGGATTTCGGCACATTATGATAACGTATACAAACATCCTTGTAAATTGAGATTCACTGCTAGGCATAGTGCAGATGGATATATCAAAAAAGATATACAGGGGACATGTGGCAGCACCATACTAAAGCGTACTGGCGATTATGGCATAGATACAGACGTTAACAATGTAAGAGGAAATAACAGTGGCGCACATGTGTTAAACTTATTGGGTAACATGCGCGTCAAGAGAATAATCCTTTTAGGATATGACATGGGGATGACTGATGGGACATCTCATTGGCATGAAGGCCATGGACTTCCTATGGGAAACTATATCTATAATGATCTATTCATCCCATCCATCAATAGCATGGCTCCGGGCCTAAAGAGCCTGAAAGTCGATGTGGTTAATTGTTCATCAGAAACTATGCTAACTTGTTTTAGAAAAGATAAATTGGAAAATTACTTATGATATCATGTTTGATTGTTAATCTTAACTGTTTGCAGCATACAAAGAATCTGATACAGAATCTTGAAAATCAGAACTTGGAAGATTTTGAAATTTTTGTTGCCGATCAAAATTCCACTGAAGAAGGCACTGAAGAATTCCTTGAAAATATTCAACAAAAACATATAGTTATACGTCATGGGTATAACAAACCATTGAATCATATATGGAATTGGTTCATCAAGGTTGCAAGGCATGACTATTGCGCCTTCTTGAATAACGATATCATCATTCCGAAGAATTTCTTGAAAGATACTGTAGAAATCTTTGAGAAAGAGCCTGATGTATCATGCGTCATTCATCCTACCAATCATCCATCGTGGAATACTGCAAAGAGCACCTTAGAATACACCATACTGGATGAAAAAATTAGACAGGGATGGGACTTTAGCTTTCGGAAAAAGGATTGGGTCCATATCCCCGATGTACTAGAATTCTATTGTGGCGATGACTTCATTTTCGAGAATCTTTATAGGAAAAACAAGAAAGTGGCGATGGCTTTGAGTTCCCCCATCATACATCTATTGAGTCAAACGAGAAAGAGCAGTCTCAACAAAGTAATTCCAAATAGAAATCCCACGAAAGATATTGAAAACTATAAAAAACTTGGCTTCGATCATTATCTGGATATACCCCATAAATACTCCAAAATTGAACCCCAAATAACGGAAATTATCGAGTTATCATGAGTATTGAAATCATAAAAGATGCTAGTGTAAGAATTGATCCTACGGTAAAGATTTTTGGAACAGGAAAGATCATTTTAGGCCCCAAAGTTCAAATAAGAGCTTATGCAGTGATAGAAATCGATGGAACATTGGAGATAGGTGATCAAAGCGTAATAGGCTACCATGACTTTATTCAATGTTCTGGGGATATGAAAATTGGAAAGGGGACTCTGGTTGGGCCTAACACTGTAATGTTGGCCTCATCACACCGAATCACCAATGTGCCATTAGTCAATGAAAAGATGCGTAGAAGTTTTCTGACTATCGGAGACAATGTTTGGGTGGGTGCTAACTGTACCATCAATCATGGAATTGTCATAGGAAACAATGCCATCATAGGTGCCAACAGTTTTGTAAACAAATCAGTTAGTGCAGATTCCATTGTCGGCGGAGTTCCAGCCAAATTACTTAGAACTAGAAATTAATCATTCAGGAATAAAATATGCATGGTGTGAGATGGACAAAAATAAAGGATGTTGGTAAACACCGAACCATCATTATATGTTGCACTGGACCAAGTTTAAAGAATTTTGATTTTACCTCTTTAAAGGACAAAGGATATATCATAGCAGTAAATGATGCTGGAAAATATATCCCATTCGCCGATGCTTGGTTTACCCTTGATCCTTGGGGTTGTGGTGCGGCGGGCAAACAAATCCCTCCGAATTTTCAGGGCGATCTATTTGCAGCAGTTCCAGAAGATTTTGGTACACCTACAGCCAAAAGCACTACCCATAGAGTAACACCACATCCAAAAATGAACTATTTGCATAGGATTGCTTTTCATACAATCAATGACTATAAACCTGCCGATTATCTATCTTGGGGGTTGAATGAAGATAGCAGTTGCATCAATACCGGGAATTCTGGATTCGGTGCATTGAACTTAGCTTATCATATGCGCCCCAAACGAGTGTTTCTACTAGGAATAGATGCCACATCTGGATATTTTTTTGATGAAAGGAAAAGTACCAAAAGCTTGAATCATCTGCCCATGATATTCAAATCTTCTGTGAAACAACTTGAAAGTAAGAACATAGAAGTTATCAACGGGAGTCAATATTCAAAGATAGAATGCTTTCCCCGATGCACCTTGAATGTTGTACTTAAAAAACTAGAACAATGAAAAAATTAGACATTCATCTAAGAGACTCTTTAAGATTCGACGGCTCTGTAGTAGATTTCAGAATATATGATGGAAGCAATTTCTCAAAAATTCTGAAAATAGTAGGCCCATATCATCGTAAATGCTATGGCATTGATACATTCTGTGGACTGAATGAGCCATCTACCATTGACAGGAAGCATCCAAACTACAATGAAATCAGGAAAGGCCAATATGCCCATTCATATGATCTAACCAAAAAATATTTGGCTAATTCTGAAAATAGGAATTACTTCATACTAAAGACCAACCATTATAATGACCTAGAATCAATTATTCCACCTGATGAAACCTTCTGTTTCGCCTTGGTTGATGTTAAACAATATGCTGCAACAAAAAAAGTATTAGAATACGTATGGAACAAGATTTCATACGGCGGAACCATTTACATAGCAAATTACAATGAGTCCCTCAACTATGCAGAACATGAAGCAGTTAAAGAATTCATCAAAGATGTATGGTTTGAAATTGATATATCTAGGCAGATGGTCATAGATGGAGTTAAAGAGAAATTTCTAGCCATAAAATGCTATCCAAATAAAAATAAGCCAAAGAATTGGGAAGAGATTCAACCGAAAAAGAGCAAGGTCACGATTGCAATGGTCTTGAAGACTGGCGGTGCGGTCTACGATCATCAATACGTAAACGCACTTGCAAAGTCTATCAAAGAAAATGTATCTATTCCTCATGAATTGGTCTGCCTTACAGACGATCCCAAGGGATTTTCACAAGATGTGGATAAAGTCATCAAATTGACTAACAACTATCCAACATGGTGGAGCAAGATTGAATTGTTCAAGCCAAATCAATTTGATACGGATACTGTATTCTATATGGATTTGGATACCGTTGTTGTTGGAAATATAGACAAGATTGTTTCTTATGATGGACAATTCTGTGGATTACGAGATTTCTTTGCATTACATTCTTTGGGCAGTGGAATCATGGCATGGAATCCCAAATACACAGAGAACATATACCTCAAATTTACACAAAATTCAACACAAATCATAAGAAATTATAAAGAAGGCGACCAACGCTGGATCGATGAAAATAAGCCATCAATCGAATACATTCAAGACATATTCCCAAATCAAATTGTTTCTTTTAAGAAACATTGCATGAAAAATGATGGGAAAGTGATAGTTCCAGAAACGGCCAAAATCATATGCTTCCATGGTAATCCACGCCCCCATACCATGAAGCATTTGGATTTTATGAAACACTGGCGCTAGATAAATAATTGAATATTAGATTATTTCTGGAATGGCTACAATAACATACAAATGCAACATCTGCGATAGAGAAATAGATTTGCTTGAAAATAAGAAGGGCTTATCCACATTTTCAAAATGTGTCATCACCTATGGATGCAAGGGTAAGCTGCTTTCAGTAAAAAGAAATCCAGATAACATCCGTGAGTCTTTTCCACCCGAAGTGGCTGGATTGGAAGATTTTAGTCAAAGAAGAGTCATATTCGATTTCAATCAGAATTTCCCTAGCAATATTTGGTCAATCATACATGATTTGAATACATCTCCTTCAGTGTCAGTTTATGTGGTCAATTCTTTGGGGAAATTGGTAGAACTCGATCAAGATGAATACACTGTAATTGTTGTGAATTCAAACCAGATCAAGATAAAATTTAATAACACTTATACTGGAAAAGCCCAACTGGTGTCAAGAAATTCTATCAAGACCATTCCAACAGCAGTGCAGAACACCAGCAACCTAAGTCAAGCAACTGCCAATGGGTATTTTGTGTTTGCAGTTCCTAAGTATCTAACAAAATTTGAATATCCGCCAACCATTCTTCCAACACCAGAGGCTCCATACGATCTATCCAATGTGCCCATAAGAATAGAAATAAGTGTGAAGAAGCCCAACGAAGAGGAAGAGATTTGTACAGAATATCTTGACAATACGCTAATCAGCACTCCATGGAATGGATGGAATGAAGTTCTCATCAGAAAGAGAAGAAACTATTATCTTTTCTCTAAGAATATTCTGACATTCAGAACACTTGGAACAGACAATCCATCCTTCTCGTCTATTCCGAATGGGACACAATTGAAAATTACCAGAATAGATTATGGCACTGGCGTGCTACAGCCATTGGAATCTGAAGGATTATACATCTTGTTGTCCAATAGTCCATATACTACTGGGGACAAAGTGAGGAATAAGTTGATTGATGTGGGAGACATGGTGGATAACGATTTTGATTATTTCACCTATGACACTTCAGATTTCTACACCAATAGCCAGAATGTGGCAAAAACATATCCAGATATAATCAGAATACAATGAAGATAAATTTCAGACAAGGTATAGTAAATAGCCAGCAAACGCCTTTCTTTTTACAGAGGAATCCTTCTGGAAATATCGATTTCAATGCGTCGTTGAAATCAACTATCATTTCATTTAGCGAAGGATCGTCTGATTATCTATTGATCGAAGACAAGACTGTTGAAAATGCTTGGGTCATTCCTCAAAATACCGAATGCTGGTTATACTGGGATATAGATAAAACAACAGCCCAGAAAACCTATGGATATACGCTGTTTGATCCCTTCACATTTGATGCTCCATCAAATCCTTCATTGAATCAGATGTATTTTGATAAGAATGAATTCAGATACAAATCATGGAATGGACAATACTGGATTGATGTAATACGAGTCATTGCTGGATATGTTTCATCCGATGGAAGAATCAATCCACAATTTTCTGGTTCACAGATAAATTATAGAGTTCCCTGTTACCCGGATACTATAGTTCTTGACGATACAAACAACCCTATAAAGAAATATACCGATACTGGTTATGAATTTTACACAGTATATAGCATAAAGAATTTTAAAAACAACCCAAGGGATTCATTCTCTTACTCTAGATTGCTGCAAGCTCATGGTGAAGCTGAAGAACTGTTGACCAAGCATTATTGTGTATGCTGGAAAAATTACAATACTCTAGAATTGGCCGATCCATCGAAAAAAGAGAAGCCGGCATTTGCCCTTGTAGAGAGGACCGTGGATTCTGGTGAATTGGTTAGCCTATTCTTTGATGGATTCGTTATCAATAGGACGGATTGGAACTGGTTATGGCCTCCGCATACACCGTTGTATGTTGGTGAGAATGGTAAATTGAGTACAGAATTTTCAATCCAAGACTCGATCCAGAGAGTTGGATATATTGTCTCTCCAAACACAATCTATGTGGATTTTCAGGAACAATACAACTATTACGTCCCAGATGTTACAATCATTCCGTCTCCAACTCCAACGGTTACACCAACCATTACCCCAACTACCACACCATCTCCAACGCCTTCTGTATCACCAACACATTCCTTGACATTAACTCCATCTCCAACAACCACGCCAACAGTTACTCCAACAACTACACCAACAATTACTGTAACGGCATCAGTTTCCGCCTCTATGCAATTGACCGTTACACCAACGCCATCTATAACAAATTCTGTTTCCTTGACACCATCGTTGACTCCGACGCCAACACCAACGCCGCCTATAACAATAACACCAACCCCAACACCTATCAATGGTGGAGTTCCATCTAGAATTAACAGGATAATCATCCCAAATAATTCACATAACATAACATCCATAACGAATTTCAATAACTCGCTATATGCCGTGGATGTGTCTAGCAGTGATGCTACCATAGGAACGATAACTGCAACCGATTATGACGTTGATCCCAACATTCCTTCACAATCAATAGCTTCGGCGGCATATTATGCTGGCATATACAATTATGATGGCAGTAAAATCATAATATCTAAGCACAGTAATGATGGCTCGTGGTCTATTGGCACGTATGATGGGACTTCTGTAACCGCGATTAGTTACTTTGAGCCATCTTATACTTCAGGACATATAGTCGTTATAGATAATGTTATATATTGCGGTAGAAGTATTGGCACCGGAAGTGGTCAAGGATGGTTCTATGTAGATTATCCAACTGGAACTAATCCGTTTCAGTTGTTCCATAATGATGGTTTCAGTGGTTGCGGCCACCATACAATTCCGTTTAAAGGAAAATATTATTTGTCTGGTGACGGGGGTTCTACCGTCATATCATGCGTCCCGGAGTTAACCACAAATGGTGCAGGTAACATGACTAATACTACACTTGATCTTGATGCTGTAAATGATGAACTAAGTTTAACAACTGATGGAAATTCTTTAATATGCTGGATAAAGCAAAACGCTGTTGGTGGAATTTCTAAATATGCATATAGCGATGACGGAGTGACTTGGCAGCTTGCGAATTTCCCACAGAATTTAGTTCCAATTTCACGGGCCAACTTAAACTCTGTCAAGAATAATAACGTATTGATTTTACTACAAAATTCTTCTACAAATGAAATAAGCTTAAATCTCTGGAATAGCACCACAAAGTCATTTACTTATCTATTTAGTTTTCCATCAATGGCCTCAATTGATCCAAATATGACAGAACTTACGATAAAATACGTGAGCCATTGGATTGATGACAAAATCTATATTTCTGGAACATGCGTAATAAGTGGACAGAGAAAAGGCATAATATTTGAATTGATATAATGCATATCATTAAAAGTTTTAAATATTTGGGCGATACTATTCATGCATATTTTGCAATAAAAACGCTTAATATGTATGACATGCCATCAAAATTGTATACGAAGAATGAATGGAATTTCTTGTTCGATTCAGAATTTTTGGCAGATTCTATCATGCCATCCGACACAGTTTTATCCTTGGATGAATATAATAAAGATTGGATAAATTACATTCCCAATAGAAATGTCCATGCTCGTCAATCCATATTGAACTCTATCATATGTGGAATAGATATTCAGGTGGATACCTTGAATATTCCAAAGCCCATACAAGAGAATAAAGTGGTGATATGCAATCGCTCATCAAAGAGGAACAAAATGTGGGACGGTGATTGGACAAACATTATCAATCATCTAAAGAAAGATTACAAGGTGATTGAAGATTCTGCGCACATGCCATTGTCAGACCTAGTGAATCACATCATATCATCAAAATTCATTATATCGGTAGATACTGCATGTGTTCACATTGCAGACGCTTACAACATACCAATCATAGGCTTATATGGTACAACTTCAGTCAAGCGCTATGGGCCAAGACGCACGGAATTCTGCATTGAGAGAATGGGGATGCGGCAAATTAAAGAAGCTGACATTATGGATATGATTGCAAAAGTTCTGGAACATGAGTAAATCTACCATTCATATATTAATTCTCAATGTAAATAGAAATAAATAGTTAGATTGAAATAATTTTTAGACATGAATATAAATTTTCGGCAAGGAATTGTTGTTGCACAAACAGATAATAATTTTCTAGAATTTGTTTCTGGAAAAATCAACATTAATGTTGATATCGAGAAAATTATTTTAACCTTTGCCTATGGTTCTCACAACTATCTTTTCACTGAAGCAGAGCAGGTTACTGGTGCTTGGGGTCCATTCCCACCAGATCAAACCGTATACATTTATTGGGATATCGATTTACTGACAGGAATGCGGACATTTGGTTATACCAATGTACAGCCGTCTTTTGGAGCAACCCTCCCATCCAACCCACAGTTAGATCAACATTTCTTTGATTATAATGACCAGAAAATGAAAGTATGGTCTGGAACACAATGGAAAGAGAAGTTAAGAGTTTTTGGTGGAAAAATTTCAAACAATGCCATATTCATTCCACAATCTCTAGGCTCTCAAGTAAATTTAAATAGCCCAGTGGAAGCTGGATATATTCTTTATGATGAAAATAATGTTCCATTAAGAGTCTTGGATAGAACTGGCAAATCATATTTCTTAACTTCCGAAGACAAGATTCACACTCAACAAGACGTATATAACTCATACAAGATTGATTCATTGCTGATGGACGGAAAGGCTGTCGAACCTATTCCAGCATATCATTGTGTGACTTGGAAAGGCCCGAAACAATTGGGCGTGGCGTCATACGTTGATTATACCAGACCATGCGTTGGTATATCCGTAGAACCATTTGGAAAAAGTGAAGTAAAAAAATTCATAACAAAGGGTTTCTTGACCAACTATAACTTTTGGAATTGGTCACAAGTTCCAAACACACCACTGTTTGTCGGCGACACTGGACAAATCACTACCGAAGTACCACAAAAATATTCATTGCAAAAGATTGGTCATATCGTATCTAATGATACCATCTTTGTTGACATACAAGAAATTGTATTGATTGAAGAAGATAATGTCATACCTTCTCCCACACCATCAGTAACTCCATCACCTTCAATTACACCATCACCAACTATGACTGCCACACCATCTCCAACACCGGCAGCATCCATGACTATGACTCCTACACCAACGCCAACACGCTCCATATCAGTGTCGGCGACCATAACACCATCGCCAACATCATCGGTAACACCAACACCTTCACCAACTCCAACCCCAAGTACCCCACCGTTGGAGGGAAGATTGTTGGTTGGTGGAAGTTGGACGCCCAACGGCCAAATCTTTAATTCTAAAGAAAATACGGCATTAATGCAGTTGAGATACACAGATAATAGTCCCGGTGGTTTGGATGGCGAAACCTCAAATTATTTCTATGACGTGATTAACTACTATAGCTTCAATGGTCGTACAGGAAATGATTCTCCGAGTGCTGTAGCCATTGCGGATTTTGGTCAGAACAGAACTATTTTTGGAGTACAGGACACTGGCACAGATTTTACGTCATTCTTGACAGGGGCAGTCCCCGGCGCGGCTCCTTCTCTCATAGTGATAGATAATGATTTCGGTGAAATTGTTTCGACTTATATATCAGGTTCCCTTGTGGGCACGCCAAAGACCTTTGCAGCGTATTCAGATGACACATTATTGGTCGGTGGATCATTTACATATACCCTACCAGATGATAATACACCAGTATATGCATTGTGTAGAATTGATCTGGATGGAAACGTATACAATAATTCAGCATTCGCAACAATATTTGGCGAGAATGATGAAATCAATGTCATAACTATAGGCCCAGATGGTCTGATATATGTTGGCGGCACATTTAATGTCAATGGATACAAAAATCTATTAAGATTGAATGCTGATGGAACGTTGGATACAACATTTACTGCATTTGATTTCAATAGCGATTCTTATGTACAAGACATTAAAGTGTCCTTGGATGACAAGATATATATTGGAGGAAAATTCCAGTTTTCTGGCGGTGCAATTCCAATCGGCACACTGTTCAGATTGAACAATGATGGAACATTGGATACTACATATGTTCCAAATCTTCCTATAGGAGGCTTTGCATCCGGTGATCCAATAATAAATTGCATCCTTCAAGCGCAAGATGGAAATATTTACATAGGCGGTTACTTCACCGGATCAGGAGGTGATAATATATTAAGGCTGGCCAGCGATGGAACATATGACTCTTCTTGGTATGACTCTATTCCAAATAGAAATGGTGTTGTGGCATTGTATCAATCGAGCCACGATGGCAAGATTTATGTTGGTGCTTACGAGATGGGCGTATATATATTCCGAGAAAATGGCATCTACTTGTTGAACATTCCTATTCTCGGTATAGCATTTGGCGAAAGCGCGGACAGCATGTTCATTGGTATCAATATGACAACACAGTCACCATCAGACCAATATCAATTGATATATGATCAGAATAGCTCGGTTATAGATGAAATCGACTATGATGGAGTCATGGGGTCTTCAATCAAACCATTCCACCTTTTCGAGCCGAGCGCAGCAGGTGCAGTCTATGCTATGTGTAAGACTGTTGACGATTATGTCTATTTTGGCGGGGCAAGCGTTTCTTTCTATGAAAATGATGAATTGTCACGTTTTTATAGAATATCTCTAAACGACAACAACGCTATTGATACCGATTTCGACCATACTCATGACCAAGCCATATATAGCATACACCAAACAACAGATGGAAAAATATACGTTGGAGGCTCATTCACCATATTTGATGGGGATGATCCAGCTTTGCGGGGACTTGTAAGATTGAATCCTGATGGGTCCATCGACACAGAGTTTTCAGATATATTAAAATCTACATATACAGACCTAAGTATTTCTGAAGGAACAATATATTTCATATATCAAACAACCGATGGAAAAATCTATATTGGTGGAAGTTCATTGAATTTGACTTCCTCAATTCCATTCCCGAATAGCAATTCTTACCCATCTATCTTCAGATTGAATTCTGATGGATCATTTGATGATACATTCTCGTCATCGTCCATTACATCAGACTTGTTCTGCATAACACAACTTTCAGATGGAACAATCCTCATTGGTGTTGGACAATCTAATGGTGATAGTCGCAGCATCATTGCTCTGGATTCTTCAGGAAATGAGATTCACCCATATAACGATTTCAATATTATCCCAATAGATTCTAGTTTTGTGCAGATTAATTCTATCATAGAAGGTGTGGATGGAAGTGTCTATGTGGGTGGACGATTCTCCGTGGTTGATCCGCAAAGCGAGCAGCAAACAATAGCAAACGTTGCCAAACTTGTACTAGACTCTGCGGATAATTCTATATCTTACGAGACTGTACTATTGCCAAGTTCGGCTGAATGGAATCCGGTTGTTTGGAGCATGATCCAAGCAAGCGATAATAACATTTATGTTGGACTATGGTATAATGGCGCAGAGGCGCTTGCATCTAATTCAAATGCCGACAATACCCTTTATAGTGTACCGGATAACTATGCAACTCCGTTAATCTATAGATTGAAGAGTGATCCTCTCACAATTGACACAGATTACAATACTCAATTCCATACTTTATCATCAAACGCAAATGTTGGCGGCGAATCTATATCCGTGATCTTGGATAAGTATAAAACGGTTGGTCCACCATTAACACCAACACCAACGCCATCTGTTACACCAACAATATCAGTTAGCCCATCTATTACGGTAACGCCTACTCCAACAGTAACAAACACTCCATCAATGGGATCAACGCCAACACCAACCCCTACTCGCTCTTTGGGTTATGATGACATAATTATGGCGACGAGTGGCTTGATTTCTTATTGGCCTATGAATGATGTAACATCAACCACATCACCTGATGTTGTTGGTGGAAATGCCATGGCTCTATTTGGAAGCGCTGCCTTCACCAGTGATTCATATGGAAATATGCTTAGTGTCGAGGAAGAATCTTCCGGCGATGGTGGAGCAACAATTAATAGTGTGCTACTCAATAACAATTATACCCTAGAAGCATGGGTATATATTGACGAATTTGGTGGATACGCCACCATTTTTGGAACTCCGATTTATGGGTTGCAATTTGACGGTGGTGGAAGCTTATTCCTTTATGGTTCTTCAGAAAGTGTGCAGGCACTAGAACTCACAGTATCACCCAATACCTATTATCATGTAGTAATGACTGTCGATAATGCACGCAATGTCCTATTTTACGTGAATGGCGTCAAATATAATGGTTCAGCGCGAAGCTCTGAAACATATAATATTACTTATATGGGTTCAGACGGTAGCCAAGAAACATTCCATGGAAAGATTGGAAACCCGGCAATCTATAATAGAGTGTTGACTCCACAAGAAATTACACAACATTACAACTATGGAATAACCAACTATAGGTATCATAGTTAATCAAATAAATATTTAGATATGAAAGAACTGGAATAATGAAATATTATCACAATATAGAACTCCAAAATAGCAAAATAACCGGATTAATAGCCGATCCATTAGCATCCGACCCCTCATTTTCAGCAAATGAAGCTGGTAGGATTTATTTCAACGTTGGAACAAAGACGTTAAGGCTTAATGACGGCCAAGAATATATTGATATCAACATTCCAGCGAATTTCAATAACTTAATAGAAGTTTTGGGAACCAATTGGATAAATTCTGACTACACATTCAATCCTACACCATTCAATGAATTCCATAATGTGTCTGACTTGGATTCAAACAGTTCTCTTTTTGATGTTTTAAAGCAATTCGATGATGCCATGGGTGCGCCACCGTCTATTACAACATTACAAGATGTAAGCACACCAGAAGGCAGCATTGCCGCTGGTTCAGTCATTTACTATACTGGTGATAATTTTACATTTGCAGATATAGACACATTGATTGAGAATTATGGAAATCTAAACTTTGAAACTCTCAAGGATGTTGATGCATCCAATCTGGAAGATGGAGACATATTCTTCTATGATGGTGGATCACAGACATACAAGCCGGGAAGCCTTGTTTATTTCTTTGAGGATTTACAGGCCACAACAGGACATACTATCACACATAATTTGGGCGTTCAGTATTTCCCCGTAACAGTGGTCAATAGATTCACCGATTCTATCATTACGGATGCTGTTGTGACATTCACCAATGAAAATCAGTTAGATATCACTCTGTCAGCCCCAACGCCAATCAGCGTTATCATCATAACAAAACCAAATCTATCTATTTGATTCTTATAGTTATTCCGTTTGAACAAGTGATATAATAAATATCTCCTGAAATACCGATTCTAGCTTTCGCTATTTTTTCGGTTCCGCACAATACTTGATATCTTTGTAAGTCGTTTAAATCTATTGGATATCGTACTCGGACGCCCAATAAAATCCCTATAAAAATCCCAAACAAAAATGCTATCAATTTATGTTCTGTATGCACGTTCATATGAAAAAATATTTATTTTTCTTTATTTATAAAACGTATTATCACAATAAATATAATGAAACTATAATTCTAAATGTATATTTTTAATGTTGGTGACCTAATATATTTTACAAGAAATTCAAAGGTGGCATATGGCATCGTTGATGATGTACATGGAACTCAACCTAACATAACCTACTTTGTGAAACTGTTAGACGGCTCATATGAATATGTGGATGCCGCCAATGCTTTTCCATCAGGTGAAGAACTTGATGGGGCAACTCCAACTCCCACATTATCGCCAACGCCGACACAGACCAGAACTCCGCAAGCGTCATTGACTCCATCAATGACTCCATCCATGCAAGTTTCACCCTTGCCGAATCTATTTTCTTCGAGTGATGCTCTTTCATGGTCATCCACCAATGGAACTGTATCAACATCAAACAATGAGCTATTTTTCAACATAAACTCTAATAGCCCAGATGAACCAAACATATTTCATAGAACTTTCAATGTAAATCCAAACAGATATTACAAATTCACTTTCGATTACGAACAAGGTACCATAAGATATTCTAAGATTAAACTACAAGTCAATAATGGGGAGCTATTATTAATTTCCAAGGCATTCATCAATCATGACAACATAATCGTATTTGGCTTGTTTCAGGACAGTGGAAGATTTGAAGCGTTACTGTCTGTCCCCGATGCTACACAATTGTCACTATCCATAGAGTTCTATCAGGACTCAAATTACAACAGTTATCCAGTAAAGAATTTCAATTACAGACTATCTAATACCTTATTACAGGAAGAGTTCAATGCCATTTCATTAACTCCATCGGCTACCGCCAAGCCTTCTCCAACTCCAACGCCAACACCATCAAAAACACCATCACAAACACCTGTGTATGTGCCACTAACAGGATATGCAAAGCAAATCATATCGGATCATCCTTTGATCTATTACAAATTCGATGAAACTTCTGGAAATGCAGTCATAGATTATAGCGGCAACAGTATAAATGGAACCTATCATAATGTGGTTCAGGGGCAGCCTGCCATTGTTGATGGTTCTGGACATTCTATAAGTCTTAATACAAATTCTTCAGCATCATATGTGGTTGCTGATAGCGATAATCGATACAAAACTATTCTACAGGATTTCTCAATTGAGTTATCCATAAATGGTCAGAATCAACCGAATACAGGTTATCTTGTGGTATTGCCTCCAACATCCGGGACAAACAATATAATTCAATTGTACATTGAAAACAATCAATTGAAAGTCATCGTCAATACACAGATTGGCACGTTCCATTTAGATTCTGGATTGTTAGTCAATGATGGTATTGATCGTTTAATCACTGTTACGCGAAATGCAGATACATTAAGCCTATACTCCAATGGATCATTTGTTACCTCAATTTCCATTGGGGGAAATAATCTAACTACCAAGAATTTGTTATATATTGGCGGAATTATCGGCGATCCAACCAAGAATTACACTGGACTTCTTGATGATGTGAGCATATACAACTATGCCCTGTCCGAATTCCAAATAAAGAATCATTATCAATTCTGGACCAATTCTAATGCTACTGCATTGACGCCTACACCAACACCATCAGTCACTCCATCATCAGACAATTACAAGAGATTGATTCTGGGTAGCACTCCTATTGCCTATTACAGATTGGATGAGCCTTCTGGAACAGCGGTATACGATTCTGTAGGAAAACATAATGGTACAAGTAACGGACTGACCATTCTAGGTCAGAGTAGCCTATTACAGAATTACTCTAATGATTATTCAACAGCCAATGAGAATGGTGGACTTATATCTATCGGCACATCTTCCGATGATTTTTCTTTCGCAGGAAACGATTTTACCTTCGAGTTCTATGTTAATGCTTCTTCCGCACAGAATTATGATGGAAACATCCCAATAGTATTCTCAAAAGTGACAGATGGGAATAATCAGAAGTTCAACTATGTATTCTACTTAAATTCTGATGGATATGGAGTGTTTTCTGTATTCATAAACGGAGAAGAAATTTCTCTGTTAACACCAACAAGCATTGCTGATGATACAACGAGAGCTATTTCTATTGTCAGAAATGCTAGAACCATTTACATGTATGTGAATACATCATTGGTTAATACTACCACAATAACAGGTTCAGGCATATTAGATACTGCCAAATCGAATCTAGAGCTATTCTCTTCATCATATATCCAGAACTCTAATTTTGTTGGAACTCTTGACGAGTTTGCGATTTACAACTATGCATTGTCCCCGGCAGTTATATCACAACATTATGCCGCCGCATCCATCGTTACACCAACTCCAACACCTTCAAGAAGCATTACGCCATCCAGAACACCAACTAGAACAGTTACTCCGACTATCTCTATAACACCAACCATAACACTTACTCACTCAATCACTCCAACTATTTCTGTCACTCCATCCGTGACGCCAACCATTTCTGTAACTCCAACTATAACGCCAACAATATCAAATACAGCATCCATAACGCCAACTATCTCCGTCACGCCATCGGTTACCAAATCCCCATCCGTGACCCCTACTGTAACTCCGACGACTACGCCAACTATTTCTGTAACTCCATCTGTGACACAAACAATAAGCATCACGCCTTCAGTGTCGCAATCAAGAACAGTGACTCCAACAATTACAGTGACTCCATCGACAAGTAAGACTATCTCCATAACACCATCTATTTCACACACGCCATCAGTAACGCCGTCTGTTACACCAACACACACTCCAACAAGAACAGTAACCCCAACAACTACAGCAACGCCATCGGTCACTCCAACGATTTCTGTAACAACCACAAGAATAGCCAACCCAGATGCGCAAGCCATATTGAATAGCCTGCACAACTGGTGGGATTTTGAAGAAACTTCATCGGATAGAATAGATTCTAAAGATGGAGTCATTATGACTCCATCAAATGTCGGATATGATGCTGGAATTCTTGGAGGAAATGCGCTATCCATAAATCCAGTGCAAAATCCAGATGCTCATTTAAGCAGCACCATTTCTGAAAACTTGCTCAATTATGGAGACATAGATTTCACCATTGGAGCATTTGTAAAGATCAATTCGACATTGCTGAATCAATTATCTTATGATAAATCAGTGATTGTTTCCAGATGGTCAGAAAATGCCAGACAGTTCAGGCTTGGTTTTGATCGAGCCGTAAACAAGGCGTTCTTCTCTATATCAAATGATGGAAGCAATAGTGCAACCATATACACGTCACAGAATGTTCCATTAGATACTTGGGTTTCCATTATTGCATCTTATGATTCTCCCAATAATCAAATCAATATATCGTTGAATGGTCAAACAGACAGCCAGACATATAATTCAACATACTATGGAATCACTCAAGAATTCATAATCGGAAACGATGGATTCCTATCAAGTGGCTTCCCCGGATTGATAGATTCATTGTTTGTATGCACCAAGGTATTAACTAGTTCACAATTGGCTTGGTACCACAATTCAGGTACTGGAACCGATTACAATAGACTATTGGCAAATGCCTTTATAATTAATGACGGTGAGTCTGCATTCTATTATGATGGATCGTCTTTGGATGGATTCACCAACAATGGTGGAGTGGTTGACATAAATGTTGGAAACCCTCAACCGGCATTGAGATGGTCAAATTCCAATTACTCTTACAGAAATATACCAACAGGCAAATATTTCCAGAGCATTATATTCGACTTCATGTTAGAAGAATCTTCTACCTTGGATTTCTTCTTCTCCAACGAGCAAAATGGTTCTGGAAGCTATCTGAAATTAACATCGAAGACTGATGAAAATTCTGGAATAGCTTCTCCATTATCATGGACAGATTACAGCGATGTTTCTGCCATTTCAAGTTTTGAGCCACTGACACCCAATGTCTGGCATCATGCGGAGATAAAATTCAATTATTTCAATAGCTTACTGTATGCGAGTGTCTACGTAGATGGTATATGCAAGATTTATTATTACATAATTCCAAATATTAACACATATTTTGGAATAGCTGGTGATGTATCGGACAACAATGTATATGTTGACAATTTGAATATATTCACTGAAATATCAGCACCAACCATAACTCAAACACCAACCCCGACACCAACTCCATCTCCAACATTAACTCCAACCATATCAATAACTCCATCCATTACCGCATCTGTCACGCCGACACCATCAATAACGGTTACACCATCGACACGTTACTGCATGCTTGAAGGTTATACAAATGATTTTAGTTCCGGGTTTAATGGATTTACTGGAACTGGTATTAGTATAAGTACCACTAAAGGTAATCCTCAACCATGTTTGGCAATGCCAGGAATTTGTCACAGCGTAGCAAATCAAAACACGAAAACAGACACGAATTCTGTCAGCATATGTACTGCATTTTCTAGAGATCAGTACGTCACATTCGACCTGCGAATTACACAAAACCCATCTTTACCAAATAATACTACAAGAGAAGTATTTCTTCAGGTAGATGGTGATACAGGAACATTATACCCACAAACTAGATTAAGTTTTGACATTGACGATACTGGTTATGTGAACATTGGGTTTATTGTTCCTGCTTCTACGCAAAATCTTACCTTCACATTTACATATAGAACAACTTCAATTGCAAGTGGAAGCGTATGCTATAACGTCTTCATTGACAATGTTGTAGTAACTGATGTGCCCACACCTACTCCAACACCATCCCCGACCAGAACAATTTCTGTCACTCCGTCAATGACAGTCACCCCGTCATCGACTAGAACTCCATCGCTGACACCATCAATTACATCAAGCATTACTCCATCGATAACAACATCAATATCGATTACTCCTTCACCAACAATATCTCCAATGGTATCAGTTACTCCTACAATTAGTATAACTCCATCAATAACTGCAACCCCCTCAATTGGAGTTACGCCAACAAGGACGCCAACAATAACACCAACACCATCAAGGACTCCAACTAGATCGGTCACACCGACACCAACTCCAACTGTTACGCCTAGCATCACGCCAGCATTATTAGCATGCACGCTTCTAGAAAATGGTTTAAATGATTCTGGATGGGTTAGCAGTGGTGTGACCACTTCAACTACTGCCGGCAACCCGGCACCATCAATTCATGTTCCGCCATCTGATGGTTCCACCATAGTGTACGCATATAAGGATTTGACCAAACCTGCGATAACCTTAGAGTTTGATTTATTTGTGCAAGCTAGTTCTTCTAATGTTTTTATTACAATAAACACGAATCAAACTGCGACGGCTACTGGCTTTTGCCTTCGTGTAGTTAATACGTCAACAACATCATCTATTTTAGCCTATTCTCCATTTGATTATGCTCATGGTGGGTCCACTACTTATGGGTCTATTTCTGGGGTAGCCATGCCAATAAATACATGGCACCATATGATGGTAGATATGAGCACTTCTACGTACATGGTATATTTGAACGGCACTCTGATGTTTACATTCGATTCAAGTCTAATCACATCCCAAGGCACATATATAACTATGGGAAATAGTAATCCTAACGCAGATTACCTGATTGATAATATCAAATATTGTATTATTGCTTAATTGTCATACGGCCATTGCAGGCTTGTTCTTATAGTCTGGATGTGCTTTATATCCAACCAACTCTATGTCAGAATATTCCAAAGACAAAATATCGTCTAATGACGATAAGTCTTTATTGATATTCAATCTAGGAAGATCAAACCATGTTCTATCAACCAATTCCTTAGCCATCTCTATCTGATTTTCATAAAGGTGAACGTCCATCCCAATGCCCACCAATTTACCAGATTCTATCCCTAAATATTTTGCAATAATAATGTTTAGCAACCCATAGAACATCCAATTGTATGGTGCACCAAATCCATAGTCCCATGATCTTAATGTAAAACTACTATTCAATCTTCCATTCAAGATTTGATAATGATGCACATAATGACATGCCGGTAAAGCCGCTTCATTGACCGTATTGGGGTCAAAATGTAATATCAAATGCCGTCTGCTTTGGGGATCGCGCTTCAATCCCTCCAATAAATTTTTAAATTGATCGGTACCATTACCATCAAGTTTATAATAATCGACATTCCCAGATTCAGTTGCAAAATCTCCACCAAAATTTCTTATATTGAAACCATAACCTTTCCCTATATGGCCTTCTGGTAAGTAGGTCAGTCCTCTTTTATCCAAAAATTCTCTGGTGGAATTTCCATCCCAAATATGGATATTCTTTTCTTGTAGTTCCTTTACATTGGAACTCCCCCTAAGCATCCACATTAGCTCTTCGAAAGCGATTCTAAGGCTCACCTTTCGATGCGTAATGATCGGGAAGCCCTCTGCCATATCATGTTCCTGCATGGAGCACCAAATGGCTCTAGAGCCGATTCCGGTGCGATCTGGGCGATCCACCCCCTCATCCAGAATTTTTCTCATCGTTGCCAAATATTGTCTATCAAAGTTATTCATGATTACCATTCCATAGATAAAATATGAATAGAGCCGACTGCAATGTATTTGCTTGAACTCTTATCGCATTTCCGGTATTATAATAATAAATATATCAACCAGTCAAGAGAATAAATATGAGGATCGAAAATATATTGTCAGAAGGTTTCTTTAAAGATGCTGAAGATAATTGGGTAAAAGATGAAGCTGGATTGACAGTTTCAAGTTATCTGGATGCGCTACAAGACTCTGATAAGGAATATGCCGATGCCGCCTTATTGAGAGAAATTGAACATATGAAGAAGCACTTCACAGATGAGGAATTCCAGCAGTATCTTAAATTTGTTAAAGATGGAATTCTAGCTGAAATACCTGATGCAACCCTACCCTTTTGAAGAATGAAATTATCAACATTAAACGAAGCGCTATCGCCAGAAGTATATCATTTCACGTCCATCGTTAATGCAATATCTATTCTAAAAGATAATAGATTTAGACTTTCCTCTGCCCTAGTAAGTTCTGTAGAACAAAAATATGTCAAAAATGACAGATATTTTTATTTGTCAACTACAAGATCGAAGCTTGGCAATTATGGAGCAAACAATTATGTAATGATAGCCTTCGTTTTGGATGGAACAAAATTAAATCATACCTATCATGGATTTCCATTAGAATATTATGGAAAAAGAGATTTTAGAAATTCTCCGCCGGAGCATGAAGATCGATTATCTTCAAAATCTCCATATATCGATAATGCAAACAAATATATTAAACGTGTCGATATTTACCTAAGCAATGGTGCATTAGAAAAATACACAACAAATGGATATCTGCAAACCCTAATCGATTATGCAAACGCCGACAATGTAAAGGTATACGTCTATAAAAATAAAGATAGTTTTAATGCCTCGAAAAATGGCATTGAAGGAAACGAATTCATAAAATCGTATGGGCAAAATGTAAAGAATGACATTGGCCCAAATATGGATGACGTGCTAAGTGATGCACTAATGCCTTATGTGAATGCATTAAAGGGTGAAAATTTAGATGAGGAATCAACTTCCAAAATAATTTATCTTGCAAAATATCACAGTGATGACTTACCCTCTAAGATAAAGTCTGATTTCAATATCAACTATAGAACAGATTCCGCCAGAATTTTAACACAACTTTGCATGAAGTTAGGGTTAAAAAGCATAAATGATATTGTAAAATATCTTAAAGATAAGTATAGCACTAAGAAGTGACAAACTTTTTAATCGGACGCCAAATCCCAACATTGGCCCTTATAGAATGGGTCATCCTCCAATAAATTGATATTGCCCTCCATCAACCTGTCAAGAAATACTCCACTCAACGGCTTGCACTTATTGTATAGCTTCATGTAGCCTGTTCTGGTATTATTTCTAGATGATATCAATTTATCCACATATGATTCAGTATATGCTTCGTCCCCAATCTCGTATGGCGAATCAAAATCTTCTACGGATTCTATGAGATTCTTAATCTTTTCATGCTGTTCAGGTGATAATGGAACAAAGAAATTCCATGTTTCACCTTCCCAGTCATTGTTTTCTGTAAACATATAATACTTCATATTTCTGCACCTTAGAATATTTTATTCTCAATTTCATCATATCACACCGTTAATAGATTGACAACCATTCAAAAAACTCTTATAAATATAGGTGCACGCCTTACAGGGTGCATGGTTTGGGTCGCAAGAGCAAACCATTTGTCAAAAAGGAGACTAATTATGACAAGATCAAAATCTATGATGAGTTTACTTAAGCAGCCACAACTTTCATTGCCATCATTGGATGAATGGGTTGATCGACGTTTCGATATCTTCGATGATTTATATAATGACATGCATTCTTTCGTTCAGAAGATTACAACCCCGTACAATACAATTCTAGTCGATGATAACACTTACAGGATTGAATTGGCCTTGGCAGGGTACAAGAAAGAACATATAAATGTATACATCGATAAGGGTTATCTTTATGTAGATATTGACCCAACGCCCCCAGATGCTCCTCATACCGACACCGATGAATCGGAAGGGGCACAGACTACGGACACCGTGCAACTTAAATCAAAGTTTGATGTGAAAAAATATCCACATTATATTCATAAGGGTATCACAACCAAATATCTAAAATATAAATTTGGTATTCCCAAAAACGTCCAAAAAGTCAATGCTACGTTCACCAATGGTATCCTGACTGTGGATATCAATACAGATATCCCCAAGGAACCGGAACGCATTGCCATTACTGTGAAATAAGAAAATGGGAGCGAAAGCTCCCATTTTCATTCATATTCAGATAATTTATGTATATGGCTTCTTGGTGGAATATACTTGGTATAATTTTCGGTTAAAAACCAATACCATTTCTCTGGGTGCACTGGATAAACGGGTGACCCCCATCCATCAGTCAGCACGAAAACGGCATAATCTTTAATCTTATCCTTAATAACTGCCCGCGTTACTTCTCTGGAAATTGGCTCGAAATCTGTTCCGCCAAATCCATACAATTTTCTTTCTTCCAAACTGACAGGATGCACTCCATCCGAAAAACAATACAATCTAAGATTAAACCTATCTTTAGGCAGGGAATTTGTGGCCCTCCAAAATCTCGGAGCCAATGAACGACACGATCCACTCGTATCCAAGAAAAAGAATACATCAATTTTGTGCACATCCATATCTCTTTCATCAATTTCCATATCTGATGGCAATAGCAGAGAAGGATCGAGTAGAGCGTGTCTTCTATGGGGTTTTATCCATTGAGATTCTTCTTTCTGATTGTCTGACAATTTTTTCTGTGCCCATTTCTTAATAACACTTTCCCATTTCTTCTTGACCACTACTTTCTCGCGGTCCATAGTAATTCCTGAAAAGCCGCCAGAACCCCTACTGCCGGGTGATGCCATTTTTTCCACATCTTCAATTTCTTCTTCGGTCAATTCATCATAAATGATATGATTCATCTCCTGCTCGGAGAATGTATCAAAATAATCATGGCTATCTACAAAATTGGCCGGCATCAACATGCCGTTATTTCCATGTTCCTTTAACTTATTATAATAATACTCAAATGACTCACCTTCCAAGATATTGCTACAATCCTTGAATACCGTATCTATCCAACAATATTCAGACTTAGGATCAATTTCCGATCTATTAAAATTATAATATTTCACCAGATTATGGTTAATCGTTAAATCCATGGCAATATTGGCTATATCTTTATCAGTTTCTTTCAAATTAGAACTTCGCAATCCATGCTCTCTGATAATATGTTGGCATTCATGGCATATGATGAATGCCTTTTGTGTCATGGTCTGACTTTTCCAAAAATTTTCATTCACCATGAAGTTTATACAGTGGCCCTCTTTGTCAAAGGCTACAGCGGCAGTATTGATTTTATCTGTAAACACTGGCTTCCCTAAGAGCCAAAATTTGTAAAAGACACTATGATACAGATTTAGTTGATTGGCTAGTTGTAAATAATCATCGTGATCGATTCTATACATGTTGATTTTCCATCCGTAAGATGATACATTGTAAGCAATAAACAAAAACAAAGTCAACTTATGATCAACGAAAAGAAACTGGATTTTTATATAAAGCATAACTACAATGTTTTAATAAAAGGCGCTCATGGTGTGGGCAAATCCGCCATGATTATCGACGCTTTCAACAGAAACAACCTAAAATGGTTGTATTTCTCTGCTTCCACCATGGACCCGTGGGTTGATTTCATTGGTGTTCCAAAGGAAGTAGTCGATGAAGATGGATCGAGATATCTTGATCTTGTTCGTCCGAAAGCCTTCAAAGATGATCAAGTGGAGGCCATTTTCTTTGATGAATATAACAGAGCCTCGAAGAAAGTCAGAAATGCTGTCATGGAATTGATCCAATTCAAATCCATCAATGGCAAGAAATTTAACAATCTTAAAGTCATATGGGCTGCCATCAATCCAAATGATGAATCAGATGATGGAGAGAAACAGTATGACGTTGAAGATATCGATCCAGCACAGTTGGATCGGTTTCAGATTATCATTGAAGCAGACAACAAGCCAAACTACCAGTATTTCTCTAGCAAATATGGTGCTGATGCTGCTTCCACTGCTATTGAATGGTGGAAGTCCATTCCACAGAAATTGAGGTCTACCGTTTCTCCAAGAAGATTGGACTATATTCTTGATATCTATAAGAATGACGGCGATATCAAAGATGCCGTTCCAAATAATATATCAACGACCCAACTAATTGCCCAATTGAAGAACGGCAATTTTATCAAAAAGTATAAAGAACTGGCTGATAATAAGGATTTTAATGAATTGAGAAATAAATTAAATGATGACAATTTCTATCAGTTTATTATCGATAGATTGATTAAAGACATTCCATCCAATAAGGAATTGACCACATGCATTCCAAAAGAAAAATTTGTAATGCTCATAGCAAAAAATGAAGCCTTTAGGAAAATTATTCTGTCTGACACAACATTGGTTAATGCCCATGCATCAGACCTTCAAGAAATAATCAATGCCAAAGGTCTAGCTAAGGCCGTCACCAGCAAGATCAAGGAAGCTTTAAAGACTGTGAATAATCTTGCAGGAATGAGTCCGCTTGATGCGATAATCGAAAACACATGGAATAACCCACAAGGATATCTTATCAACACGCAAGAAAGAGAGAAGTGGTTGAACCAATTTAATGCGGCAATCAAGGGCCATGCTGCTTTTAACCCACAATTAACTGCTGACCCGAACTATGTTTCAGCCGGAATTCTGCAATTACAGAAGGCAACTGATATCATTGTCTCGATTAAGGCCCGTTCTCGCAAGGACACTGTGAACAAAAAGATCGATGCTGCCTTAAAATCCATAATAACATGCTATTCGCGCATGTCGTTAACACAAGACCAGATTTTACATATGATATGTGGATCATTGGGTTCTAAATTCTTCGAAACCGCTACTGGTTACACTCGTGGAGATTCCAAGAAGAAAGTTTCATTGGAAAAGTATTTGGAAACTAGGATTAATAAGTATCCTTGGGGCAACACCTAAACATGAGCAGGTCGAAATCTCGTTATACTTTTGATGCTAAAAAACATGGGCATGTTCTAGAATTCTTTAACTCAAAGATTCTATCATCTGCCAATTTCATAAGATACGATCTTGTGAATGCATCATTCTCGTTAACGAGAACCTATATCCTAGAATTAAACTTTTACATGTCGCCCCATGATGTTGGAACAATCACCGTTTTTGCTCCATCAACCATGGATATGTCATCTGGAACCGACCCATTAGAAAATATATTGGCATCCATCAATCGAAAAAGCACTCTACCATCCAATCCTTACGAGGATGAGTATTTGGTATTCGCTGATGACGAAAATGCTGTTGCCAATTATAACAAAATTATTGAATATATTGAGAATTGTATTCAGCAACCCATAAATGAATACACCAATGGTATCATTTCCTACAAAGATTGATTCTGAATATAAGAGATAGCATTTCTGCTTATATTCTCAATAGAATCATTCATACAATCTTCAATGAATGCAATGATCCTATTGTATAGGATAATGTTTCTTTTATTGTTTGGCTGCAATCTTATAGCGCAGTACCTTCTATTATCAAAATAATTGTCACAAACGATTCTTTCCATTATGATTTCATTGGGACTGACAACCAGTGCCCAATCATCATCTGGGCCAAGCAGTTCTATACTTGTAATTTTTTCACCAACTCCACTCATTCTATATGAATCACTCACATAGATCAAAAACACTCCAAAATCTATTGATCTTATTGATCTTGAAGCATTCATACCACTATGCCTGCAATTCCTATACTCAATGAATTTTTTCTGTATGAGTTGATACTTCTGCTTTGCTGATATATGCTTCCGCGCTCTTGATTTCATAACTGGGCCACCCAATATGTAGCATCGCTCCCAAAAGCTTCTACCAATTGATATATAGATGTTCCCGTAACATCTTCCACAATGGCTATCAATGCTTTGAATAGCTCCACAATTTTATTCTTTTCTCTTTTAGGCATGTCCAATTGGCTTGTAAAAATTACATAGTCATTATATTCTATCGAATAATATGTTAACAAAATTTTATGTTTAAGATATTTCAGCATAATTGAATAGTCTGTGGCATTTGATTGCCAATCAGTAATGTAGAATATTTTTTCTTGTTTAACCCTCACTGTGACATATTGAATATTCTTTATCATTAAATTGATCGCATCATCTATGATCTGATATTTTTCATCATTCACATTGACTTTGCGAATCTTCCGTCCAAATGAAAGTTTCTGCTCATTATTGTGATTCTTTCCCATAAGAAAATGCCCATATTAGACCCATTGTATCACAAGTTAAACCACATTTATACCACTCTTCTTACATACGAATTTCAAAGTTCCACAATCCCATACTCTTCTGATTCCCAATTCATTCGTCATCTGGAATTCCGTTTTCTTAGGATCATACATGCTCGGATACCGCTCTTTAAGAGCATCCTTTCTGAAACCCCACCGATGCTTTCTTATACCATCCTTTATGTAAAAATACTCTGGTTTATTATCCGACACCAATTCAAACCCCAATTTATGATACATATTCCCACTGCTCCAACGCTTATCAGCATAAGAGTAAATCTCGTCCCATTCATAATTCTTCTTAAAGAAGTTCAACAATTTTGAAGCTGTTCCAATGGCATGCACAGAATTGTCTGTAGCATATCTGGAAAGTTCCCACTTTGTGCTATTGTGCACATCACGCTTATTCATAATCACTCTTGGATTACAAAATGTCATCAATGCAACCAATTTATCACCACAATAACAGCCAAGATTGATCTTGGTATTGGAATCTCCCTGAATATGATTTCTAATCAGAAAATCACGCTTTTCTTTCTTATCAACTTCTCTAACCACCGTATTCCGTGCATACACCTTTGGTAAGTTAGAAATACCAAGATAATGTCTAATCTTCAATCTAACCAATTCTCTATTATGCTCAATTTCATCAGAAAAAATGAATAACTTATTGCCCTCATATTCTTTATGAAGGTTGAATAAGTATCTTCTACTCTTCAATTCTAAATCATTAATCAAATTGATATCAAAGAAATGTATTCTGTAATCATTAACATCGATATAGAAATGATATCCTTTCTTTATGATCTTATACGGCAATCCTATATCCAGTGAATCAACCAATGAAGAAAGATAGTCATGCCTTCCGTTACAGATTTGGCATTCCATGGAGCCTTCAACAAAAGAAGGAAGATGTACCTTTAATTGATGCCCACAATGAACATTCTCTATAAGCGTAAGATATTTTCTATCTGCAAGGTTAGTAGGAGTATACTCATCAATTAAGACATGGTTCTGCAATTTCTGTACAATTTTCCTAGCTGTTTCTGTTGTTTTACTCAATCTCTTTCGTCTATGGCATTCTGGGCATCCAGATGAACCATATTTCTGGAACGCTTGCAGTTTTCCCAATATACCAGCAGTGAATACATGCTCGCACGTTAAACATCTTAGTGTATGTGGAGATTTGATGGCTTTCAATTCTCCAACAATATCCAATCCCTGTTTTTGCAGTAATTGTCTGTAATCCTTTGCCATGATATAACCAAGTTAATAGCTTGATAATCTATCATTGCATATGGAAATAGTCAATATCCACAATCAGACATAAAATATTGCTATCCAAGCAGTCCTAGATTCACTATTTCCAATATAAAATATTGCGAGCATGTTGGATGCCATGCTCTTACAGGCTATTAAATTATTGTTTAATGGCAATATGAGCACATTATTATTTTCAATATTACATTCTAAAATCATTGGCAATAAAAAAGCCCCTCTTTCGAGGGGCTTAAAAAGTCCTTGAAAATCAAGGGGTAATATTACACGAAGTCAAGGTTGACAACGTTGATCTTACCATAGTAGTCGGCAGAGTTGCCAAGTGATGTACGTGTATCGGTGAAGATTGCCTTACCGTAACGTGTCATCAACGACACAACAGGCTGCATGGTGACTGGGTTAATCAGTGTACCAGTGGACATTAGCGGAATATAAGGAGCATAGAAGTAACCAGCATCGGTCTCTCCGTTACCACCCTTATATCCAACCAAGATTTTATCTGTTCCAGCAGGAGCAGATGTACCCGGTTGAGCCTGATCCCAAAGATAGCTGTACACCTTGATTGTACCATTCAAAGTACCGGCCAACTGTGTGTTGGTTGGAGACTTGAATGAGCCTTCCACGGCAGGTGCGAACACTGCCTTAGCAGCAGTCTGCAATGCTGACACGATCATTGGGGAAACCACAATGAAGTTACCAGCGCCGCGACGTGTCTTACGAGCAATTTCGTTCGCAACTTCGTTGATGCGAGCACCAAGGTTTGCCAAACGGTCACCAATGAATGCCGGAGCATATGTGGTGCCAGCAGTGGCAGCAAGGTCAAACACGCGAACTGTGCCAGCAAGAGCCAACAAGTCGTTGATCACTTCTGCATCGATTTCGTTAACGATTTCAGCAGAAATTCCCTTGGTCATCTCGGTTTCGATATCTAGACCATGCTGGCTGTTCAAATCCTGCATAGCTTCGATAGTCCATGAAGCCTGTAGCTTGCGGCTCTTAGCTTCAATAGCCTGTGAAACCAATTCCAAGCTTGTTCTACGGCCACCAGAGCCTTCCAACAGGCTTGAGTTACCACCGTACAGAGAACCACCCACTGGATTACCATAAAGAGTAGTACCTGTATCATAGGCAGTCACATCTGGATCGGACTCCCAACCCTCGCCTGTAGCAGTTCCAGTAATTGTGCCGGGAGCAGAAGTGCCATCAGCACCAGCTTGGGCAAAACCTGAAGCGCCAGCAGCTTGTGCAACGCCAGTATTACCAGAATAGAAGGCGCGAACTGGCTTGGCATTACCAAACATTTCGTCACCAGCAACGATATCATATCCACCAAACTGTGAACGTGTATCGTCGTGAGCCATATTTTCCTCAAACTTGTAACGCAATGTGAAAATCTGGGCCACTGGACCTGACATAGGCTGCACGCCCACGATTTCGGTAGCAATGGTGCCGGGGATCACACGGCGGACAAGTGGAAGCAGGGTCTTACGGAAGTTGGCAATATCGCCAGCACCAATAGCACCCGGAGTAGCTGTTTCTGCCAGAAGCACTTTGTCACGAGTATTCTGTAGGACAGTTTCCACAATGTTTTGCTTGTTTCTTGGTAGACCTTGTAGTAGAGCGGCCTTAGTTTCGTTCCAACTCTCGGTCAACATTTTAATTTCTTCATTAGCCATTTTTCTTTTCTCCTATAAAATTAGCCAAAATTAATCATCATTACCTGCAAGAATCTGCAAGCGTCTCTTGGTTGCTTCAGATAGTCCCGAAGGTTTTTCAGAATTTTCATTCAGAACAGGAGTGTCACCAGTGACAACTCTAGTTTCTTCTTTAACGATATTTTTGTTTTCGGCTAGTACAGGTGTAGAAACACTTTCCTTCTCCGACTTTGTGCTTGCATCGTGCAAGACTCTTCCTATGAATTTCTCATAGGTTTCTTCCAACTTCTCCGTAGGAGCAGTCTTTAGAATGGTTTCCATAATTTCACGGGATAGACCGTTCAATGGTTCAAGAACTTCTTTGAGCTTCTGTTCGCGCTTCACGGACTCGAAAGCCTTACGAGCTTCATTCAGTTCCTGCTTTGTCTTATTCAATTGAGCTTCAGCTTCTTTAAGCTGGTTCAATGTCTCATCTGTGTTCAAGAACTTCTCTTGGAATGTCTTAGCCACAGCCTCATAGATATCTTTACCAAACTGATACTTCTTGATTTCCTCAATGGAGTCTTCAAGTTCAGCAAACTCTTCCTGCAAGCACTTGGTCACAAATGCGTCAAGATGGTCAATGAGTTCGGCCATGTCATTCTTCACAGTTTCTGCAATGGCAGCCTTTTCTTCAACTAAACGCTTAGCGTATTCAGTTTCAAGATCGCGGAATGCCGAAATGTCTTCTTGCAGTTCTGCCAGATGCTTGTGTAGAAATTCTTCAACCTTAGTATCAAGAGCTTCCACAATAGCTTCTTTTTCAGTAACAAATTGTTCTGTAAGTTCTGCGCGAACTTTGATTTCAGTTTCTTGCTTAGCTTGTTCAATGGCTTCATTTAATTGAGCCTGAAAAGCTTCAGTTAGTTCTTTCTTAGAATCATCAGTAAGAAATTCTGATTCCATAAGCTTTTTCAATAATTCGTCCATTCGGCACTCCTTAAATAATTATTTAGAAAATTGCAAATATTATTTAGGCCAAATGTGTAAAATATTTAAATTAATATATGATAATTCTATAAATCATTGATTTTACTTAAGTTTTTGCATAAAGAATTAAATGTAATTTTTGAAATTTATCTATAAAGTGTTGAAAACTAAAAAGTTTTTGGAAATAAAAAACCCGCCATTTAGGCGGGTTTTATAATTATTTAATTATTTTTATAATTTTATTTTATTCATATATTTCTTTATATTGTTTTTCAACAAAATCGCTTACTTTTGTAATAATTTTATATGGATCGCATTTATACCATCCAGAACAATTAAAACAATTTAACTCAATGACTTGGAATATTTCATTTACTTTTGCTATATCGCACACAAAAATTGATGAAGGTTTTCCATCAGCATTTGCGACAATATTGGCTAATTCATAGGCTTCATGTGGATAGAAATGTTGAACTGCATATTTTTCATTTTCATCCCATCCATATTGGCTACCATCAATAATTTCATTATCACAAATGATAAATCTATATTCTTCATTAATATTTTTTACTGATGATAAAACTAATAGGCTTTCTGGTGATAATTTAGATGTTTGATTAATGAAATTTATTTCTTCTACAAAATGGTTATGATCTTGAATAACAAAACCTGTAAAGGCTTTTGATCCTGAATTTGGTCTAATGAAGAATGATTCAGAATTTAATAATCTTTTATATTTTTTATAATTTGATTGTAGATCATTCCATGTTGTTAAAATAAAATCATTATTCAACCATAAACTTTTATCGATGTTTAATAGTGAATAATAATTAGAGAATTGAAAATCTTTATCAGAATAATATGAACCGAAATATTGAGTGAATAATCTTTGTGCTGCTATGGTGGTTCTAGGAATGACAATATCATTTAGATCATATGGATATCTTGATTCACTAGAGAGTGCTTTATGATAATCTATAATAGTAACATCATAACCACATTCTTTAATGACCTGTTCAAGATCATATCCAGAATCATCTTTAAAATAATTATCAATTATCCATTTAGCTTTCATAATCTGTTTTCGGATATGCTTCTGTTTTGCTTTTCAACCCTTTGAATAATCTGTCATCTTGTTCTGGCTTATTCATAGCAATATGATATGCCATCATAGCATTTGCTATAACATGGGCCAAATGATGCTGTTTGGAATCAGGCGCATATTCTTCACCCATTCTATAAGCATTTATGTGTCTTTCCATTGCATCTAGGACTCTGGATATTTCTAGATCGACCCAATTATTCACTGAATATTTTTCGGCACCTTTGGTCAGAACTTCTGCAACGGCTTTATATGAATCTGGTGGAACTAGACCAAATTTAGGCTTGGTCCCATCGTATTTCGTTCCACCATATGTTCCTGTAACTTTCTTACCTTCAACGTCACCAGAAACTTCATTATTTTTAATATCAGATGTTATTTTTTCTGACTGCTCTATATCGTTATCGCTCATCATTGCAACCTGTAATTTTTTCTTTCAAATGTTCAGCAAATCTAATTAAGTCATCTAGAACGACGACTTTATTTTCATCCAATTCATCTTCAAAACGATTAACTATTCTTCTCAATTGATACGCCATTTTAGTGTAAGGCGTCTTGGGACGATTTTCTCTGTAAGAGCCGTAGCATTCATCAAATGCTATCGATGATGCATCTTCGAATTCTTCAATATTCATGGAGAATATCTCTACCTATATTTTAGATTGGAATGTTATCATATTAAAAACAGCAGTTCAATTGGGTTTAAACTTTATGTAGGCGGCCTTTTTGATATTTTCCAATTCTTTGGAAGAGAGCTTATCTATTTCTATTGTTATTATTTTGTCTTTATTCTTCAATTTGAATTTAAGCAATAGCTTATTAAACAGACCATCTTCATTGGTGATGGCTTCTATCGATTCTATGGGACCAATTTGAGAAATGATTTGAGATATGATTTTAATCGTGTCTTGAACCAATTCTTTCTTTGGAAGATGCTGCAAATCCAGTATTTTAGTTTCAGACGTGTTTAGATCAACCAGTAATGCCTTAATAACTGGATTTTTCCGTTCCTCGAATTCTAAGAGTAATTGGTTTAATTCGTTCAATAATCCAAACATGATAATTAATTTCTTATTATCATATTTATTTTATTATCGGTTCATAAGACTCTTTAAAAATCTTATTGAGAGTCTTGGTATCGTGCTCATTTTTCAATGGAGTCAAATCTAGGTCTTTCGGAACATTCTTGTAGGAATCCATATCCTCAAGTTCTTTGATATATTTCATCATGAAATCATTGTATTCCTTCCATGATATTCCATTACTCTCTACCGCAGTTCTCTCTATTCTCAATGCGATTTGATGCGCAAGTTGATATATCTCATTATAGGTATCGATCAATAATTTCTCTATACTTTCATGCAATATGAGATACTTGTCAGTTTCAATGAACTTTCCAGCCCTATTCTTGAATCCCTTTGGGACATCCTTGTCAATATAAATGGTTTTGCCATCTTTGGAATATCCAGCAAGATATGGGATGTCATGTGACCTGTCTATTTTGTAATTAGATATGATAGATTCTATGGATTCATCAAATATTTTATTATTCAGAAGCCAATCAGTAGAATAAGGAAACTTTCTGTAAATCATATTACTCTTCGTACTGATCTACGTTCTCACAAATTTCTTCAAGCTCTGCGAATATCTTGTCCACAATTTGTCTGTCCTTAAAGAGAACTGGAAGAACTTTCTGGTTGTATTCCAGCTTATCTTCACCCTGATAATTCGCATTTCCAAAATTAACCAGATAATCGTAGAATTTCTTTTTAGCCACGTTGCTTCTTAAATCATTCACATTGATGACATATTCCAAATCAATGATATCATAATTTAAAGGAATGACTTTGATTTCAGATATTTCGACCTGCTTAGCTTTTCCTATGTAAGTGCGCCTCTCTGGTGGACTATCACTGTAATATCTTTCAGGAGAATGTATCTTCTGCTGACTGATTCTGTATGTGATATCCAAGTTTTCCACTCTCAAATTTTGATAATCGCCAACATGGTCATCACCATAGCGATATCCCTTTCTCAATTCTTCATCGCCATACTGTTCATTTAGCGTTGTAAATGAATGCAAATCTTTTAATTTCATATTATCCTCTATAAGATATCTTATTATTTATTATTTATTTCGAAGGATAGTATGACGGGTTAATAACATCATCAACAAAATGGCGTGCTAGGGCTTCGTCTGGCAAAATCCACCATTCATTGTTCTCTCTATATGCCAATTCTTGCATAGGAACACCAGTACGATTAGATACATTCCTGTTCAAATCTATGATAAGGTATCTAATCATTGTCATTCTGTTGAGTGCCTTTTCAGCATCTGGATTATCTGAAAAACTCACACTGGCATTATGAAGCATGAAAAATGAATGGGGCAGCATGTATCTCTTTACTCCATACTGATGAATATAAATTGCCATGCTTTCTGCTTTGCCAATGGCTATGGTGTAGATTGGACGCTTTGATGCTCTCATGGCATCTATTATTTTAAGTCCAGCATACACATCACCGCCATTAGAATCTATGCAAATGAATATTGGATTTTCAGACCCATCTTGCAACTCATGTATGCGCTTTATGACTTTAGCTGCCAATTCATTATCTATATCACCATATAATGCTATGGAGTTATATGGCCTTACGGTATTGATTGAATACTCATAAGATTGCTTTGCGTAATACAATACAAAGGAAAGAAAAACTAATGCAACTATATGTAATAGTGCCTTAAATATGAAGTCATATGTCTTGCTCATTTTATTTCTCTACAATTTATAGTATTTAACGAAATAACAATTATTTGCTAATTATTTTTGTTCTTTAAGGCTAAAAAGAAATTCAGTCAAGCATTCTTTCCAGAAAAAATTCTTCATATTGAAAACGGGAATATCATTCTTCGATGCAATGGCAATAGCAAGGCCACTGCCACCAGTCAGTTTCGTTCTGGTTTTATGGCTTTCGCAACCATCGGGAGTCCATACCAAAACAAATGACGATGGAGTTTTTAAATCCATACCCAAAATCTGCATCACGTTTCGTGCCATTAATTTCCTTACTGGCTCTTTTAAATTTCTCCAATTGCCATGATTTTGGGATGCAATATAGTATGCTTCCGATGGCTGGACATATAATGATGAATTATTATTATTGAAATTTTTCCAAGGAAGATATATCTCTTTCTTCCCACCAAAAAGATCGAAGGCACGCTCAAACATAGTATCAGCACCATCAGCACCCCCACTTCTAAGAATAAAATCTTCGAATATGGATTGGCAGACTTCCGCTATATCCGTCTCTAGTGATGCTGGAATTTTCCTTGATCCAATTCCGGCGAAATATTTTTCCATTTTAGTAGCTCTTTGTTGTTTTATACCATCGTCCCTTGAATGCGATTGCTGTAGCAAAAGTATCTTGCTGAACCATCTTCTCATTACATTCTTTGCAATACTGATTGTCAGCATCGGCCATCTTGACCAATCTATCTTCGACTATATCACATTTCTCACACTTGAAAGTATAAATCATAACATCACCCATCCATTCTATAATTCGATCTTATCACAATTAACCCATTGACAAAAGATGTTATAATGATATGATCTTATAAATAATTTATATTTTTACATTATTGGAGAAAAATAAATGAAGATACAGGATATTTTATGTGAGGATGTTGGTTTGGCTCTGGCTTATAGACAATTGTCCCCATTGCAGATTGGTCTATTGAGAAAAATAGCTGCTGGTAAGTTTGATTTGGAAAGTGCATCACCCCAAGCCCATGATGCCGTTGAAGGATTGATCGGTCTAGGTATGGTGGACGATTTGGCGACAGATGCAACAGAAAAGGGATTGGCTGCACTACAATTAGCTGATAAGTATGGTTCTACTGATCGCAGAAATCTATTGCATGCCAAGGAACAGAATAAGCCGGCACAGTATGTCGATTTTCCAGAAGATGAGATTGAGAATACTTGATTAATAACCAAACCATATAAAACAAAAAGCCCTAGTATATACTAGGGCTTTTTTATTTCTCATTGATTAAATAATTAATATTTCAGTATTTCTTTCAGATACTTCTTAACTTCATTCGTCAAATACTTCTGGGCCTTCTCATCTTCCTTTACGACTTCTGCAAGTGACAGTGCTCTATATCCTGCTTTTGAATCTTGCAATGATTCATAGATTGACATTGGCTGTGCATCTCTGCATGATGGAGTAACCACAATATCAATAGTAACTAGAGAGAATCCTTCAACAACACCATCAGGTCCGACGTTTCCAGCACCACGGCTAGACACGCCGGGTCTAAATCCATTCTTGATGACCTCTTTCACGATAAGTCCAGAAGGAGTGTCAAGAATCTTCATTTTACCAACAGCATTATTGCCATCCATGCGAATTTCTGTAATCAATCCTCCACATTGTGAAAAATTGACAGACAATCTTTCAGATGGGTGATCCACTTCTGACAGCACACCACCAGACAATTTAATGCTTTCCTGCAATGACTGCACGGCATTCTGCATCTCATTTAACCGATAAATTCTACCATTTCTATTTCTGGTTTCTGCCTGCATGAAAATACCAGACAATGCAGCAGCTTTGCCATTGTCAAAGCTTTCAGTAATGACTTTTGCCTCATCTGCGGTATATGATTCAATTAAAAGTTGCATAATACATCCATTTTTATATTACATTATTTATATTTTAAATATCAGAAAATGAAAAATCCCGGATCGCTCCGGGATTTTTCAAAGCATTAAAGCTCAATTACGCCTTAGTGTGACGCTTTCCTGCATCAACATCTTTAATCAACTTCTTGATGGGCTTCTGGCGCTTCTTATCGGCAGCCTTGGCCTTTCCATCAGACTCTTCTTCGCCATCCTCAAAAGCATCCACGTCCTCGCAATCTGCATGATTGTCAAGTCCCTGAACTTCCTTCTCATAATCTTTCACAGATTCGGTGACCTTATGCTCCTTGGCAAGATGGGCATACAAATCTTTCAATTCCTTGAATTTCTTTTTCTTGCCATCAACTGACGTATACTCAATTCCTTTGTCATCGTCCACGTCATGCTTCAGTGTGCCGACTTTCTTGTCATTGACTAGAACATCATCGCCGCTAAGCTTGAATGGGGATTTCTGCTCTCTCAAACTATTGAGAACGCTTGCGGCTTTAGAATGGATGTAATCCGAAAAGGCTTTCTCCGCCGCAGCGTCATCCTTCTTTACTGTATTGTCAAACACAGATTTCAATAAATCATGCATATTCATTTTCATTATCTCCAATTTTTAATTTTTTGCATTTGCATAGAGTAGATATTGAAGTAATGATTTTTGGTTTTCAATATCTTTTTCTTCTTTAGTGGGGTTAATGCCCGCTTCTTTTTCCTTTTCCTTAAATTCTTCTGTATTAGTTATCAGAAAATTATAGGGAGAAAGTTTAAAACTATTTAGATACTCTTTAAAACTTTTCTGTTTCAATGTCCGGCCCCTCCTGCGCCACCTGCACCGCCTCCGGCTGCTCCACCACTCGAAGCGCCACCGGATGCTGCTCCGCTGGATGCTGGACCTGCACTCCCGCCACCAGTGGCGGAAGATGCGGAAGAAGATTGCCCTCCATGGCCTTCTTGACCTCCATGTCCGATATTATTCTTTGAACCATGTTCCAATCCGCCATAAACCGATTTCTTCTTTTTATAGGCAACCTTTTTAGGATTCTTATCCTTAAAAACGTTTGGGATGGTTGAAGATAATACGTCAAGAATTTTCATAATTAATCGCCAGCTTCCGTATCTTTGATATCTTTAGCTGGATCATCCTTAGTCAATTTCAATTTATGTTCAACATCATGAATGAACAAATCGGCCTTTTTCTTATTCTTTGCAAGATGATCTGCACATTCAACAAAATCTTTTTCAGTCACTTCAGATTTTCCGGTATGCTTTGCCAAAGTCTTAAGAAAATCTTCATCTTTCTTTTCTTTCTTTGCTCTTTTGTGAAGAGTCTTTAGAAAATCTTCCAATCCCTTTGATGTTAACAACACATCATGATCTTCTCTTAGCAATTCCCTCGCCTTCAATTCAAAATAAGTATGCTGATAAGCCTTGGCTGAAGCCTCATCGCCTTGAATCAAACTGTATACAACTTGTCTCAAATAATCTTTTGCGTCCATTATTTCACCATTAGGATATCATTATTTATTTTCATTATTTATTTTTTGGAGTATTTTGGTTAGCATTTGCTGTTGCAGGTGTTTCTGCTGCATTATTAGCGGCATTTAGATCGGTATCATTACTTTCGGTATTATTTTCATCTGTTGTTTCTTCGGCATTAACATCCTCGCCATTATCTAGCGTGTTATCTGTACCAAAAATTGAATCTCCGCTTGTAAGCCCTCCATCATAGCCACCAGAATCAGCATTATCTGGTGAATATATCTTGGCAAGATTTTTCCTTCCACCATTAGGATCAAGGCCAAGTTCTTCTGCCTTCAATCTTTCATTCAACAATATTTCTTCTTTACTCAACTGTCCATATTTGCTAAATGCAAATCTCTTGGACAAGCCTTCTATGCCCAATGCAGTTGATAGGATATTCAAACTTTGTTGATTTATCTCTTGTTCTCTTGACTTCTTGAAATTAGATGGTGATGGCAACACCAATTTGAAAATCGTAGGATCAATATTAATATTCTGATCTAGAAGGAAACGTTTGAATTCCTTGTCCAGCACGTCTTCAAAGTGAATTTGTAATGATTCGATATACAATGTGAATTGTATTTCCTGCTGGTATGCGATTCCTACCTTACCATCAGTAAATGGATTTCCGCCTTCTGTAGTATTGTCCATGTATGATTGTGGAATTCTTAAAGCTCTCCACATCTTATTGTACCAATACATAAGGTCAGACAGTTCTCCAAGATTCTGACCTGAAGGTAAGGTTTCTACCGTCGATCCTTGACCATTTCTCATCGCAAAGAAGAAATCTTCATTGATGGAAATAGGAGAATAGATAGATTCCATCTGATTCCCGCCACCATATGGTGTAGGAATTTTTCTCTGCTTTATCTCATGCTTTGCCTGTTCCAATATTTGGGCTTTAAGATGTGGTGGAGTGTTTCCCAATTCCAATTTGAACACTCGCTTCTCTGGCGCTCTCTGTATTCTATAAATCAACAAAGAGTCTTCAAGCATTTGTTTCTGTTTAAAAGTCTTGTAGGCTGCTTTAAGAATTGAACCACTGAATGGAGCATCATCGCTCATGTCATCATGTAGGCCAAATCTTACAACTTCATCTGCCTTATAGTTTTCAACATTGTATGTTTCTGCCGATCCACCCGTAAGTGCGAAATTCACGTTCTGAACAGACTTTTCATAATCTGTCCTGATTTGCCATCCTTTGATATCATTAATGTCATCCATCGATACTATCGCGCCCACGACATTCTTTGGATGGACGAATTTATATGGAAGATTCTTATTTTTGTTTCTAAAAAAGAATGCATCTCCATATTTTATGGTATTTCTCACCGTTGGGAACAATCTGCGATTCCAACGATGAATGTTGCACCATGTCTTTAATGCTGCTCTTAGAGTTATTGCTACTCTATTGGGAACTTCCTGCTCGCTTCCGGCAGTAATCACAAAGGATATTGGTAAATCTGTTTTGGCGTTGTTTCCTGTAATCTCTCTTGCTATGATATCCAATGCTCTGGAAACGTCCGTATCTTCATCCATCATATCGTATTCACGATATCGCTGAAGGCGCATAGACGATCCTTGGACGAGTTTATTCATCCAAGAATAGTTTCCATATAACCCATAGTTTCCTACTATATCTTGACTGTCAGTGACGCTGGTGCGTGGGGATTCGGGCGTTATTATCTTGTAGAATTTAGTGATTTTCCCATTATCTGCATTAACAGCCATTTTTTATTCTCTTTGATTAAGATATTTATTGATCTATTTATTGCATGTTAGTGCCGTATGGATGACTGGACCTCATCCAGATGCTTTCTATAGCTTGCATATACTGATCCGGTTTGTGCGGCTTCTTCTAGTTGCTGCTTCTGATCGTTCTTGCTATCTCTATCATTCATTTCTTTATTTGTTTTGTAAATTCCTTCAAGCAACTCTTGAATTTTATCTTTACTTCCACCATTTTGCATTAATGCCTGCACTTGATCCAACTGTTGACGTAGAAGATCATTAGGTGAAGGTGGCAATGACTGGGTTCCAGTTAAGGAATCAGTGAACATCTTGCCAATATCTGAAGCAGATAGATTATTTGGTAGAGCTTGATTTATAGAATTCTTGTAATCTTTATATGCTAGATGGGCGTCTAATCCTAAAGATGCCGCCGTTCCAATCACCGGAACCGATCCCAATGCGCCAGAAGCAACTTCTTCGCCAGCGCCAGCCCAATCTCCATGATAGGCTCTATAGGCTCCAAATCCAAGCCCCGCCAATAGACTAACTAAAGGTATTTTTTTCAGAATGGTTTTACCTACTGCTTTCTCGCCGACCTTTTCAGCAGCCTTTACACCTTCTTCTCCACCAACTTTACCAAATATAGAGCCAAGGAACCCCTTTCCGGTGGTTTTTGTTGCAGTTTCCCCCGCTGTCTTAGCACCTTCTTCACCAGATTTACCAAATATAGAGCCAAGGAACCCCTTTCCTGTGGTTTTTGTTGCAGTTTCCCCCGCTGTCTTAGCACCTTCTTCACCAGCTTTACCAAATATAGAACTAAAGAATCCCTTTCCTGCGATTTTTGTTACAGCTTCGCCGGCTGTCTTAGTACCTGCTTTCTCGCCGACCTTTTCACCCGTCTTAGCTTCTTCCCCACCAAAATTGCCAAATATAGAACCAAAGAATCCTTTTCCTGCGGTTTTTATTACAGATTCACCAGCCGTCTTGGCACCTACTTTTTCACCGACTTTTTCAGCCGTCTTAGTGCCTGCTTTCTCGCCAACTTTTTCAGCAGCCTTTACACCTTCTGCACCATCGCCGAATAACGAAATAATCTTTCCAAGTTTTCCGCCTATTTTTCCACCTAGCACGGTGGCTCCTTTACCTATTACTTTTGATGCGACAGCACCTGCAACGATACTGCCAATAGTGCTTGCAATACCGCCATTCCCACCAAACGGTGAATTTGAAAAACCATGCAAAGCTTCAGTAGCCCTTATTACTGCTTCAGTAAACTTATCAGGACCATCCAAATTCTCTGCGGCAGTCTTTAATGTTGAATCAAAATCTTTTGAAGTATCAACCGCATATTTGCCTTGTGCTGCTTGACGTTGGGCAGCAGTTCCATAAAGTCTGTTCTCTTCTTGGCGATTTATCCCAAAATTACCTAACATCTTCGTATAAAGGGATTCTTGAAGCATTGGAGATAAATTTCTATTATTTGCTGCCGTTTCTTGAGCATTCTTCAATGCAGCCATATCGGCCACGTTTATTTTCTCGGCTATCTCTCCAAATCTCTTTTGAGATTTTTCATCGGTTAATGTATCTATGCCACCGGCAGCTTGAACGCTTGCATAGAAATTTTTATCCTCATCAGATATTTTATCGTTTGGATTCCTTCTATTATACATGGAAACCTGCATCGAAGCTCCAAGCTGCCTGCGGATAATGTCCTCGATGCCAGCATATCGCTGATTTATGGCTTGCTGTTGTAATTGCTTCTGTTGATCTATACTGAATCCAAGAACTGTATTCAATTTAGTTCTGGTATAGATTTCTTGGTTAATAGCCTTTTGTCGCTCTTCTTCTGATTTGTTAGCATTCTTGGCGCTTAGAACTGCAAGCTCACCAGAATCTTGCAATGAATCATAAAAATCTTTTAGTTGGTCATCAGTTGCGCCAATCTGCTTTGCAAAATCTCGCATGAATGACATTTGAGTCTGTGTGGCCTTGACATTAGAATAAGAAATGCCCATTCCACCAGTCGTTTGCTGATATTGGAGAGCTTTCTGTATAGCCTCTCGACCATACACACCAAATAGATGAGCCGTTTTTTGTAATTCTGCCGAATTTGCAAAACCTTGTGTCTCATTTCCTTGACCCAATGCTCTAAATTGCAAACGATTTTGCGATATTAATTGTGCACGATCTGTTTCTGATATGCCCCTACTAATATCAGAGAGATATTCAGTTCCAGATATATTGGCGGATTGACGCGCCATAATATCTCTAGCCAATTGTGGTGCAACATTAGCCAATATTGTGCCAAAGATTTTTAATCCTCTTCCAAGTTTGTCAAAGGCTGACCCCAATCTGGTAGAATTTTTAACAATATTGTTTGCGGCAATCTTAGAGCCTTCATGAACACCTTGTATGCCATCATTCAATTTCTCAAAGATATCTGGTGTTTTTCTTTCTTCCTTATTGATATCCTTCAGATTTTTAAGATGTTCTATTTCTTCCTTTGACAAAGCTCCAATCTTATTATTGAAATTTTCTATGGTGTTTATAGCAGATTGATACTCTGCATCCAACTGCTGTTGTTTCTTGATTAGATCATCAAGGGCACTCTGCTCACTCTTTACCTTTGCAGATGATCCCTTTTTCTTGCTTCGTTTAAGTTTGGCAATCTCATCTTTACGAGCCTGAATCTCTTTATTGATATCATCAAGACTTTTAAGAATCACCTGACTCTTCTGCATGCTAGCGGAAACTTTTTCAGCAGATTTAGTCAATTGTTCCAATGCAGCCATAGCATCGCTGGATTTCTTTGCATTTTTAGCAATATTATCAGCCAATGCTATGGCAGCTTTTCTTTGAGTATCATTCAAATGCTTTGTAGTCTTATTCAGTTCATCATACAAATCATTTAATACTCCACCCCTTTTGGACAGGTTCTTCATTGCCAGTGTCATTTGCTGGATGGAATCACCATTGTTCTTAATTATATTATTAAGCTTATCGTAGTTTGGAGTTTTTATTTTATCAGATGATGCCGAACGTGGATTTCTATTTTCGGAATTATATCTTTCATATGCCGAGCTTCTGGAAGAAGCTGCTCCTATTCCAGTCATGCCCAAAGCTGTAGCCATCATGGTTACAGCTTTTTTCAACATTTCGGTATCGATATTATTGTTATCAGTTGCCATGGAATAAAAAGGTTATCATCTGATATTTATCCATTGCAAAAGTTTAAAAATCTTGACAATTGAATAAATTAATGATATAAAGTTATAAATTTATTTTAATTGAGTCAATTTATGAAAGAGCAAAAACCTAAGAAAAGAAAAAATTATATTAATAATGCCGATTTGTTAAAAGAACTAGAAATAAGCAACAAACAAGGAAAGATGACAGATAATTTAACTAGAATGTTAATGATGCTCACTCATCGCTTTGCAATGAAAGGAAGATTTGCAAATTACACATACAATGAGGACATGCAGGCTTTTGCTCTATTGACTATCGTTAAAGTCTGGCGAGGATTTGATCCAACCAAGAGCAACAACCCATTCGCATATTTCACCCAGACAATCAAAAATGCTTTCTTTCAATTTGATAATCTTGAAAGGAAGCAGAGAGATATCAGGGATGAAATTTTAGTATCCCATGGTGAATCTCCATCATTCTCCTATTTGGACAGAAATGGACACGATGACTTCGATACCCATCTGACTTCAAATGATTTCGTATCAGAGTACACTTTTGATGAGACTGAATCGTTTGAACCAGAAGATGAATAATCATCAATGAAGAAACAAAAATGGGGCATATGCCCCATTTTTATGCCTTGACTATTTTGGAAAAACCTTTTTCCAATTCTATCTCCATAGTCTTGGAGAACATATTTACGACTTCATCCCTGTGACTAATAATAAACAAGGAAATCTTATCCTTCAAGGCAATTGTCTTAATCATCTTGGCCGCCATCTGCACGCCAATGGTACCAAGACCAACGTCAAGACATTCATCCAAAATGCAGAATGAAATTTTGCCATATCGTTTCTGTAGAACATCCCTAAAAGCGAATGACAGAGCCAAGTTCACGCGAGCCTGTTGACCTGATGAAAGATTACCATAGTCCAATTCACTTCCAAATTGACTAATTGAAGCCGTCAACTCTTCCGTGAATTTTACTTTATGTGGCAACCCAAGCATATCCAGATAATACTTCAAACGTTCATTGAGGAACGCAATACTCTTTGTGAGCAGAGACTTTCTTATGAACGAATCCTTCTTGGTCAGAAGTTTATATAAGAATTTCTGGTGCGTCAACAGATTGTCAAGCTCATTTATCTTATCATAATTGGAATTATCGAATTCCATGTTATCCAAGTCTGACAACGTATCCAAATGTGGATTGACACTGTTTTTCAGTGTCTCCAATTCTTTAATTTTGCTTTCCAACTTGTGATAGTCATTTAACAAGTCATACTCTGACTTGTATACCAGTTCTTCATTCAGTATACCCAAACGTTTCTCATATTTTGCTATATGTACTTTCAAAGATGATATTTCAGAATTAAGTTCATCTATCTTGGCCTTTATGGAATCGGCATCTTGACCATCAAATGGATTCTTCTGATTTGTCAATTTCTCCAACTCGCTGGTAAGATTCTCCAATTTATTTTTGTTTGTTATAAGGTCGAACTTATCTTTGAAAATCTTTGCCTGATTCAACTCTTCAAGTTTTGTTTCTTTTTGTTCCACTTTCAATAGATCGGATTTATTCAGACTCTCTATTGATGTTATCTCTACATACATGTCGGATATCCGTTCTTTTAGCTCCGCAAGCTTTTCTTCGGATGAGACATATTTTTGAAGGCAATAAGGACATTTGTTTTCTTCAAGATGTGCCACTTCCTTGGAATGGTTGGTCATTTCCTTATGAATATCAGAAGCCTTCTTTGCTCTTGTTTTAATTTCTTCTGTCAGAGTTTTAATATCATTCTTGATGGCATCTATTTCCTCGATGAGACTCAATTGCCCATCGAAATCTATGTCTTTAAATTTCTCCAAATCTTGGGTTATTTTGGATATCTTCTGGTTCTTCTCCAACTCCCACCGACCCATATTATCAATGGTCGCCTGTAGATTTCTGACTTCAGAAGTTTTAAGATTTATCAAAGATTGCTTTTCTCTTAATTCATCTTCGGTCTTTTTCTTTTCTGTTAAACAATCCTTCTGGAAATCAAAGTCGATGGCACTCAATGAAATGATGACCTTCTCCGTCTCTTGAATCTTTTCCTGATTCTCATTGTCCCACTGATTGATTCTGGCCCGTATAGCTTCAATTCTAGACGCATATTGGGCTTTCTGTTTCTCTATTTCTTCCTGAACTCTCTTCAAGGAATCCAATTCTTTAGTATTGTTCTTTATCTCATCATTGAGTTTCTCGCCCTTCCGGCTCAATTCAGTCAGTCCAGTCAATTCTTCCATGATATCCGATTGATTGGCCTTTCCAGATGCAGAAGTTACAGGCAATGAGAAGAATGGCTCATGCCTAGCGCTATAAATGATGATTCTAGAAAATATTTCATATGGCATGTCGATGATTTTCTCAATCTGTTTATTCACCAATGCCACTGATGATTCTGCAATATCATTATCGTCAAAATCCAAGGAAGACGACTTGAATATCTTGATGCCATCTCCACCCAAATCTTTGTTCTTTCTGAATCGGATGATCTTATAATAGAATCCATCCTTCTCAAATACCACATGGACTTCCATGTTCTTTTTGTTGATATTGTTTATCAATGCGTCTTGAGAAATGTTGGAAATGGTTTTTCCATACAATCCCCATGAAAGCGCATTGATGATGGTAGTTTTGCCAGAGCCATTGGAATCCACTTGTCCATTGACCATGGCATCAAGATTCCTACCTATAATCAATGTAGGCTCATCGAATTCCAAATTTATATGCGTTATGGAATTTCCATATGACATGAAATTCCTCAATGAGAGTGAGATTAATCGTATCGGTGTTGTCATAGTTTCCTATACTCTTCAATTATCTTTTTGTTGTCAATCTCTTTGATACTCAATGTATTGAGTTTATTGATGATAAGTGCATCCATATTGATATCATCTTCGTCATCCACAGAGGTATCACCATCCAATAGTTTATCCATATCAAATCCCTCATCCAATATGAGTTCCCTTAGCTTATACTTCTTTATCAATGATTCCTTCAATTCAAGGGATTCCTCATAATTTAGTTCTATGTCCACCAAACATTCCACCGTGGATTTCTCTTTCAAAATGGATTTGGGATCATCCATGACAGATGATAGTTTCGTCTTGACGTATGTTGGAGCATGTTTCCAATTGATGAACTGCAAATTATCCGTGGCATATTCATAAATGGCTAAACCGCGTTCTGTGTCATTCGCATCAGCAAAATTTGTAGGGAATGTATTTCCTATATACACCACATTGTCTTTAATATCTCTCTTGTGGTAATGCCCAGAGAAAATCCGCTTGAACATGCTGAAATGTTTGTGATCCGGTCCATGCTCTTTTATTACTGAATCTCCTGTTATGGTGAATCCCTTGAATTCAAAATGACCAAATAACACGGGATACTCAATGTATTCCAATAATTTGGGATATTCATGTTCAAACAGATATGGAAACAGAACGGCTCCCCTATCTCCCATATGCTCTACAATGAGCGGCTCATTTACGACTGTGAAATTCTCCAATGTCTCAAATTGCCTAATATTATAAATTTCTCTAGAAGACCTATGCCAAAGATCATGATTGCCAGTTATGAACCATACTGGCAGTCCAATGGAATTTATCATTTTAGCGCCAGTATATGCATAATCCAATGTCTGACCTGATATGGCTGAACGTTGTTCATAATAATCACCAAGAAATATTATGTGATCTATAGATGGATCGGCATTGACTTGTTCAATGAGCCATTCAATGTATTCTAAATTGTCCTTGTTATGTCTTTCAGAATTGTTCTTTGCTCCAAAATGGATATCAGTGAACATTACTGCTTTCTTTAATTTCTTCATAATCTATTATCCAATTAAGTCACAATGCTGTCTTTAAACCAATGAGGAATGTATTTTGAATACATCTTGTGCAATGAGCCATAGGACGCATCCAAAATATACGTATATCCCCAGTCCTCTTTTGATCTTACAATACGGCCAGTTCCTTGGATAATACCTATCATGGCTTGTCTGCTGTACCATTCCTTTGACAAATCTTGACGCCGTTTAACCCATGCATCAGCTAAGGACGGATATGGTACTTTAGCTATAATTGCAAATCGGCCTTTATCATCTTTCAAATCCAGTCCTTCTGTGATACTAGGACTAATTAATATCGCTGGTTCAGCATTGTTGTTCTTGACAAATTCATCAATGACTGCATCTCTTGATTGCTCCGCATCAGGACCATGATGGTATATCTTCTGTGGAATTTTTCCCTGTAATTCAGATATTAACCAATCGGCAATTTGGAAACTGCCAGTATGGATAATGCCAGAATCTTCTCCATGCGCTTTGCATATCTCAATAATATTTGAGATCATGGTTTTTCTTTCGTTCTTCTTATCTGGTTTATCCCATCCATAGGTCATTTTCATGACTGGCTTATACAGGACTGGTCTGTTATCCAGTTCAAATTCAGAATCAATTGATATGAATGCAGATTCCTCCAATGGAATTCCCAAGTCCTTGCAGAACTCGTCTTTATTGAGAATGGTAGATGACATGAAAAGAAATCTATCTGCCATGGGCTTGATGTATTTGACAAACAAATCTTTTCCATAGAGAGGCTTGAATTTGAAATATGTCTTATCTTTGATAAGCACATATTTGAGCAATAACTCATCTGGTGTAAGAGCCAGATATTCGTTTATTGCGCCAATATGTGAAACCACATCTTTTAGCTTATTGAACACATCAGCATCCGCCTTATCCATGGCTTCACCTGCTTCATATCTGGATTCAATATCTTCACTCAATTGCTTCAATTTGAGATATTCCACTTTCACTGCTGGAAGATATGTGTCATGCATCCATTCGATTGCTTTCTGTTCTGTTTCAGGAACGACAAAATTGACTTTGAATTGATTGCATCTACGTACACCAATTTGCAGTGCTTTGAATTCAGTTAAGTGATGTTCCAATGTATGGCATTCATCGAATACAATCAACTTTCTTTTTCCTATATTCAATTCATTGGATAGCATGAATACCAATAATCCCAATGTGTAATTGAGAACAACATTTGGGCTTTTCCTTGCTATATTGAGCGCATTTCTATGTGGACATGAAGCGCATTTTGGTTTGATATCTGATCCAATATCACAATTAGTATTTTTCTGTTCGCATTTATAGTTCGCTTTTCCATAAAGCGAAAATAGCATGGATGTATCAAATGTATCTTGGTATTGCTTTTGCAATATCTTCTGTGGAGTAAGAATGAATGCATCTCCATTTCCATCAGCTAGATAACCGGATAGATTCATTCCTATGAATGACTTTCCTGTTCCAATTGGCATTTCAGCAATAATATATTTCACATGAGATGGAAGTGATTCCATCCACTGTAATACTTCTATCTGCGATTTCCTTGGTTCATATTCGGAAGGCCAGTAATTTAAGATATTGTTTGTCATTTATTTGAGTACATTTTGATTCTCTCTATTGTAGCAGGAATCAGGTATGTAGTCAATGAATTACAGCCATTGCGGTCTGGTTTTTTAAAAAAATGCATTATTGATTATAATTGATAATTTTGGATTTTTTATATATAAATTCATATATTAAATAAATGCATAATATTTTAAATAAATGCACAATATTATATAATATTAATAAGTGAATTTTCCTTATAAGCGAAGCTTATAAGGAAAATTCAGTGATTAGCGAAGCTAATCACTGGAATTTGTGGTTTTTAATCCCATGAAGCAGTAATTAGTAATATTACCTACCCTACCCCCGTTTTTTATATATTATTATCATTATTATGCATTATGTAATAATATTGGCGAAACTAGTTCACATTCCAACGCCAGTGCATTTATGCTATAGCACCATCAGCATCGATATGGTAAAAAATTTATAGTTGATTGCTATTACCATATTCGGCTGTAATCCGCTGATATATCCAATATCAGTTTCATACTTTCATCTATGTAAGAAATAGATGATGTTTTAGTGAGTCAAATTTCTATAGAAAAGTTTAAATCTCGTAAAAACTGTATCTCTATAGAAATTCTCACATAGACCGTGGGTATGTACAAAATAGACAATCTTCTTACTTTATCTATTTCAGACCTCTCGACCTTCGGTGTATAACCTACTAGTGCAGCCTATTCGAGATTTCCAGATTGTAGCGCATCCTGCGAATTGCAATCCATGAACAATTAATTAACTGTTCATTTTGGGAAATATTTATAACACATTAAATTCGTTTGTCAATATGTTTTGACTTTTCTTCTATCAAATAATTTTTGAATGACAAATCTTTGTGTTCAGCCATGCTTGCCTTTGTTCTGCGCAATCTCTGATTGAAATCATCCTTTCTTCCAGATAGAACTCTAGACCTCTGCATCTGTCTGGTATCTGTGTCATTGACGCCTGAATACCGATGATAGTCTTTTCCAGCAACATCCTTTCCTTGTTGCTTACGAATGTATTCATTCATAGCCAAAGCTTTGTCTGCTGCTATTCTATCACTTTTGCTTGATATGCTTCTATTGAATGACCTCAAATGTCTATAGTCATACTTTCCGAGTGTGGAAAAGAATGTGGTCAACAATTTATCATTTATTTGATTGTTTGCATTTATGAATCTCAAACTCTTTAAGACAGCATAGGATTCTGGATCAGAATCTTCCAGAGTCTCAACTCTGTTCACATATTTGGATTTGCTGTCTTTGGAATTTTTGAGTCCAGTCAAGAAGTGAAATTCTTTAGGTGTTAACTTTGAATACAAATCGATCATGGCTTGATCTAAAGGAGGCAATGAGTTATACCATTCTTGGTCAGCTTCACCTTTAGCTGCTTGAACTTCGCGTCTGATATCCTTGTAACTCAAGTCATTGATATTATCCCATTGTTTAATGTGTCTAGACAATTCTTGAAGGAATTTGCTCCCTCTGGGAGTAGTCTTGTATACCCCATTCTCCGAGCTTATTAAATTATTGTCTAGCGCGATTTGGAGCAGTTTTAGAATGTTGGTATATGTTTCTGCTGTTTCAGGGTCAAGTTCGTCACCATAATTGTCCAAGTAGTTTTTGAACCTGTTGAAGTCATGTGCTCTTTTGAATGTTCCAGCAATCCAAGGAAATGTTGGTCTTTTCGATGAATTTTTTTCATTGATTGCTTGGGTGATCTGGTTATAGATTTCTTGAAATGATGCCATATGGATTTTTATTCTTATTTAAAATATTTATTTTTCTTTAGTATTTCATAGAATATTTTGGCATCGTTCATGTCTTCTATAGGCTTTGGGATACCATTTAAGCTAAGAATGTCATCTTTGTTCAATCTTAGGAAATTTACCCATTCACAATTCAACTGTGGATTGTCAACCAATGCCATGAGTATTTCTGGTTTCTTGAATTTTCCACCAGAGACACCTTGATGATTTCTATATTCATAATGTTTAACCTTTACACCTTTTTCAATGGGGGTATAAGTTAGCTTGGCAGCTTCCAGTTTCAATCGTGAAGGCTGTAGGATGATGACATTCTTTGTGATATGACTCAATATGTGGAATCTTAACAATGTGGACAATGTAACAAGATCAATCAATGGACCAACTTTGGATGAATAGCTATATCCTTCGATGCCCACAATAGTTTCTTCATCAGGATTGATATTTTGTTTAATATCATTGATGATGAGATTGACCAGTTCAGTGTATTGATTGAGTTTTATTATTTCTTGATCTGAATGGTTTTTGGTCTTGACATAATTCAGCCATCTATATGTTATAAGTGGCTCACATAGTTCAAACCATTTTTTAAGACAGCCGGTCTTTTCAGAAACACCATATTCCTCTTTGGCATAGATTACTTTTTTGTCATTTATGACAACAGCCGTACAATTCAATGAAGGGTCTATGGTTACAATATTCATGTTAATATATTGGATTCGTGTGTTTTTTATTTAGCTCAATCTCCAATCTTTCCGTGATAAACTCGGAGATGATTTCTCGTTCAAATGGCGTCAAATCCAACATATCTTCACGGCTCAATGAGCCGCGCATGAAATAAATCAATTCAATACCGCGTTTGTAGATATTCCTTCTATCACCCTCAAGTTCGGCGTTTAGCTTTCGCTTTCGCTCTGCGTTACCTGATTTGAGGGTTCCGTAAAAAAACTTACTGGATTGAGTGCAATAGGAATATTTTCAGACTTGTTACACCATTTACAGATGTGCTTATATTCAAAGTTAACACCCCAGTCATTGACCTTATGGATTCTGTCCAACACGGCCATCTGGAATTTTCTTTGTTGTGCCTTCAAGAATTCAACGATCATCTCTTGGTCTTCAACATTGTCGATGGATTCGATGTTAACAGCCAAGTTTTTGATGAATAAATCAAAAAGCTCTTCGGGAGTTTCATCTTGGATACCAGTCATGGTGTCCTGATTCAAATCCAACATCTGCTTGAATGACACATATTTTATCTTGAATAGGAATCCATCAAGTTCAAATCTTAGGTTTTCCAAATCTTTCTCATCAATGGTCTTGGTCTTACTCAAAAAACCATTGATTGGGATTTCCAGATTAATTTCCTTGGATTTTTCACAAGTGCATTTATATGGAACTGTAATGATATTTCCATATGAAACCAATCTCATGCATGTCAAAATGTAATCCACATCCTTTGACAATAGCTCTAGAGGCTTTTTAATTTGTGGGCAACATCTAGATATAGTTTTCTCTACGGCAGTGCCTTGGAATAGCATATCAGGCGTTTTGAGATATATCTCATCTAGAGTTGACATTGGATGCACAACAATTTCGCCGTCCTTAACATCTTCATCAATGATATCTGTTCCTTTATAGGGAAGTCCTTTGGATGGCAATCTGAAGGTCATTCCCGGCATTGCATTGCTTTTGTTTAATTTTAGTAATAGTGGATTGATTTTTTCCGCCATTGGTATACACCTAGTTTTAGCAAAAATATTTATATATCGTTTAAATCAATGAAATTTCAAGGATTTGTTGCATGATAAATAAGTTGATAAGAATTTAGTTTGATATGCCAATTTTTTCGCCATCATTTGTTGTAAATCCGCAGAGCAAGCCAAATACTGATGGAGCGCCAAGTGCATTAAATACTGCAACTCCACCGGCATCATCGCCTGCCGGTGTTAATAGTGTTGGTCAGAATAAGGGAGTGGGGCAGCAATTGGCATCAAATCAACAATCTGTTCAAAGCAATAATGCTCCACAAATGGAAGCCAATATTCCAAGTGGTCAAGACTATATTCAAAGAGCGAGCCAGATTTATCAAAATAATAATAGACAGAAAATTTCCTTGGTTGGCAGAACTGGTGCAGGTGCCAGACCATTGACAGCAGACCTAAGTCCAAGGAATGATATAAATTCTATTCAAAATAACGGTCAAGATATCTTTTCAGTTGTGGTGTTTGAAGCAACACCGGATATGTCTGAAAGTGGTCAAACCATATTGGTGGATGTTGGAGACATTAGAGCGGCAGCATCTGTTGTGATTTATTTGGGAAGCCCTTCAAGATCATTTAAAATAAGTGCAAAATTTGTCTCCAGAACACCAGAAGAAGCTTCCATGAATATGAAATATATCAATATTCTGAAGGCATGGAGAGAACCAGTATTGAAGCAAGGATCGCAATTTGGCGCAGAACCTGAAACTTTAAGATTATTCGCGTATAATGATGTATTGAAAGGAATACCAGTAATGATCTGGACCTTAGATATAGAATATCCTTCTGATGTGGATTATATTCTATCTGCGGAAGGAGATGTATGGGTTCCTATCATTCAAAACGTATCAATAGGCTTGAAAGAAGTCAGAAGCGTTGACGACCTAGCCACTTTTGATTATGAATCATTCAAGGCTGGAAAATTGGATCAATGGTAATACAGTATGGCATTTAAATTATATCAGAACAAAAATTCTCTTTTTAGAAAAAATTGCAGAATGGTGCAAGGTGGAACAACCGATGTTGTGGGCAATTTCCTTGGATGGTGGGAAAAGAGAGAATTTCCTCATGACGATATCAATGATCTAAAATTCACCATAACATCGGATTATGCATATAGGCCAGATAAGATTGCATACAAATTATATGGACGTGATGACTTTGCATGGATTGTATTACAGTACAACAATATTGTTGATATAAATGAAGAAATGGGAGTTGGCGCAATACTAAGAGTGCCTTCATATGATCGTGCGCTGTTCGATATCACAGGTAATAGTTAATGGCAACATCTGACCCATCAGTAAATCCACAAAATCCGTTATTGAAATATAGAGTTTATTCCATAAAGAATATTCTCGTTGCATTCACTTGTACATCGGATGCTGTTAACACAAAGATTGATTATAGTGTAGGAAAATGTGGAACGGTCATAGATGGTGCTGGTTGTAAGCAGAAGGGCGTTGTCGTAATAAATGAATTTGTTGACTACAAGTTCATCATATTTGCCCATGAAAACGAATATACATTCCATTCGTCTTTCGATCATTCAACATCTTCCATGACTGGATCATTGACCATAGTAGATTCAGTAGGTGGTCATTTCCAGAATTTCATGAGAGATGAAGTTGCAAAGGTTTTGGACATTTCCGAAACACACATGATCTTCTGTCTGAAAACTTTCATTATCGGAACTACATGGGATGAGAAACAGGAAGTCATTCCTATAAAGCCTTTAATCTTCCACATGTATAATTTGACTCATTCATACAACAATGATGATATAACACATAATTTCTACACGATGTTATATCTTGCAGATTATAATACTTTTGGACTTTTGCCAAACTATTCCAACTTGTTCCAGATGACAATTACTCACAGAGACAGTGGTTCTCCGGGAAGTAATTTAGGCATCAATGATTATAAACCAGAACCAACTCCAACCCCAACATCTACTATTACTGTAACACCAACAGTAACACCAACACCAATAGCAACTTTGACGCCAACACCAACAATCAGTGGTGGAGCGCCAGCATCATCATTTGATATAAGTGACGCTGGCCTAAATCTTATAAAAGAATTTGAAGGATTATCATTGACAGCTTATTGGGATGTTAATGCATGGGCCATAGGATATGGTCATAGAAAAGGTGTGTATGAGGGAATGACAATAACTCAAGCACAGGCTGAACAATTCCTTAGAGAAGACGTTCAATGGGCTGTAGCAGCGGTTAGAAATAACGTGAAAGTTCTAGTTGACCAAGGAAAATTCGATGCCTTGGTAAGCTTGACTTTTAACCTTGGTTCTGCCGGATACAAGAGATTGCTATCAACATTGAATAATCAAGATTATAATGGTGCTCAACAAGATTTCCATTTGTACGTGTATTCTGGTGGAAAAGTAAATCAATCATTGGTTAATAGACGCGCAGCAGAAGCAGCAGTGTTTGGCGGACTTCCGCCGCCATCAGGTGATCAACCGCCTCCGGCACAAAATTTGGTGGAAAGTCCAGCAAAAGCAAAACAATTGGATGTTACAAAACGTAACAAATATCTTGCAAAATATAGAGCAGATAGAATGCAGAGTGATAGAACAATGATGACCCTGAAGGATATCATGGAAGGGTTTGAGGCTGCATTGAAATCACAGAAAACTCCACCAGAACAGAAATTGTCTGAATGGTTGAGTACCATTAATGAAGGTTATGTGAAACCTTTGGAACCAGATGAGCAGAAAAAATCTGGCGGTGTATTGCCACTTGATTATAATATTCATCTTGATCCTGTTTATAATGATTATGTGATCAATAATAGAAATTTGGCTTTTGAACAGCCTGAACAATCCCAAGTCAGTGCCGGAATAAAGGTGTTCCAAGTCAAGCCCGGAAAAATGATTACGAAGACGGTGAACAATTTGATGAAACTGTCCAATCAGGTGGGCGAAGATGCCATTGGTGGTTCAACAAATCAAAAAAGCTATAAATGCAATATCTCTTGCATAAAGACTTGTGATGAAAAGTACCAATTCGATATCCATATTGCCCAATATGTGGTTCCATTGAATAATGGGAAAGTGGATACTGGACCGGGAGAAAGTAATGTAAATCCATTAGTGTTTACATACCAGAAAGATGCAAGAAGCAGAGATATAATAAACCTTTCAATGTCATTGTTCTCCGATAGCGAATTAAACATTCTTAGTCAGCCAAATAATAGCACAGACAATAGAGTCGTTTATGGCAATAGGGAACAGATTATGTTGGAGAGAAATGCAGATACAGACTTTTTCAAAACTGCATTCTCTGGCGTAAGAGGCATGGCAAATCCAAAGAATTTCGGTTTGGAAAGACCTAATGGTCCTGTCTCTATTGATAATCTAGTTAAGACGAATTTGGCACAAACATCTCGGTTATATATAACCATAATAGGTAATCCAAATCTTCTGTCTGATATCTTCAGGAATCCAATGAAGGTTGTCGAAGAAGATGAGGATAGTCCTAATTTTTACAAATATCCAGAGTATTATCCGATGTACGCTAAGCTTGACATTTACATCAAGCCTTCTGCAAACATAGGATTGAATCTAGATAAAGATATTTCAAGAAAATATTATTATGATGGTTATTACCATCTGGGCAGAATAAAAACTAAAATGACTGGAAATTTATTCACCCAAGAATTAGAAATGTATAGAACGGATGATGTAACTTAATTTATGTTAACCCAAGATCAATTATTAGAAATTCTAGAGAAGAGATATTCTACCGATAATAAGGGAGATTATTTCCATGTGACTACTGGGTTAACATCTGGCGTGGTTGTTGACACGGATGATCCATTGCAGATGGGAAGATTGCGAATCTTTTGTCCATCTCATGGTGATGATCCTAAAAAGATAATGCAATTGCCTTGGGCAGTTTATGTTTCTCCATTTGGTGGAGTAATCAATAATTCTAAATTTGAAAGAAGTGCAGGTCATACTACAGAAGGGGCAGTAGCATATGGATTTTGGGGAATCCCAGAACTTGGCGCTAATGTGTTGGTTGGATGCATTGATGGAGATTTAAGAAGAAGATTCTGGATAGGCACAATGTATGATCAACAAGAAACACATACATTGGGAACAGGACGTTATAAATGGGGAAGCGGTGGAAATGTCGATGGCCCATTCTCATCGGCTGGAAAACCAATAGAGCCAGCATATTCCAATGCAGAAGCAGCATTTTCAGGTGGAAAATCTTCACCGGAATGGCAATCCAGAGAAGCCGAATATACTGCCACTGCTGTTGATAAATCAGCAAGCCAACCTCCTACACCAGATAAAGATAGCTATTTAGATCAACAGTATGATGATATAGCAGATGCTCAACAATTCGCATTCAATAAAGAAGCAGTTGGATCAAATGGTTATGATTGGTCCGGGTTTGGTGGGTTGCCATTAAAATCATCTAGAGTTGTCTCATTGACTTCTCCCGGATTTGCAGCATTGACCATGGATGATCGAATGTTCAACAATAGAACAAAATTGAGATCAGCCACAGGTCATACCGTTCTTTTAGATGATACAAATGAGAGAATATACATTAGAACCAACACTGGAAATGCTTGGGTTGAATTGGATTCTTCCGGCAATATTGATGTTTATTCTGCAAGAAGAATATCATTAAATTCTGATTTGGATATAAACATCAATTCTGGCAAAACTGTACGAATACAAGGAAAAGAAGGCGTTTTCATGTATGCCGGGGACGAGAATGATTTGCCAAAATTGAGTGAGCCGCCACCGAAGGGTCAGATAAGGATTCAGGCAAAAGATGATTTGCATTTGGTATCCAACAATTTGAGACAATTGTCATTTGAGAATACCATCTTCGAGATTGGTGGCAATAAGTGTGAAACCGTTGGAGATAATTCTTATACACAAGTTCAACATGATATCAACGTAATAACCAATGCAGGGGATTATAACTTAACTGTCACTGGAAATTATAATCTCATTGCAACTGGAACAATAAACGAGTTCTCTATACTAGGCTCGAAATATGCTTCTAAGGGAAATGTTGAATTTTATGCATATTATGGTACTGTCAATATTGGTGCACAAACTGATGTTACGGTGAAGAGCGTAAGCGGAAGCATCAATATTCAAGCAGTTGGTGGAAACTCGGCAAATTCTGGCGGAGTTAACATCAAATCACCAAATTCACAAATCAGCGTCAACAAGAGTGGTGCTGCCATATCTACAAATGGAGCATTGGGAATTCAGACTGGTCAAGGCATCAATATGCAGGCACAGTCACAGTCTAATCAGAATCAGCCTATACCAGAAGATCAAGTTCCAGATGTGAGTTGCAATATTCCAACACCAGTTCCTATTGCTGGATATACTGGCGTGGATTTGGTTGCCAGAGTTGCATACAATGCTGGATTCCGAGGAAGAAGTTTGGTTGTTGCTACAGCTATTGCAGGTGCAGAATCGCATTATAATCCTAATGCGATTGGTGATACTGGTCTAGAAACAGATAAATGGGGTCCATCGTGTGGATTATGGCAAATTAGATCATTAAAGCATCCAGAACAGTTCAATTATCCAGACTCATTAAGAGTTCAAAACGATTTATTCAATCCGCAAACCAATGCCAATGCTGCATATGCATTTTCTAAACAGGGACAGAATTTTGGAGCATGGACGACATATATGAATAAATCATATCTTAATTTCGTAAATGATGCAGTAACTGCCATCAATAATATGTGCAGTCCAGTACCAAGTCCAACACCGATGATGCTTGCGAAAGATAATGGCATCAATTTGGATATATCTGGAATCAGTGGTGCGCCTATTGAGGATTTGGTGTTTGCCGCCGATGGATTGAAACCTTCAGTGATACTTACCGATACGTCCGTAATTATTCAAACTCTTACAGATGTATACGTCAATTCTGTTGGAATGTCGGAGTCTATAGCAATTCTCGCAGGCATTAAAGCCAAGAGTGACCAGACTGTTGCAAAATGTAATGAGATAATTGCAACATTGGATGGATGTTGCGACAGTTCGATACAGCCATTGACACCAATAAGCGATGCTGGCGTGTCAGCCCCAGTGGAGCAAATCCCACCGAACTATTTCCCATATATGAATGCTGATTCGGAGCAAGTGTTCAATTTGAATAATTTCGATATCAATGGAGGAACGATTATTCCATGAGTTTACAAGTAAATCAAAATGTTGTGAATGGACTTAATCCTATTCCAGTAGAAAATTATTATTTCCCAACATTGCCAAAAGTGGCAAATCCAGCATGTTTATCTGAAGCAGATAACGCACCATGGACAAATAGAGTTCCACAACATGAGCCGTGGCCTAGGACGCTCATGGGGAACAATTCTTCTAATAGTCCAAACAATGAGTCTCAATACAATACTTCTCATGTTCCACAATTTGTGGACGATGGTGGAGAAGGATCGCACTCTATAAATCGAGTTGAAGGCACAGATGTGATCCAACGTGGACAATTTTGGCGTAGATAAATATCTAATATGGATAATGGATTAGAATGAGCAATTATATTGGATTTTCATCACTAAGATTTCAAGTTGATAAAAATTTAATTCTTACTGATGTTGATATCATCAAACAGGATATTATCAATAATATCTATACTAGACGTGGAGAGCGAGTCATGATGTTTGATTATGGCACTCGTATTCCCGATTTGATATTCGAGCCATTGGATGATGCTGCCATTTACATTGTAAGAGATGACATTGTAACGGTATTCAACAATGATCCTAGAGTTCAATTGAAGGATTTACAGGTCATACCAGTATACGATGAAAATGCAATCATGGTATTCGCAGACGTATACTACACGTATTTGAATTTTAGTGGACAGTTTGATCTTCGCATAAATTTTGCGGATGGTTAAACAATAAATAATTGATAAATTTAGAGATTATTGATGGCGGCGCGTATAATTAATAGAGCAGAAACATGGGAAATGGCTTATGAAGCCTTTCAGCAGGTAAATTTTACCGCATGGGATTTCGACACAATAAAAAAATCTCTATTAGACTATCTAAAATTGTATTATCCAGAAGAAGATTTCAATGATTACATAGAATCTTCTGAACTAATAGCCATCCTAGAACTATTTGCATATATTGGCGAATTGATTGCATATCGCCAAGATATGAACGCGCATGAAACTCTAATCACACAGGCTGACAGAAAAGAGTCAGTCCTGCGCTTGGCGAAATTGCTGTCCTATAATCCTTCAAGGAATATTCCAGCCAGAGGCTTGGTCAAGATAGTATCCCTATCAACAACCGAACAAATATTCGATTCTAGGGGCAATGATTTAACAAACAAAACTGTTAATTGGAATGATCCAAACAATGACCAATGGAAGGACCAATTCCTTATCATATTGAATCGAGTGATGAATCAACCATTTGGATCAGTGTTGCCATCAGATAGAATTCAGGTTCAAGATGTTGTCTTCGAGTTGTATGGGTTGAACAATAATCCATTGAACAACAATGTCATAAGTTATAACATAAATGTGTCTGGTCAAACTTACCCAATGGAATTGGTAAGTGTGCAGTTGGATGAGAATGGACCATTGGAGAAGCGCCCAGAGAAGAATCTCCAAATGAATATATTGTATCTGTCCGATGGATTGGGAGATTCTTCTGATAATACTGGATTTTTCTTTTTCACCAAGCAGGGACAGTTGCAGAGATTACAGACCAATTTCGATGGAGTGACTCCAAATCAAACATATGATGTACTGGTCAATAACATCAATGATATCGATGTATGGCTGAATAATATTGATCCAACTGATGGAACAATAATCGTCGGTGATGGTTCTACTGATGTGCGTGCAGGTGAATGGCAACAGGTGGATGTGGCAAATTCACAAAACATCATATTCAATACAAATCCGAATAGAAATAAATTTGAAATAGAAACTCTGGCAAACGATCAAGTTAGAATCATATTCGGTGATGGAAATTTTGCTAATATTCCATCAGGAACGTTTGAAATCTGGTACAGAACATCTGCAAATGATGATGTTGTAATTCCAGCAAATGCAATTCAAAGCATCAACGGAAGCATTCCTTATTCAGACAACAACGGTAAGAAGCAGATATTGACATTTGCATTCTCATTGATGGATTCTATTCAGAATGCGGCACCATCAGAAGACATTGAGCACATTAGAAGAATCGCACCAGCAGTCTATTATACGCAAGACAGAATGGTCAATGGTAGAGATTACAATGAATTCATGTTGCAGGATAATAGCATCCTGAAATTGAGATCGATTAATCGCACATTTGCGGGAGATTCAAAATATATTGAATGGCATGATCCCAAGGAATATTATGATAATGTGAAAATGTTCTCGGATGATGGAGTCATCTATTTCAACACATATACTGTTGATACAAGGCTTGCCCCCGGAACATTGCCGTTACCTGATTATGCTGCCAATGCATCCTTGACTTCTGCATTGATATCAAATTATATCGAGCCTATATTATCAACTGATGAGTTCTATATCCGTTCGGTGCTGTCTGGCGTCATTCCAACATTGATAAGAACAAAATTTTCTACCACAGAGAAGTTCCAATTGCAAGCAGCTTTGTCAGATGCTATAAATTATCCACCAAAAACTGTTTACTTGAATTATGATGTATCTACCAATACATGGCAGATAACTACATCTCTTCCAGTTACCTATTGGATTTCCATAGAGTTACAGACAGACAATTATTGGGATATTGAATTCTTGGCAGAGAGAATCATCTTCCATAGTGATGGAATAGATTTCTGGGTGACAAATAAGAGTGCAAAAACAATAACTTACGACACCTTGAACGGAAATTATGACCAAATAACCATTCTTAGTGCAAATACCGATCCAAATGGTCATATCCTGACAAATAACTATGTTCTGAATGTCTCTGGACAATATGTTTATGAGACTGGTGAAAATAAAGGATTGGAAAGTATAAAAGACTTGATCCTGTTGCCGGGAGATACCAATGGCGATGGTATTCCTGATTATGTTACATTATCCTATCTGATATCACCATCGACTTATGTCTATTTCAATAGAGATTGTGTAGATGCCTGCGAATGGAATTATGTTCCATATTCTGCTTCAACTCTAGCAGCGTATGAGCAGGATCAAGCCAATGGTACTGGATTGTGGAAGAGAGAAAATGGTAGAGAAAATATCAATTTCCTATGGATGCATAGAACTCCAAGATATCATCTAGTTGATCCAGCAACATCCAACATAATTGATGCTTATATAATCACTCGCGGATATTATACATCTTTGAGGCAGTGGTTGACTGGAAAAGTTTCAACACGTCCAACAGTCCCGACACCGTATGAGTTAAGGGCTTCGTATGGTTATCTATTGGATAGCAAAATGATTACTGATACGGTTATTCTCAATGCGGGAGTAATAAAATTGCTATTTGGTAGTTATGCCGACAATACATTGCAGGCAACATTCAAAGTAGTTCGTTCACAGAATAAGACTTTGACAAATAACCAGATAAAGGCTGCAATAGTTGATGCAATCAATGATTACTTTGATATCAATCAATGGGAATTCGGCCAGACCTTCTATTTCACTGATTTGGCAACCTATATCCATTCGACTATTCCGAATGATATAAGTTCAATCGTGCTGGTTCCAACGTATAATAATCACTCATTTGGAGATATGTTCCAAGTCTATGCCAAAGAAAATGAGATTATTCAACCACATATTACGGTTGATAATATCGTCATTGTAGACTCATTAAACCCGCAAATTCTAAGACAAAATTAAGAAAATCACAAATTCTAAAAGAATATTAAACCCATAAATAGTAGATATATTATATTTCCGTGGACTTTTCTTAATGAGTGATTATAAGAAATCTAGAACAAATTTGAATGATTTTCTTCCAGAGCAAAATAGATCAGCGTTCCTGAAGAACTTGAATGAAAATCTTTTCAATAGATTCTTAACAAAAGATGAATTTAAGCACATCATTGGGATCATTGGAAGTAATGATGTAAATAGTCCACTAAAGCAAATCCCGGAAGCTACCGCTTTCAGGCAAAAGAATCAATTGCAGCCCATCGTAAATACCAAGATTGGTTCAGAAAATTTCTATCTTTCATTTGAAGACTATCTTAAAAGATTAGAGAGACTTGGTGTTGATATATCAAAATTTGATGAATGGGGCAAAACGCTTCAATTCAATTATGCCCCACCTATTGATATCGACAAGCTTATCAATTATCAAGATTATTATTGGGATTCGGCCGATACATCAGATGTTCCAGACTATATCACCATAAAGAATGAAAAGAACTGGGCATTAGCTAGAAGCAATGAGTTCAAGAAGACCATAACAAAAATAAGACAGCCTCTTGCTATCAATGTCGTTTCCCCAACAAATATCACCATTACTGGTAATGTGGTGGATCAAATAGCCATTGGCGATTATGTCTTAATTACAGATGGCTACAATTCTGTCATTAACGAAATCAAGAATGTAGTTCTCAATCCTGCAACTGGTAAAACTGAAATATTGCTGTTGATTCCATTGGATACAACGGTGAAATACAATAATCTCTATAATTTCACTTTGGCAATAACAAGCATTTCTTACAGGAATAATGCATTTCTTGTATCTGGTGATTTATCTAGCGTATTCACTGATGGTTATGTTTTCCTAACTTTCAATGATGTTGCAAATACTCATGTGCTATGGAAGGTGCAAAGCTCTACATATAATGCTGCAACGAATGTGACGACAATCGTTCCATATGCCACGATTCCACAAAATTCAACATGGAAGAATATATCCATGGCTCCGATGGCACTTTTGACTGATGCAGAATATCAGTCTGTGTCTGGTAATGCTGTAATATCATATAATGCAGTATGGGATGACATATACCTAGGAAATGTCATATGGGGAAGAAACCTTCCACTGTTGTCATCTGATGGAGGGTATTCGACATTGGGTGACCATGGGCTTAAAGATGATACTGTAAATTTTGTTAATCTACAGATTCGTCCCGGAGATATACTGAAACTCTACAATGGCCCCAATGCCGGAGAATACACGATATTGTCAGTATCATCAAACTTTATTGGTATTGATTCCAGCGTTAGATTCTTTACTAAAAATAATCTGAAATATGACATTTTGCGTCAAACAATTTATGATTATTTGATGAATGACCAAGCCCCGTCATTCCCATCTATTAATGATATATGGATTAATACTGCCAATGATACACTTAATCAGTGGGATGGATTGGAGTGGGTTACCAAAATATATAACATCTCTATTCTGGTTGAAGCTGCCCATCAGAGATATAAGTTATCTCTGACACAGGACGATCCATGGTCACAATCAAATAAATGGATTCACAAGAATGAATTAACTTCATTCTCTGGTAAAAGTAGAGCACAATTGCCAATTATTGAATTTGATCCTTTCTTGGAATTGTCAAGTACGTCATTATTCACTTATCAGTGGAAGTATAGGGCATTTACCAATAATCTGTTTTCCGATGTTGCAACCGATCCAACATTATTTGAATTGATTGATACAAGACTGACCAATCTGAATGATCCAGAATATCTGTTCATAACTTCAAACACTATAAGATTGCATCAAAAGTTTGGTAACGTGGTCAATGATATACCCGTAGGATCAAGAATCAGAATAGTTGGAACACAAAGCAATGATGGTCTGTACTATGTGTCACAAGTCACATACAAACAGGAAAATGCAACATCACACTTTAGATCATATATTCGATTGACAGAAAATGTGCCAGCCCCATTGGAATTGACCTTGGGATCATATATAGGACCAGAAAAAACATCTATTGGAGATACATGGCTTGGCTTCGATAAGCACTGGTGTTTCTATGGATTGAAGGATGTTGTTGCGTCGAGTGCAACACCAGAAATAAATCCAGCATTGGAAGTGTTCATAAAGTCTTATGTTGATCCAAACAATACATATGAGACAAACGTTGGATTGATGTGGCAGTCATTCTCTTTCTTGAATGACGATAATAGCGGTGTAACGATTAGATTTGATGATAGCCTGCACTCATACGTGTTGTATGATGACTATCAGGAAGGCGATATCAGAATTTATATTAATGGCGTGCGCCAATATGGAAATTTCCGAGATGTAAGGTCGGATTTGAATCCAGACTATGTTGGTTCTATTATCTTCGATGATAATGTGGTCATTAATCGTGATGACTTGGTACGTATCGAGTTGGGCGAGTATGCATTGATTGATGTTGGCCGTAGAGCCGTAAAAGTATTTTCAACAGAGAATATAACTGACCCATCATTGGAAGATGAATTAGTCAACATTACAAGATACAGAAAGTTGGAACAGGACAAGCCAGAAAAGAACATCTATCCATACTTTAACGTGTATGACGTGCATGGAAATGCAAAGGATTTTGCTACAAGAATTTTTGTGTTCAGAGAGGACCAGAATTATCCATTAAATAGCTATATTCTGAAAAGAATAGTGTACGATTCTTCTACAAATGATTATGGATTCTTGCAAGAGTTATCCGATCCAGATACCGGAGAATTGTTCTCATATAAAAATTTCTCACAACCAAATTATCCATTGCAGACCATATGGAAGAGAGGATTAAACAATGAGCAGTATGTTCCGAATAAACTGTCAGATGGATCGTGGGATATCCCTAACCCATGGTATTACAATATAAACCATGAGTTAAGACCAAATATAAATCTGTCAGAATGTATTAGACATTTCTCATCAATAATCTACTCACAACATGTTCCCGGAATAGTCAATACTTCAAGTATCAATCAGGTCTATCTAAGCGATAACATTAACTATGGATTGGGTGGAACAATCAAAGAACACAACAATGGATTGGATTTGTCTATTTCTTCAGTTTTTGTCAATAATGTCAATACTGTGCAATTGATACAATTTGCACACGATCAATATTTGAACAATTATAAGACGATACAGGAAGATTTCATTGAAAATATAGATACCTTATTGCTGAACAGCAATATCGCCAATCTATCAAGTTTCCAAGATTACCTGAACGAATATATTCAGCAACTATTCGAGAAGAATGATAAACTGGATGAATGGTTCGGTGATAGCACTACTTATGATGAAGATACCAATGTCGGTATCAAGAATTGGATAGCAACTTTACCATATTTTGGTCTTATCAATAAGAAACGCCCATACTTACTTAAAGATGAAAATCTTGGAATCGATCTAATATCATGCCATGATGGTCACCTATACTCTGTCGATTTGCCAGTCTCCGTTATACAGTCATTTGTTGCAAATCTTTCTCGCCTAGGAACAACCCAAATCGGCGAGAATGATCCATTCCCGGCAGTCGCTTCTGCTGGAATGCTTGTCATAAGAAATGTGACCAGTCAGAAGACCAAAGAAGTTTATAGATTATCATCTGCCGGCGTATGGGAGCATGTAGATTTCCAGCAAATGCTGTCCAATCTATATCTACATTTTGAGCAGCAATTATATGATGCATGCCCGACATTTGATGAATTAATATATGACTACACTGAACATCAGTCAGATAGCAATTATAACAAGTACAATAATACTCAATTTAGCCAATGGGCTAACGTAAATCGCATATCAACACCATTACTGAATAGTGGATTCAAGCAGAATAACCCATTCACTTGGAACTATGAATTCACTCCTATCCCACGCCATCCAGTCACTGGAACAATATCATATGATGTTGCTTCAAGCTATCAGGAACTATACACAAAAGTGTACCAGACTCCATATCCACATTTGGAGCCATGGAAGATGCAAGGATACAAGGACAAGCCAGAATGGTGGGATGATACCTATCTTGATACTACAGGTACTCGTAGATGGAAGAGTTCCATGTGGAACAATGTTCTGAATGGCACCGTCCCACAAGGAAAATTGCTGCCGTCTGGACATGTTTCAACAGGCGTTATCCATCAGGCAACATATTCGTATGAATATGTTTCAGTCAATATAAGCAATACTCCAACCAGCGATGGATATGCTCCTGATGATTTGCTACCACCATTCTGGAACAGTTCAAATACAACCAATTCAAAAGTCAGACCACTATATGATGCAAATGATAATGTGTCTGTCAATACTCCAAATATTGATTTTACCTTTGGCGATGGTAACGTAAATGAATGGAAGTGGCATACATCATCGCAATATTATTATGACCAGATGATAATTTCTTTCAAAATTGATCCTATCAATTTTACGTATAGAACATTCAATGGAAATAAACTAGAAAAAATAAATTGCTTGGATGTTGATTTCACTACGAGGAAGGTTTTCTCGCACAAGGATACCATTTTCCATGGCGACTTAGATGTTAATGGAAAAGTATTCCTATCAAATGGATTGAATCAATGGTATGTGCAGTACAATAGGTACCATGGATACGATGGAGAAGCATCACAATTCAAGTCATTGTGGAAGACATGGGATGCAAACCTTTCATATTTGTTCGGTGCATACATCGATACCCCATCACTGGATATAAACAGTCAATTGTTTGACATAACCAATAAGGATTGGGATGTTAATGTCAAGAAGACTTATGGATTTAAGGATATATGGTATGACTCTTTGCTATCCACAGTATTGAGTGTTCCATCGAAATATTCTAAGACTCGCAGTATTGGAACAGGTTGGACGTGCCAGTTCAATACTACTTCACCGACAAGTAGAGATATTTCATACTATCCAAAAGAGAATTTCTCATTCAAATATTCTAAAGATTCATTTGTATTTGAAATCAATTCTTACAGCTTGGTCAATGCAGGTTTAGTATTTCCTACAACCTACATTAACATAAATTACAGTGAAACATTGGAACTGTCTGATGCAACCAATTACAATTCTTCTTACCAATACAGTGCAATAATTAACATAGACACTTCATCGGTCAATTTGACTCTGGATGGATCAAAGATAAAGACTGTAGCAAATGCTATCGATGCTATTAATAGCCAACTTGGAAGTATCGCAACCATTTACCTGAACAATGGCAATTTGACGTTGCAGAGCAATGGCAATGCAATAACGATTATTGACAGTGGTCTGTTTGCAACTTTGCATTCATCATTTGTTAATATTGGAACTTCTTCTAATACTGGATATAAGTTTGAGAAATATTTTGATATTTCTGGAAACGTTAGCAACATATTCACAGAAAATAGAAAGTTGACCATAGATCAGTCTGTACAGTTCAACGGCTCATATACCATAAAATCTATCTACTATGATATCGTAAATAATCTGACCAGAATCTTCATCAATGAGGATGTTAATGTAACTTCAAGCACTATTGATGGCAATGTTTATCCAGAAAATAGAAGATCGTTGCCGGAAACATGGGTTAGTGGAACAGAAGTTTATTTGTCTACTGACTCAATACTGCCAGTGCCATTTAACGAATTCACTCCATATTATCTGATTCGTATAGATGATTATAAGTTTTCCCTAGCTTATAATAAAGATTCAGCTATAAGCGGAATTGGTGGCATTGTTCCCAAGACCACAACATCTACACAACCTTATGTTGGCAGAATACAGTACACTTTCAATGCATTAAATAAGTCGCATTCTTCTCTTGCATGGAGAAAGCATTATTCGGACAAGAGAGAGGTAATTACTGCGGCGCAGCCACTTTACATAAGTGGAATCCAGCAAATGGTCGATTTTATCGACGGTTATTCTGATTATCTGGAAGACCTAGGATTCACAACAGAAGTCAAGGATGTAGACAATACAGACCCATTGAGTCATAGATTAAATTCGTGGCAACTTGAGCAAGAATATTTCATTGACTGGCTATATGCATTGACCAGCCTAAGACAAGATAATAATCTAGAATATGCTATTACTACAGATTACAAGAATAGCAGATTCTTATTCACTGACAAGAATGTCAATATTGCAAGCACACAGGCCAACGTTGCGCAAAGAGTCATTCTCATTGCCGGCGATGGTGCAGAGCTTCCAGACCCATTCAATAACCCATTGAAGCAGCATATTCCATATTATGTTATACAATCGAATGATGGCAAAGGATTCCAGCTTGCATACACGAATAAAGATGCTAAGAATGGGAATTTCATTAAATTTGAAACTCCCGGAAGCGGAAACTTATATTTCCAAGTGTATAAACAGCAAAACACTTATCCACAATTTATATTGAATCCATACAAGAAGGCATTGGGAATCAATCATCCGCAAGGCGTGTTGTCAAACGTCATCGGCAATGATAGAAATGACATTCTCACGAATCAGAAATTATATGACCAATATGGAAATATAATTACTCATGATAAGATCATGGCATTGAGAAACGATGAATTTAGCCAAATATCATTGACTGATTCAACCGTAGCATCGAATTCTATTTCAGTATATCCATTATACATTTCTGGAATTCATGCGTTTATTGACTCGTATGAACACATATTGACGTTCAATAATTATTCTGTATCAGATAATCTGATATATGACTCGTACCTTGGATTGAGAACGCCACGATTCTTTGTGGAGTACAATAGACAACCAGTAATGACATTGAGGCCCAATGTCGGTGGATTCATTGTATACAATGATGATCTAATGCAAAACTTTGAATCTGCTGTGAATGATCTACGATACATGTATGATACCTATACTGTATCAGAATCCAAAGCATTGACCAAAGAAGTCAGAAAGACTCTAGGTTATGCTGGAAGAACAGATTACATGAAGGATTTGGATATTAATTCCAAATCAGACTTTATTTTCTGGCGCGGAATGATCCAGAATAAGGGAACTAATCTTGCAATAAGTGCATATACAAATCAACTGTTGTTTAATGATGCTGACCTAGATGAATTCTGGGCATATAAGCTGGCAAGATTTGGTGACGCGAAAGAGAAGAACTATGTAGAATTGAAGCTTAAGCGGGCAGATTCTGTGAAATCCGAATTCAGAGCAGAATTCGTAAATCCAGATGAGAATGCATTGGATAGCACATTTACTACCATAGCATTGACTGATAATACTCGTTGGTGGAATCAACCAGATGTATTGGATAAAATGGCTCCATATAAGTCATTCATGTTCAATGCGAAGATAGAAAAGATCATTGATATAACAAACCAGATAAAACTCATTGAAGGCAATTATGTATTGGCTTTAAATGGTATTTACGATGGTGTTATTATCACATACAACAATGACGGCAATACTAAGACACTCATCAATTTAACAGATTATGTTCTGTTAAATTGTCAGATCGTTAAATTCAATATCAATCCAACCACATTGCAGAATGTGAAGGTTAGCTGTATAACATATAACTACAATGCCCAAACTCCTGCCGTGTTTGTTGACAAGAAGGCTGGCGTTATTGTGAATCAGATTGCCATATGGAACCCGGCACTTGGTCAGCATAATCAATATGCCTACTCATTGGTTGATATCGAGTTGGATAATGATCCTGCGGTGTATGATGTTGATTATACTGGAAATGTTTATGACAATATATGGCTGAAGAGTAAAGTTGGAACGGTATGGATGGACAGTTCAAAATTGAATTATCTGCCATATTATGATAAAGGAATCTATCCTAATATCAATGATCGAATCTATAATTGGGGAAAACTGTCTGATATTGGTCAGTTGAAGCTTTATCGTTGGACTGAATCTACAGTATTGCCATCAGAATACACTCTACAGTATCCGAACTCTGGTACACCAAAAACGAATTTGTATTATAATGATGGTTCATCAACCAATCCAAATTGGAACTTGGTGGACGATCAAATCTTTAATGTTTTTGCTGCATTGATAACCACATCAACCACAGTGCCGTTCAGTGGGAATGTGAACATTTACAGAAATGGCAAGTATGATCTTACCATGGATTTGACTCAATATAGTCTTTATGACTACATGTATGGAAGTTTAATTCCAACACAAGTGAGCAAGCCAAATATTCAAGATTATATCACAGTTGTGCTTCCAAAACCGATTCCGACCCAAGAAGACATAGACAATATGGTATACAAGTATGATACACCATATTCTACAACCTATGTCGTGAATCAGAAGAATGGCTCATTGATTCCATATTACTACTTCTGGGTTGAAAATAGTCCAGAAGTTGTCACCAATACTTCTAATTATTCATCAACGGTGTATCAAGCACAGAAGGATTTGATTGTTAATCCAAATCCTTACTCATTCCTAGGCGGATTGAGATATGAGGATGATGGATTTGGTATAATTTACGGAAACGTGTTTGATGACGTTCCTTACGATCTACCAATAAGGTATACCCAATATATTGTAAAGGGGTTGCGTGGATTGGTATCCGACGATGAACGCTATGCATTGAGATTCATCCGTGATTTCACTTTGCGTGATAGAATGCCAATCAATGGTGACTTGTATGACTATTCTAATACGAATACGGTTAAAACACCATTGGCATTGAAAAATGTTCACTATGAATGGAAGCTCTTTAGAGAAAAACAGAATCAAAAGATTGATCTATTCTTGTGGGAAAAATTGATATCATCATTGGTTGGATATCCAGTTTCAAATGAAGTTATAGATACTTCAACTACTATTCCATCATTGGATAGAATTTTATTTGATACATTATATGGTACAGATACACAATATGGATTAGGTGATGAACAAATTTTGGTAACCCCAGAATTGGGTATCAAGACAATTCAATCCGTATTGAATGATCCTGCACAGAACTTTGTTAATATTGATATAAATTCATTCTTGTTAACCCATAATTTTGATAATGTTAACAATATTGTCAATACGATGTATGATATCTATAACAGTTTTGATGCATCTAATATAAATTACATATTCTTCCAAATATTGCAGGATGCAATGAGTTTGAAAAAGAATAGTACAGATATATTTAAAACTTCATGGATTGCATTAGATGTTTCACAGAATATCAATCAGTCAATTGATACTAGTAATGATATTCTTACTAATATTCTACCCGGTGGAGCATGTGATATTGATGATAATATTGTGGTACCAACCTTGCCACCATTACCATCACCATCACCAACACCATCAGTAACACCTACTGTGACAGTGACACCATCGGTTACACCAACAATTTCTATTACACCATCTACAACGGTTACACCAACAGCAACCGTAACTCCAACTATTACAACAACAATAACTCCAACACCAACAATTTCTATCACACCATCGCCAACCATTTCGGTGACACCATCCGTTACATCTTCTATAACACCAACAGTGACACCTACATTAACACCTACATTAACACCAACAATTTCTATTACTCCAACAATTTCTGTAACTCCATCTGTAACTGCATCGCCAACTCCAACACCAGCATTGTCACCAGTGCCAGATACTGATTACGATATTGCTGTAATGAACAATAACCCAATTGTTTACTACAAGTTTGATGATGTGTATACAAATATTGCCAAGGATAGCTCTGGATACAATAGAGATGCATACTATTATGGTAATATAACACAAGGTAATGCCGGATTATTCCCATTATCAGTAAGATCAGTAGAATTCAATAATGATTATTCACAGAATAATATGGTTCTGAACGAATATGATTCTTACCTTGATCTACTTGGCGACTATACCTTTGAAATATTCACTAATGCCAATGCAGCAGATCAAGATTCTGCTATACCAACATTAGTTTATATTCCATATAATTCTACCAGCCAGCAGCCACAATTCATGTTGTATATCGATACAGAAACACAGAAGTATGCTTATAGAATTGCTACAACCGATCAAGCATTCGTAGAAGTACAATCTGATGTTGTTGCTGATGGAACACCATACATGATCACATGTAAGCGTCAAGGCGATAGAATTCACATGTTTATAAATGGTAGAGAAGTATCTTCTGCTACGGCTACAGGAAATAACCTATGCTCAAGCACATATCCATTATCAATTGGTGGATCACCATATAATATTCCACAAATTAATAACTTCATTGGTGGAATAGATAACTTCTCATTATATGGTACAGCATTAGAAGATGAAGATATCTTTGCGCACTATGAAGCAATTTCAGGAATTGGCATCACGCCATCTCCAACACCTACACCATCTCCGACACCTTCGCCAACACCATCTATTTCAATAACACCATCAATATCCATCACGCCATCAATCACAGTATCGCCGAGCATTACATCATCAGTGTCACCATCTCCAACTCCAAGTATTTCAGTGACGCCATCAGTAACATCAAGCATTACGCCAACACCAACACCTTCAATAACAATCTCGCCATCAATTACTCCATCACAAACAATATCATTGACACCTTCGATATCTGTTTCAGTAACGCCTCCTGTAACACCATCATCAACACCCACGCCAACACCATCAGCATCACAAGCAGTTCAGTATGCTTGGACAAATACTACAACTAATTTCTTAGGACCACCATGCCTATCACAACCTTCAGGATGTGATGGTAGAAATCCAGCATCGGATAATCCATGTGATGCTGCCCACCTTAATCAGCAGTTATCATGTTATGACTGTGATGGGACGAATGCGACAGAGTGGGTATGGGAATGCCAAATTTCTTCATAACAAATGGATGATAATATGATTAAACAATTATTTCGAAGATACAGTGATGGAACTCTAGTATTAAAGGACGAAATATATCCTATAGTAGAAATGTACCAATTTGTGCAAGAAAATTTAGATAGTATATGGATGATAAACCATAATAAAAATACTATGAATTTTATTGAACAAATTTATGTAAATAATGAATTAGTAAGAGCAGATGTTGATATCATTGATGGTAATAATATTAAAATAACATTCACAAGGCCATTATCTGGAATTGTGAATATTTTGTTTATGAAAAATTAGGTATGGCTAATAAATTATTCTCAAACTACAAAAAAGTATTACTTAATAAAAATACTGGACGAATAATAAATTCAGACAAGAATTTAGAACAATTTCAGAATATCTATTCTGTTAATATAACTGATCCATCGGTAGTTTGGAGGGTAAAACATAATTTCAACTCCATGAATGTTTTCTATGAAGTTTTTATTATAGAAAATGATAATTATGTAAAAATACAACCAGAAATTACATTTATCGATAGTAATGAATTAATTATAGAATTTAATTCTGCTCAAACTGGTATGGTTACTGTTCTATACCTTGGGGAAGATTATACTACTATTGGTCACGTCTCCCCCACCCCATCTCCAACTCCATCTCCAACAGAGACTCCGTTACCATCATTAACGCCTACCCCTACCCCAACGATCACGAATACACCATCTCCAACAGTATCAAATACACCATTTCCGACGATTACACCATCTCCAACCATATCATTGACGCCATCGGTGTCTCTTAGTCCATCCTTGACAGTTACGCCAAGTGTATCATTAACACCATCTATAACAATCTCACCATCGTTAACACCATCAGCATCGCCATCAATTTCTGTATCAAGAACGCCATCCCCATCGATATCGCCAACTTCCACTCTGACTCCTACACCCACACCAACACCATCCATGACAATGCCACCAGTAGCATTAATATCTGCTGGTGTAGATAATACATCTATTTGTGGTACTACTATTCCTTTAGTAGGTCACGTTTTAGTAGGTAATCCTAGTGATTATACATTCTTATGGCAACAAATGTCTGGCCCACCGGCAGTTATCGATAATCCAAATTCATTGATTACATTTTTCACAAGTACAGTATCTCAAGATAGAACATTTAGATTGTGGGCCAATAAGGGAGAGCCTAACCAGACATATGCCGACGTAAATATTTTCGGTACACCTTCAGAAATTATGAAGCAGCCATTTAGTAGATTTCAGAATGCAAGTGGGTTGTCATTCTCTGTATTTGCTAACCAACCACAATTTGTAGTTAACAATTATTCTGGTGGTAATATTACAGATTCTCAAAATGGTATTAGTTGGAAATTGCTTCAATATTCCAACAGTATGTCAAATTTTTATATGAGTTTAGAACGATATAATGGATCAGGATGGGATTCTATTTGGTCAACTACTGATTTTTCTGTTGTACCATATAATGTGTCTCCTGTGAACAGAACGGGGACATTTAGGGTAAAGGTCACCTTTGTTTCTAATGGACGTACAATTAATGCAGTTAGTGATATATTGAATGGATCATCAACCCCATTTTACAATATTGGTGCATCAGTGATCCCAGATACATTAAAAACTTATGTTGGACAAGTTGTGAAAAACTATCAAAATCTACAAGTGGTTAAGTATAACCCAACTCTTGTACATTTTATGGTAGATAATACCAACAGTACAGACACTATTAAGCCATTAATGCATGGTGCTACCTCACCAGATATATCCATTACAAGAACTAATTATACTAGAATCCAACAAAGTCAGAGTGACAGTATCAAGTTTGGGATAAATAGACTTGATATAGTACCAAATGCCACGATAAATAGATCGTCAGGATCAAGTATAGGAAACTAAAATGAAACTTAAGGGCCATGTTTATTTACAGCTTACCGATTTGAATGGTAATATTGAATATGAATATTCACAGAATAATACTATAGGATTTGTTCCATATTTTAATTTATTCAATAACACTTTTTCGTATATTTTTAGTAATGGTGTCGCTACCACAGGTAATCCCATAATTTCTATTTCAGATACAAAGTGCGAATTAAATAAATTTTCATATAATTTCTCCGGAACAGTATCTGATGCTACCTTTAATATAAGCGGTTCTTCTATTCCAAATGAATATTGGCCGCAGTTAACTAGTGATACTGCCAATAATCGATATATTATACAATTTAAAAATAGGTTTCAGCCCGGAACATCGACACGAACTATTAATACTATTACATTAGGAAACAACACTGCTGGAATATTATTAACTACTCCATGCATTCAGAGCACTACACAAATTTTGGATATATATTATTCAATTTATATACCATATGATACATCGAAATATAATGATCCACAATTCAATCAACAATATTTAAATAGTAATGTATTATTAGGATTAATATTTCCTAGGTCAGACTATAATCCAATTTATGCTGCTGGAACTTCTACCGTATTAAACAATTCATTTAATCCGGGTTCGGTAGCTTACAATATAGCCACGATATGGCAAAATGGCTTATCTATTAATGGCAAAGCCGTCAGTTCGAAAGTAGCTTTATACGATAGCACAATATCAACCACAAGAACTAATAATATTACACAAGGGACGACAAAATTCATTGCATCTTTGGGAAACAATGATATGGTTGGGTCTATCATTAATTCCTTAGGGTTCGTTCCAACATCATGCACACTTGATTATACTAATACCAGTGGTGGAATATCTTTATTAACTATTAATCCTATAACTAAGCCAACTGATTCTCCAATACAATCAATTTATTTGAAAAATCCGAATTATCCAATAATTTATCCATACTTGGACCCATCATCTATTGGCAGTTCTACTGGAACTATTGCATTGGATGGTAGTGGATGGACGGATGCTGATATCCCATTGATGTTCAAATTTAATATCGTAAATTCTGGAACTGGTACATTGGCATCAACATCATATAATTTCCAAGTTAGACCGACTTTTGGATTTGCCAATAATTCTATTAGTTCTGAAAATATAAAAAGTTTATACCATAGTGTTGGTGCAGTTAATCCTACCAATCAGATTTCAACTAATATGTGTCATTGGAACCTTCCAAACTTACCGGCGAGTACGTTTTCTCATACAATACCAGCAAGAGATGGAAAATCATTTGTCATTGGGGATGCTACTGGTATTTCTATAGTCAATGCTTTTACGTCCAATTTTATAAATTTTGATTCAACGACAACGCCAGCAATGCCTACAACATCTGTAAATGATTATTGTGTTGGTGCAGACGGAAAAGTTTATGTCGCAACCAATGATCAAGGGCTATATGTTATTTCAGCAGATAGAACCACTGTTACGCAATATGCGGGTTCTAGCATAGGTACTGGCGTAACAGGAAATGTATGCTATTCAGTTGCAGTTAAAAATAATGGCGACGTGTGGGCTGCATTTAATGGTGCTCTTGCAAAATTGCCCAATGGTTCATCAACATGGACCATTTATAACAGCACAACAACACCAAGTTTCAATTATACTGGCATTAGTGACAACAATTGGGCGCATATTAACAAGATTTTTGTTAATAGAACTAATACAACAGATCAATTATTGATAGTCAGAAAAGATGTCAATACTTGTGTATGGTGGGGACCAACAACACCAACACCAGTGGTTATGAATAATATGATGGCAGGATATTCATATCCTGCACCATGTTTGGACAGAGCTATCAAGCACATGCCTAATACTAATTCATGGTTCTTCAATACGAATTATGTACAAAATAATAATGCACCAAATACAATCAATATATGTTCTTTTGGCAATACTGGTGCTGATAAATCTATCAATGTTGCATCTCCATCATTAACAGGTTCCACATATGGATATCCATTCCATTATATATGTATGGAACCACTTCTTTATAATGGTAATTATGTGATGCATGTTTTTGTTGGTAGTTATTATAATGGTAACGCTAATAATTATAATCATTTATATGTTAACGTAGATGGCACATTGAGCCATGATCCATATAATGGAAGCAGTGGTGGCAAATTCATGAACGCAAATAATACCAACTGTGCATCTGTATTTGTTAGTCCAAAAGTATTAGTTTTTCAAAACGATACTTATATGAAAATTGCTAATATGTATGACGTAATATCATTTACAAATAAAGAAGCTTGGGACACGTATGGTTGGAATAGTTCAACCAACCAATGGGAAAAAGATTATGTGGGTAATAAACCAATGCATTCTGATTCACAAGTATTCTATAAAGGATTAAAAGTTTCTTTTGCTGATGCACCATCTAATTCCAATTTTAACAATGGCGAATATTGGTTTGTATATGTAAATAAAGGTCTTCATAAGGATAACTCAACATCAGCAACATTTGGTATGTCTATGAATGTTAGAGATTCTTATATGACTTCTGAATTATCGTCATATACTGTGCCATCTACCGGGCTTGGATCATTAACTAATCAAACACTGAATTTTTATACTCTGAATTCCGCACTGGCTCCCATATATTCATATAAGGGGAATGCAGCTATTGGAAATGCGGCAGGAAATTATGTAACATTATCTACTGCATGCTACAGTGAACAGTTATTTACCGGAGATTTCCAGATTAATTTTAGTGCAACATCAAAATCATATAATTCAAGTGCATGGGCAGCATTAGGTTATTTTGACACTACATTAGTTAATCCTTCATATGGTACAACTGGGGTAGGATATTTTCAATTTGATACTTCAGGCTTCTATGTGCGAGAAAATAATGCCAATAAAACAACTCCACAGCAGTTCTCCGCATCAGATATATTCTCTATCAAACGTGTAGGCAACACCATATCGTATCTGTATAATGGAGCCACAATTTATACATCAACTAATACTAATAGCAATCCTATGCGTGCGCATGTTCAGTTCATTTCTGAATACTCTCGCGTATTTACCAATATGACATGCTCTTATAATGAAACTAGACCTGTTGTAACTATTGGCTCTCAAGCCAATTCTACTGGAATATTCGATCAGAATTATGCCATGATTGAAGCATGGTTGACAAACCCATCATCATATCAGATCACGATTAATGGCAATATAGCCAACGTGTGGACTGATCCGACAAAGGTGCCAGCAGCGGGAGAAGTTCTATTACTACAGAAGAACGGCTGGCTCGTTTTCAATCCTGCTGATGCTGGAAAGGCTATTACTTCCAGTGTAATGGTTCTCAAGGAAATGTAATTTATTATGGCAGCAGAACAAACCCCACCATTCTTTGATGAAGCCTTTGCCAATTTCTGGTATGATGAACAGATTGTTTCATATATTAAACAATTTATGGCAATATTTTCGGGAATGTATGTCAAGATTGGAAAGAACGATTTTAATTCTCAAACTAATCTAGTAGAGATTCCTATTAGATATGGTGGGGTTGATAGAGTAGTAGATGCGATTATTGCTGGTAATACTCAAAATAAACCATTGAGATTACCTATGTTTTCAGCAAAATTGGTTGATCTTCAACCTGCACCGGAAAGATATAAAGGTATAGGTTCAGAAGACAGACATGTTTATCTACCAAGAGGCCAAAGCCTTCCTGATGGAGTTAAGGTTGTAAGAAGAAAAACGCCGCTTCCATATAAACTTGTATTTGAATTAAATATTTTTACGTCGAATGATTCACAAAAGTTCCAAATACTTGAACAAATAATGACAGTATTTGATCCATCTATTCAAATTCAAACTAGCGATGATCCGTTTGATGGAGGAAAAATCACTGTATTACAGTTAGAGACTATAGGATTTGAAGAAAATTATCCTTCAGGACAAAATAGGAAAGTCAATGTTACAAGCATCATTTTTTCAACATACGGATGGTTTGAATTGCCATTGAACTTCAAAGAGAATTTCGTGAAGTCCATCCATTTGAAGTTAAAGATGTTGGATACTAATACATCGTTCTCCGAAGCCATTGAAGACGATATCATCAATTCATCTGCATCCATTGATATAGATTTGGATGATAGGACACAATTCCCAGATTTTCCAGAAAAGTAATATTACTTGAATTTGTGTTCGTAATAGTCAGACAATCTTGAATCCAACTTGTCTTTGAATTCTTTATTAAGAAGTTTGAAATTGTCTTTGCCGAAAAGTTCAATTGCCTTTGACTTGAAGCTGGATGCCGAGTCTCCAACCATATCTTTCTTAAGTTTATCCAAAGCAATCTTTATAACTTCCTTGTGTCCCAAATCGTCGCTGGCATTTTCCAACTTCTGTTCTAGGGATTTCTTGGCATCCTCATACTTCTTGTATTCGGCGTTCAGTTTATTGACCAGTTCAATGTATGCCTTTTCAAAGTTTGGTCTGGTGTTGATGCTGTTGGATTTCTCGTAGTCGGAATCCGAGAATGAATCAACATCATCAAAAACAGCATCATTGAGGAACTTCTTGAATAGTTTCTTAAAGCTATCAACATGCTCCTGTTGAGACAAGAACTCATCAATAGCATCTCTTTCAGGAATCTTATTCGCATAAAGGAATATGGCATGCTCATCATTCTTAGTATGGCGACCAATTCTAGGTTCCTTATTGCCCTTCATTATGACTAGATAAAGTTTGTTGTACTTCTTATTTTTAATCAAACGACCGACATTGATCTTTATCTTATTAGAATCGTAATCAACATGACCATCATCGACCATATCGATTATCTTTCTCAAGATAATCAGTGCCTCATTATTGACAGCATGATTTTGGGCAACTTCATTTAGAATGAATTTTTTGAAAGTGAGCATATAACCTAGATTTGTAATTCAACGTAATTATTTATTTCCTTTGTCTGTAAACAGAAATAAAAAATCGTCATTTTCACTATATTTTTCCTTCGGCCGATAAATAATTATCAAATAAAATCTTATTTGGAGAATTAAAATGGCGATTTTAAGCGATGTTGGTAACGATTCATCAAACCTTGGCATCTATCAACCAAAATTAAAAAATAGATGGCTTCTGACATTTATTGGGATAGGAAATTCCAATATTGACGGTGATTGGATGACTGTGCAGGCGATTACAGCAGAGCGCCCAAAGTTAAGCTTTGAGAAAATCCCTCTGGACCGCTATAACTCTAGAGTGTATATTGCTGGCAAATACACCTTTGAACCTATCAATCTTGTGTTTGAAGACGATACTGGTGGATTGGTTGCTAATGCCATCAAGAATCAATTAGAGCGTCAACAGAACATTATTGCACAGACTCCTAGCGCATTATTGCCAGCAAGCCCCGCTGGTGAATTGTATAAGTTCGCATTGCGTATGGATATGTTGGATGGTAATGATGTGGTGTTTGAATCATGGTCTGTTGAGGGTTGTTGGTTGGAGAACGTTGACTGGACAGATTTGGATTATGCTGCTTCAGAAACAGTGAAGATCAATCTCACTGTAAGCTACGACCATGCAAGACAGCGCCTTACAGGTATCACCTACAAGGCACATCCTGCTCAAGGTGCTTTCTAATACAATTAGAAAGATTGTACTCAATAAAGCCACCATTTGGTGGCTTTATTGTTTGATAAATAATTAATAAAGATACAATGCGATGGCATCAGTTTTAATTCCAAAATACTCATTAGGGCAGATTAATTCCAACTTCTTTCAGAGAAGTCAGGGAACAACGTTATCGCAGTTTGTTTCAGACAATTTCGTTGATGCTAACGGAAATATCAGTAATGCCAATCCTAAGACATTGAAAAATAAGCAGATTAATGATTTAATCAATAGCATATTGGCTGATTATGGAAATGGCACTATATCAATTGGTTTGCAATCATTGCAACTAATAAATACGAATGTCATTACTGGGCAACAAAATAAAGGCGATATTTTTGGGAATTATATAATCTATGGATACAACATAGATTTTTCAAAGGTCACCATAGAACAAGGAAGGATTATTGTCATAGAGAATCTCAATATGACTCAATTAGTCAATCTTGTACCAACATCCATGCAGAATGATTATTACAGTCTGATAGATAAGATGGTTAATGACATAAAGTCTGGACAATTTGAAATGACTAATTATAGTATAGGATTGTTGAGACAGTCTAAGAATATTGCACAAGCAGCATCGAGAATCATAAATGCCACAAATATTTAATCCATCATCTAGTTTGGATGAACAACAAAGTACCAATCTTGCACCAGTGCAAGTTACTGCAACCATTCCTCCAAGGAATGAGTTTATCCCTACACGTAAATTAAAGAATTCAGTTGCTAGCCAATCGCCGTTTGGTGATCCAAATAACAATTTTGAAGCATTGGCTGCTGATATCCCAGATGCTTTTGCAACTTATGAACAGCCAAAGCTGAAGTTTCTATTTACCGTTCAATTTGTGCCAAGAGATGGCTTGAGTCTTCCATTGAATAATCAAAGTGAAACAGACATGGATAGCATGTTCTATGCTTTGAAACGTGCCACTAGACCAAACCCGACTATAACGTATCAAGATATTAATTTTTACGGATTCCGTACTAAAGTTGGTACTAAAACAGATTATGGAACAGTGACATTGACGTTTTATGATGATGTGGTCAATAGAACTCACAGCCTAGTTACACAATATCTGAAATTGGTCAGCCCAATTTTCAATAAGACCATTGATGATGCAGATAATCTTGCAGGAACATTGGACAATGCAAGAAGCTTTGGAGCATTGAACAATAAAATGGGACCATTCAAATATATGAGAGTTACCCATTACATGCTTGATAATAATGATCCTGCAAGTGGGCAACCTAAGCAAGTGTCTTATGACTATCTTAATCCAAAGATTGTAAATGTAAATTTTGATGAATTGGATATGACACAATCTGATGTGTCCAATATCGAAATCACATTCGTTTATGATTCTGTCAGCATTAAATATAGTGATCAAGTTGATGCAAATCCAAATACAACAGACAATTCAAACAATCCAATAACCAAAGGCATTACGTCATCTTCAAATGTGAATAGCGGTATCGTAGCCAATGGATTCGGCAATGGTATTGGTGGATTCAATCAGGGAAATGATTTTGATGTATTCTAATTTTAAATATTCGTATGGCAAATGGTTGGCGTAAAGGTAAATTCATACCAAAGAACCCACACAAATATCTTGGTGATATCAATAAAATAACATATAGATCATCGTGGGAAAAGAGAGTATTCAGAGAACTCGATGATAATGAATTCATTCTGGCTTGGTCCTCGGAGCCATTTGGGATTCCATACATGAAACCAGTCATGGTTAATGGAGTGCCAACAGTAAAGAAGGCATTATATTATCCAGACATTTATGTTGAGTATATTGATGCTGATGGAAAAGAACGCCATCAGATGATAGAAATCAAACCATCCAAACAGACCAAACCTTCTAGAGCTAAAAAACTAAATGTAAAATTGCAAGAAAATTATGTTTATGCAGTGAACACGGCGAAATGGAGTGCGGCAAAACAGTGGTGTGATGCTCATGGAATTGAGTTCATTATTGCGACAGAAAAATCTTTGTTCCGATAAAAAGCAATAAATATAATGAAATAATGTGGGATTACATAATGGGTTTCAAAACATATCTACAGGAAACCGCAGTTGGCGGTTCAATTGGCGCAGGTTCAATTGCTGCCAATCCATCTGGCGATTCTAGAAGGGACAGGCATGTCTCTAGAGATGAATGGGTTGATACCAGAAAGAAGGAAGTTGCCGATGAAAAGCATTATGCTGCTATGCGCGAGAGAATTGCAAGAGCAAAGGAAGCAAAAAAGAAATTAAAGAAGAAAAGGTCATTCGGCGATTTTCTGTTCCGCAGAGATGTTAAAGAAGCATTTGATATGGGAGATATCGTTTCCAGATTGAAGGCTTCGGATATTGAAACATCTGGTCAGGACGTTGGCGTTGTCTCATATGGAATTGAAGATGACAAGGGCAACGTCATGCGTGTCACAGTTCGTGCAGATCAAGCAAAGGAATTTGAGGATACTATTGCTCGTCAACTGGCTGACAATAAGACAAATCAATTAAATGGAATTTCGTTGAAGGGAAATTCTCTTGCAGAAATTCTTTATAATCTAAGAGATAAATTTGAAATTATCACTGTTGATTTCCCGATCATACCAAAGGATGTGGTGTATAATGCTGACCTAGCATCAAAATTCGCAGAAAGTGGTATAATTGATGATTCTGAAGATTTTGAATCATCTCTTGATGATTCGGGGGATGTTGATTTTCAAGGTGCAGATCAGCAATTCTCACAGGAATCCCCGGACGAGACAGGTCTTGATCTAAATGCAACCAATCAGGATGAAACTGGTGGTGACGTTGACCAGAATGGATTGGATGATTCTGAAATGGAAAATGTCGAAGATTTCACGGAAGAGCCGGAACAGGATGATGAAAAATCATTATTGCAGCAAATAATCTCCATGTTGAAGGCACAGGCCAACGCGCAGGAAGCTCAATCGGAAGCTGCCGCCGAAGAAGCAAGAGCCAAGCAAGCTGAATGGTCTGCCTTGGCTGCTGAACGAGAAGTCAAGAGACAGGAAGAGTTGGCTCGCGTTGAAGCAGAAATCGAAGCACAGAAAAAGAAAGAGAAAGAAGCCAAGAAGTATGCAGACTTGGCTAGATATAATGTGGAAAGGGCCAATAGTTCTGTCAGAGCATATGAATCTTTCCTGCCAGATGCTTTAAAAATTCTGGTCGAAGATGAATTTGATAATGTTCAAGCATTGCAGAAACAGAAGTTGATGCTGCAAGCAAAATATAAGATTGAACCGACCGATGATGTTGAAACACAAAATTGGAAGCGTATGATGTTCAAATTGGACACTGACCAATTGAATGCTAGAATAAAAGCTGCACAGGTCACGGCACAGTACAAGGCCAGTGAGGCTAAGAAACAGCAAAATACTACACCGCAGCAACCACAACAACCACAACAACCACAACAGCAAAATTCTGGTCAGCCTCCGCAGAGCCAGACACCATCCATGCCAACCAATGTGGCAAATCAGGCTGGAACATGAGATTTAAGAATATAGATGAACTTGTTAGATATATCATATCAGAAAATATTAACCTACAATATTCTGATATTGATATAAAAACTAATATTGTTGATGAATCTATAGATTTAGATGCCTGCCTAAAGGAAGAAAACGTTGGCAATCATGTTGATGTAAAGCTTACGTCATTGATGGATTCGCCACAAATAAGAGCCGAATTGTCCGATGCCAGTGTCATTTTTGTAGAAGATTTTCAAATCCTAAAGAATGTTTGTGGTGTTGGGACTATAAAATTCATGGGTAGAGAAATCATGACAAATGTTTGCGAACATGAAGACACTGCCCATATCATTTTACCTATTGACATGCAAGATGGTAAAAAATATAATATATCTTTCAAGTTAGAACAACTTTCAGAAAATAATGAAAGTGGCGCGTTAATGAAAATAAACAAGAAAGATATTTATGGCGAAAAAACAGAGTAAATCCCCCTTTATCCTAATCGAAGACTTTATTGAATCTTCACAATGTGAAGATATTGTTCTTAGTTTGAAGAATACTATTCCGAATAGAGATATTAAGAATAATCCATTGAGAACAATCAAGAGTAATCAACTGGCTGAAATTCGATTAATGCCAAAAGTCGATGAAATCTTAGATATTGCTGAACCGTATTATGGATTTGAGACGTTGAACATCTCTCCATTTTTGTTTGAATGGATGGCAGAAGGTTACAAGGGCGAGTCCCCGAAGCCTGATAACGCCATCCAACTCAATGGAAAGTGGCTAAAGTCAAAGGACATTGACTTCACAATATTGATCTTTCTTTCGACAACCAAAGAGAACAATCTGACAGATTCTCTGTTGGAGAGTTTTGGTGGAAAGGTCGAATTCTTCAACCATGGATTGACAATTACTCCTAAAGCTGGAACAATATTGATGTTCCCGGCAAATGAGTATTTTTTGAACAACTATACTGAAGTCGCTTTAGGTAATTTGAACGTTGTTAGAGTTCATATAACATCTAAGGTTCCATATAAGTATAGTCCAGATAATTTTCCGGGCGATTACAGAACGTGGTTCAATTAAACTAAAAGGAAAAACTATGGCAAGAGATGATCTAGCAACATTTAGCCTTCCATCAAATCCGGCAGACCGCAAGAAGATTAGAGATATTTTCTATGAAATGGCAGGTCTGACCCAAATCATCAAGGATAAGAAGGAAGACTATAAGAGTTATGTGGAAGTGCTCTCTAATGAGTATTCCATTCCAAAGAAGCTTATTACAAAGGTGGCAAAGATCGTTTATGATCACAATTATGATGACATTAATGAAGAGCATTCTGCGATAGAGCTTCTTTATGAAGGAATCATGGAAACCAATGTGAAAAGTGATGCATCGGAGGATGACGAAGAAGAGGATGATGCTGGTGACGATCAAGATTGGTAATGATTGAAACAATCATATAAGGATGATATCATAAAGCAGCCCAAAGTGGCTGCTTTTTTGATTTAGGATGTTAGAATGACATATATAAGTGCTGCATTATCAGAAGATAGGAAATACGTCAATGTATGGGAGAGACATGGCGATAAAATTATTACAAAGAGATATGATGCTCCATATGAATTTTATGTAAAGAATGTTAATGGAAAATATAAAGACATTTACGGAAACTCTTTAGAGAAAAAGCAGTTCGATTCGCCATATGATTTCTATGAAACTAGAAAGATGTATAAGGAAAAGAATGTAGAATTATACGAATCGGATATCAATCCAATTTATAAAATCTTATCCACACATTATTATAACAAGGAAACCGAAGACTTGCATGTCAGCTATTTTGACATTGAGGTTGACTATGATAAAACCATAGGATTCGCTTCTGTAAATAATCCATATGCCGAAGTGAGCGCCATATCCCTTTATCACCATTACTCTGACAGAATGCTATTGTTGGTAAAATTACCAGAGAACGGTAAGTGGAGCAAGAAGGACATTCCGGTAGACCTATTTGACATTGCCGAAATTGTCGTTTGCAAAACTGAAAAGGAATTATTGTTAAGATTTCTAGATGAAATTGATAATTCTGATGTTTTAAGCGGATGGAACTCATCTGGCTATGATATCCCATATCTTTATATGAGAATGCAAAAGCGATATGGCGAATCCATGGCGAATCGTCTATCGTTCCACAATGCACCAAAACCAAGAATCAAAGAGATTGAAGTATTTGTAGGACAGAAACAATTGCAGGTGGATATTTTTGGTAGAGTTCATTTGGACTATCTTGAAATATTTAAGAAGTTTGAGACAACCACTAGACCATCTTTCACCTTGGATGCAATTTCAGAAGAGTTCCTACCCAATCTAAAGAAGATTGAATATGAAGGATCATTGTACGATTTGTATAATGACAATTTTCCTCTTTTCTGTAGATATAACGTAAGAGATACCGAAGTCCTAAAGGGATTTGAACAAATCCTCGGATACATGGGAATTGCCATTGAAACTTATCACAATTCTACGGCATTGGCTGGTGATGTGTTAGGTTCAGTGAAATTAATTGAGTCAAACATTATCAATAAATGTCACCATGTTCTTAATGTGAAAATCCCAGATGCAAAAGAAAAAGTCTTTACATCAGAGAAATTTGACGGAGCATTCGTTCTTGATCCAGCGGTGGGAATGCATGAATGGGTTGCCAGCGTTGACGTAAATTCACTGTACCCAAGCGTAATTAGAACGTTGAACATAAGTCCAGAAACCATCGTCGGACAATTTACAATCAATTCGCAAGCATTCAAAGAGATAGTTTCCAAATCAGACAAATTGCTTACTCTGATAAAAGAAGATGACGAAACAGAATCCCACACCGCAAGTGAATGGTCTGATATTCTAAGGTCTAGGGGATGGTCTATCAGCGGTTATGGTACAGTGTTTAGTCAGGAACATAAAGGATTCATTCCCGCTATTCTGGAAGAATGGTATGCTGAAAGAAAGCATTACAAGAGTTTGTCCAGTGAGGCATCGGAGAAAGCCAAATCAGTTGATCCGAATTCTAAGGAATATGAAGACTATAAGAGAGAAGCCGCATATTACAATCGAAAACAGTTCAGAGTTAAGATTTTGCTGAATAGCTTTTATGGTGTTACTGGTAACGAGTATTTCAAATTCTATGATATCAGAATGGCAGCTTCCACAACTTTGAGCGGAAGAGAAGTCTTGATGCATATGGTAAAGACTATCGCCAAAGTAGTTGATGGTGAATACCAGTATCCATCGCCAAGTTTCATATATTCTGATACGGATTCCGGCTATTTTAAACTGAATATTGACAATATTGAAGATGCATTGCGTATTGTCAATATTGTCGTGAAGAAAGTTAACTCATCATTCGTTGATCTATCAAAGAACACGTTTGCTTGCAAAGATGAGTATGCTAATATCATCAAGGCCGATTTCGATGTTATCTCCGATAAGTGCATTTTCGTAAAGAAAAAGTATTACGTGATGCATACCTTATACGTTGAGGGAAAACCGAAAGATAGTATGAAAATCATGGGGTTACAGATTAAAAAGACTACTTTGCCAAAAGAAGTAAGAAATAAGATGAGCAACTATTTGGAGAAATTGTTGAAGTATAACGTTCCATGGAATGAACTGGCAAAAGAAATAGTAGAGTATAAAAAAGAAATATATGAAGCAAATCCAGTTAAACTAGGTCTGCCGAAAGGCGTCAAGGGTGTTGAAAAATACACCGCAGAGTATGAGTTAATGGGAGATAGTACCAGATTACCCGGCCACGTCGCCGCATCCATATTCTACAATAAATGTCTGGAATATTATGATGATAAGGAATCGCAGAAAATAATTTCTGGAATGAAAATCAAGACGTATTACTTGAAGAAGAAATTTGGGAAATTCAAGAGTATTGCATTGCCTACAGAAGTAAATGATCCGCCACAATGGTTCAAAGATAAATTTATGCCAATCATTGACAAGGACGCACAAGTTAAGAGATTGATCGATGATCCATTGCAAACAGTTCTGTCCGCTATAGGTCAGGTTGCCCCTACACCAAAAACCATCATGGTTGACGAGCTTTTTGAATTCTGATAGAATCAATATTGAATGGAATTTTTATGAAAAAACTAGATAAGAACATAGTACAATACCTACAAAAATTGATTAAAACTTGTAGTCTTTGTGGAATAGATTCTGTTGCAATAGAGAAAGACATTGTTCGTGGAGCATCCACCGATAGCAATAGAGGAATATTTCTCATAGAAAAAGACAACATTCCAGCATTGCCATTCTCATCCCTTGGCATAGGGAGAGTTAAAATATTTGGTGCTAGAATGGGCATTCTAAGCAATGACAAATTGAATGTGGAGTTTGACGGTGTAGAGAAGGATAATGGGGATACTTTTGTAAAGAGACTCCAACTTTCCGATGGGAAAACCAAGGCGGAATTCTCATGCTTTGACGTAATGAAAATAAAAGCGCCTAGAGCATTTAAGGATGATTTCGTCTATAACTTCACGATAAATGAAGATACTCTACATATCATGCCAAAAGCAGTTTCAGCAATTGAAACATCAAAGATATCATTCTCTTCGGAGAAGGATGGAACTGTGAGATTCCTGACAACTGATTCAGTTGGAGACACATTCGACCATGTGATATCTGATGACTACATTATGGCTGCATCTGCCAATAAGCCAAATTTCTATTTCTCATATGAGATAAAATATGTTCTACCATTGTTGAAGGCTGCTCTTGATGAAACTGGCAGCATATCTATAGATATTTCTAATAGAGGAATATTAAGAGTCAAGGTTAATGGGTTTGGCATCCACGTATTGCCAGAAGTTGAATGATAGGAACAAGATTATGATTAAATACATAAAAGAATTTCTTAAATACAGAAAGAGACAGAAGCTTGAACAATCCAGTAAACCATATTTCAATATGAATGTGTTGGATTTGACCGAAGAAGGAATACAGGCTGAACTGGACTGGAATCCAGCATTCATTAAATCATTGAGAGATATGGGATATCCCGGAATCACCGATGAACAATTGGTTGAGTCTTATCTCCATAAAATTTTCGAGCGAGCATATATGAAAAATGTGTTCGATGATGGATTGGCAGGTTCGGGCGACGATTAATGAGAACCTATTTATTATTGGATATGTCCAATTTGCTCTATAGAGCATTCTATTCAAATGTCCGCGATTCCGAGGACATATTAGTATCTATGTGCCATCATTCGGCACTGATGACTATGCAATATCTCAATAATAAATACAAACCTGATGAAATTGTGGCTGTTTTTGACTCTTATTCTTGGAGAAAAGAGTATACCAAATATGCTTCAATTTCCCATAAGAAATACAAGGGCAATCGTAGACAGAAGCTCACAGAGAAACAGCAAGAGCAGTTGGAAGTTTTTGATAGTCATATTCAGGAATTCTATGAATATCTAAGAGATTATACATCGCTTATTGTTCTTAAAAGGAATCTGTTAGAGTGTGACGATCTTGTTGCTGGATTCGTGGATATGTTCCCGAACGATAAACATATCATCATAAGCAGCGACAAAGACTTTATCCAGTTGTTGAATAATCAAAATGTGATATTGATAGAACCAGATAATGAGAAGCAGCGTAGTCTTGTTGACTGGAATTATGATCATGAATTTTTCATGTTTGAGAAATGCCTAAGAGGGGATACATCAGACAATGTTCAGTCTGCGTATCCACGTCTGCAAAAGAAGAAAATAGACCAAGCCTATGTTGATCCATTCCTGAAAGCAAATATCATGGAACATAGTTTTTCCGTGGATTATTTTGATGATGAGGGAAATCTTAAAACAAATACTTATCAAACAAAAGAGCTATTTGATGAGAATATGTTGTTGATGGATTTGAGAAAACAGCCAGAAGAAATCAAGATAAAGATAAGAAATTGTATCAGACATGCGATGCAGAATAGAAGCAAGTTTGATTTGATGAAATTTATCAAGTTTTGTGGGACCAATCGCTTGGATAGAATATCGGCCAATGCTGGCCCATTTGCTAAAATGCTTAGCAAAAACTCTTTTAAGAATTCTTCGGCTGATCTGTTGGTTGTTGAGGACGGTTGAGTTCGTCTGGTTGGAAAGACTGATAATAATTAACAGTATCCCATCTCTTTCCAGTAGCAGTGTATAAACCAAATATACCTGTAGACAAACCAATAATGGTAGTCACAAAAGCCGACTGCGCCGGAGTAGGTCCGCCCACTACATCCACAATGGTACATGCTAGGTTTTGAGCATCGTGCACAGTCATTCCACCGTCTATAAATATCTTCAGTACGGCGGCATCGCATTTCTGTTGGACGAATGTTGGTATTGATTTATACCATGTGTAGAGGTTGATAACTAATGCACCATATGCTACGAGCATAAGGCGTGGAACAATTCTCCACGCATCAAAGCTCTCTGCGATAACTAATGATATTTTTCTGAATTTAGAGATGCGATCCATAAAAGTTTGATGACTAATACCTATTTATTTTAATATTGTAAAATGACAAGAGAAAAGAAACCAAGTAAAACAAGAAAAACAATAAAGAATGTGAAAGTTGGTCGCCCAAGAAATAAAGCACATTCGCGCAAAAATAGATATAAGGTATATAAGGGCAATGCCAGCGTCTTCAATGACCCCACCGCCACTGGCCGCGAAAGATATTTCCTTAGAGAAAAAAAGGTGGCTACCACTGGGGTAAGATCACGCATGCTTACTTTTGAAGAGGCTAGACGAGTTGTTCGGGCAGAATATTTAGCATCGAAAAATGACTATACGCGATGGTGGATTGCCAATCTTCCGGCAAGATTACCAAGGAATCCACAAATCAGATATAAAGGTGAATGGAAAGGTTGGAATGATTTTCTAGGAAATAATAACGATTTGTTTCCGATAAAGCATAAGTCATACAGAGACTTCTTCAGCGCAAGAGATTTTGCAAGATCACTGAAATTTAGAACAAAAGAAGAATGGATGGAAGCTTATGAAAAAGGAATGATACCAGATGATATTCCCAAGCATCCATCGAAAGTCTATGGGTTAACTTTTTCTGGAAAACCTAAGCGTGGGGGCCATTGGGTATCATGGAAAGATTGGCTTGGATTCTCAATAGTGGACCAGATGATAGCAGAGAAATCAAAGGTAGACGTTTTGGTTATCATTATTCCAGATGGAGTTCCAAACAATGTTTACGGTTTCGTTTCTATGAGGGATTTTGAGTTTGATATACGACGAAAGATAGTACACGATAAGCTTAGAGTCGTGAAAGCATACTATATCAATACGAAATTCGATTGGGGTTATTTCATCGATTCTAGATGGCAAAAATATTATAATATGAATGGTTTATACTTGATTCAGAATATCAATGACATTTTGTATATGTTTGATATGCAGATGGATAGTTTTACCATTTAAGCCGCGACACTCGTTTTTTTAGGTCATAAATATTTCTGACTTAGAAATAATTTTAGGAGAAAGTCATTATGCCACAGCAAGCAGTACAGGCACCAGTGCCACATTTGGGTAGATTAGACCTTTATAATAATGGAGTTGAACATGACGTTATTATCATGAAGGTTAACAAGGTCAATGGAGATATCTTTTTCATTCGTATAGACTATCTAGACGATATTGATAAGCGTCGCGCATTGATGATTCTTCGTAAGCGTGATGCTCACCGCTATGAAGCTTGGGATTTGTTCTCGCAGGTTACTCTCCGTAACGGCGTGAATGCTTTGGAATATTTCCATCAGTATGTGAAAGTTAGAACTCGTTCTGGTGAAATCATGACACCAAATCTTTACAGGGCTGGTGCGGCTCGTCCAAGACTGAACACACAGACTATGGGCGAAACTTATCAGGCAATGCAGCAGGAAGAGCAGCAGCCACAGGTGAGAAAAGCCGGAAGGCCACCAAAAGCCAATAAACAATAATATTAATAAGTAATTTTGGTATGGCTTATTGGGGGATGCAATATCCCCCAATTATTAGATGAATTATAAGAGAGAAAATATGCAGAACACTATATTTGTACAGCTTGCAAGCTACCGCGACCCACAATTGATTCCAACGTTGAATGATTTGATTGATAATGCCGATCATCCAGAATTGTTGAGAGTTGTTGTATGCTGGCAGCATGCAGTAGATGAAGTGATTGAGGACTTTTTTGATAAAGGATTTGATATTGATCGTATTGAAGATGATGTGAAAGGTGATAGAGTAATCTTTCTGACTAGAAAGGAAGCTAAAGTTGAATTAATTGATGTTGATTACCTGAATACCCGTGGGGCTTGTTGGGCAAGGAATAAGATTCAACAACATTACAATGGTGAAAAGTACACCATGCAATTGGATTCTCACCATAGATTCATCCCACATTGGGACACGGAACTTATTGACATGCTGGAATCTCTTAGAGACGTTAGCCCAAAACCATTATTGACGGCTTATGTGTCATCATTTGACCCTGCTAATGATCCTGCTGGAAGAGTTAATGAGCCATGGAAAATGGACTTTGATAGATTCATCCCAGAGGGGGCCGTATTTTTTAGGCCATCCACTATAGATGATTACAAAACAAGACAGAGGCCAATGCTGGCAAGATTCTATTCAGCACATTTTGCATTTGCTGATGGTTCATTTGCAGTTGAAGTCCAGCATGATCCAGAATATTTCTTCCATGGAGAAGAGATATCAATTGGTGTGAGAGCATTCACACATGGTTATGATCTATACCATCCGCACAAAGTAGTAGCATGGCATGAATATACTCGTGTCGGCCGTACCAAAGTCTGGGACGATCACACCACCTTGCAGAAGAAGAAAGGAAAAGTGACAGAAGATTGGTGGGAGCGCAATGTAAAATGCCATAAACGCAATAGAATTCTATTCGGTATGGATGGCGAAGACCCCAATCAGATTGATTTTGGAAAGTATGGTTTCGGCACTGTGAGGTCTTTGAAGGATTTCGAGGAATATGCCGGCATATCATTTAAATATCGTGGAGTGCAGCAATGCGTTCTAGATAAAGTTGAGCCATCATTGACATGGAAAACCTATGATAATGAAGAGGAATGGAAGAATACCATTACACGTTCTAATGATGTTAGAGTGTGCATTAACAGAAATGATATTACTTGGTACAATCCAGAAACGAAACAGGTTGAGCCTTATCTAAGCGATGACTTTGATTTCTTCTATGTTGGAGTGCACGATGAGCATGGTAATGAAGTTCATCGTAAGGACCTTAGTGAGCATGAAATTAAGCAGTATTTAAAGTCTGGCGCATGGATAGATTATCGGTACATTTTCCTATGTGATCCGGCACGAATTGTGAAGACATATACAGTATGGCCGCATAGTAAATCACAAGGATGGTTGAATAGAATAGATCGTTTAGCCGATAGCTGATCGCAGATTAGTTTGTTGACCTAATCTCCTGCCGTATGATACCATAAATACGGCAGGAGATTTTTATTTTGGGCATAGAAGAATTCAAAGAATTCGTAAAGAATACCAAGAGTTGGCCTTCTAAATTGGGGGCAGTCAACTTAAAGGATCAACACTTAATCTCTTTGAGAGACTTTCTCTTAAACAGTACAGCATTTATACAAAGCACCCATCCCGGCCATCTGGTTCAACGGGCATGGCATGTCCTGAATGATAATTATGCTTTACCAAGATGCGTTCAGTGTGGCAACCAACATTCCAATTGGAATCGTGCAAAGAAAAACTATTCCGACTATTGTGGCATTGAGTGTGCCAGAAAATCACAATTGTCAAAAGAAAGAAGAAAGGCGACTAATCTGGAAAGATATGGGGTAGAAGCTCCATTGCAAAATAAAGAGATTATCGAAAAATTATACTCGACAAATATTGAAAAATATGGGCATGCCTTCTCATTGAATAATCCAGAGGTCCGACAGAAGGCCAATCAAACCATGTTGGAGAAATATGGGACTACTGATATATAAAGTCTTAGATCGAAGGGACATAATAGGAACCCTCGCGTTTATACTGGCATTGAATTGTCTAACATTCAAGAAGATCATAGCACTGAATTGTATGATTTTGTAAAAAGGTTGCGCCCTGATGCAAGCCATAATAGACGAGATATTATTCATCCATATGAGATTGATATCATAGTCGATAATGTTGCAATAGAATATTGTGGACTGTTCTGGCATTCTGAAATGAAGAAAGCAAAACTTTACCATAGAGCAAAGCATGATATGTGTAAAGAAAAGGGCATCCGTTTGATTCAGATTTTTGAGGATGAATGGATCAACAACAAGGAATTGATTAAACAGAAAATTAAGAACATATTGAAATTGAATGATTCCGATAGAATCTATGCCAGAAGATGTAAGATTGAAGAAGTTGGCATAGAAGCCAAGGCAGCATTCTTTAATACAAATCATATTCAAGGAAACGGTCCAAGTTCTATCAATTATGGCCTGATGCACAATGAGGCATTGGTGGCATGCATTGGATTCATTAAGAATAATGATGGCTCTTATACATTGAATAGATATGCAACATCATGTTCGGTAATTGGTGGATTCTCAAAATTATTGAACCACTTTGAGAGAATCTATAATAAGCCAAAGATTATAACATTCGCAGACTTGAGATGGAGCGATGGAGAATTATATTATAAGACTGGATTTAAGCTAGATAAGATATTGGAACCAGATTACTTTTGGGTAAAACACAATCAGCGGTTCCATAAATTCAATTTCAGGCATAGTGGTGGATTGCGCAGGTTGGAACATTATGATTCAAGTTTGTCAGAAGCAGAGAACATGCGCAATCACGGGTTTTTCAAGATTTATGATGCCGGAAAATTGAGATTTTTCAAAAACATTTAGCCATTTTTGCAGTATAAATATAAATGATAAAAAATCGATTAAAATGGCTAAAGAGAAACTTATCCTATCTTTTTATGGCTCCCACAATGCGGCAGCCGCACTATATAATTCTGCAACAGGTGAATATAAAGTTGTCGAAGTTGAAAGATGGTTAAATGTTAAGAATGCTGGATTAACCACATATCTACCATGTAAATATCCACAGATTGTTTTTGATGAAATATGTGATTACCTGTTATCTCAAACTGGAAGAACTGATGTTGATGTTCTATTGACAGACTATGTTCAAAATATAACTCCCAAATTCTTGGTTAAAGAAAGAATAGGATTTGACCATCATACGGCGCATGCTGCTACTGCCTTATACCAGTCCCCATATCAGGAATGCCTAATTATCACTTTTGATGGCGGCGGAGATGGTTCTTTTTTCAATGTTTATTTGGGCAATAGAAAGACTGGCATAAAGCTATTAGATAAATTCGACCACGATTTGGGATTCCCTTACATGGTCATTGGGGATCATATCAAGGATATAAAGAAAGAAGCTCTGAATATTGGAAATCTGGTGTATGCTGGAAAGCTCATGGGATTGGCATCATATGGAAAAGTTCATGATGAATGGCTTCCATATTTTGATGAATTCTATGACAAATTTCATTATAAGGGAAGTTCATACATTGGTGGCGCAGAAGCAAAATATAATGCATTGACAACTCTATTCAAGAAACTTGGGGTAGAGGATTTTGATATTGAGACAACCAGATTTGAAGGTCAATTTGCATGGGATATTGTCGCAACGTCGCAAAGATCATTTGAGGATCAATTCTTCAAGTATGCCCAAAAGTATTTGGACATGTATCCAGATTTGCCATTGGCAATATCCGGTGGATGTGCATTGAATGTTCTATTGAATGCCAAATTGTTGAAACTGAAAAATGGCAAGGTTTTCGTCCCACCGAACGTGAATGATTGTGGCATTGCTGTAGGTGGATTGTTGTGGTATGTGAATCCAGATATTCAAGTTGATTTAACGTATTCAGGACTTCCCATTCTGGACAAGAATGAATTTGGGGCATATATTCAAAATTATAATCTCAATGTTTATGATGATGTGACGCTTGAAGAATTGGCAACATATTTGGCCGATGGCAATATTGTTGGAATGATTCAGGGAAATTCTGAACATGGCTCTAGGGCACTTGGTAATAGAAGCATCATATGTAATCCAGTGGGTGACATGAAGGATGTTCTGAACCGAAAGGTAAAACATAGGGAATGGTATAGGCCATTTGCCCCCATTGTCAGGCTTGAAGATACTACAAAGTATTTTGAATGGGAAGAGGGTGTAGAATCCCGTCATATGACATTTGTGGCGACAGTGAAAGAAGAATGGAGAAAGAAACTTCCAGCTATTACACATGAGGACAATACCGCTAGATTGCAGACTGTGACAAAGAGCCAGAATGAGTTGATATACAATCTCATTGGAGAATTTGAGAAGATTGCAGGACATGGCGTCATATTGAACACATCGTTCAACGTGGATGGTAAGCCTATTCTCACAAGATTGTCCGATGCATTCAAAATATTGAATGATACTGAATTGGATGCAATCTATTATGATGGAAAGTTGGTGTGCAAATCTTCCAATGACAAATTTGGGAAAATAAGGGATAAGAAAAATCCAAAGAAGAATTTGTCTGATGATACTACATTGTATGTTCTTTCCTTCAAAGAAGGCAAAGAGGATATCGACAATGATATTCAAGTTATAAAATCATTGTTGGAAAATGAGAAGAATCTCGTTGTCCTGCTCCCATCAGAGAATCTTAAATATTACAAGGCTTCCATCGATACTGATGGCGTAAAATACTTCCCAATAACCTCCCGCCATCATTTTTATGACCAAAGGCTTGAAAAGGCCCTGAATATTCGGAGCAAATCCACTCTTGATTATTCCAAGTATATTCGTTTGCTTTGGTGCAAGGATGTACTGAAAGAGAATTTCTTCAATACAAATTATCATCTGTTCATTAATTTGGATCAAATCAAGGCTTCTGATATCAATGTTCAGAATGTTGAGCTTCTGAAGCAAGTTGTTAAGAATGATGAGTTTGTGTTCTTGACTTCCAAGAAAAAGTTGGATGTGAGTTTTTCAGAAGAATATGTTAAAGAAAAGTTCAAAAGCGAAAAAATAAAGCAGTATCCTATCTCTGAAATGTTTGGTGGCAATGTCGATAATCTTGGATGGTTCTTCCTTACATACGAAGGGACATTGCTGTGGCATGTTGGCATGGAAAAAATAGGAAATGAAAATGACTATTTGCTGCTTACAGCAGTGGAACATTCTTATAGATACAAATTATTTGATACCTGAAACTGGAATTGATTATTGAGAATTTTATGGCGAAGAAAAATATAACTATAGTTACTGGTTTGTTCAATATTGGTAGAGGGGAGATGGACACAGATTTCAAACGTCCATTCGATCATTATATTGCCTGCTTTGAGAGAATGCTCAAAATAGATTATCCAATGGTCATCTACATTGAACCAGAGAACGAGCATATTGTATGGAAACATAGATCGGCAAGCAATACGCGGGTCATAACCAAAACACTAGACGATTTGCGGGCGTTTCCTTTCTATAGTCAGGTACAGAAAATAAGAACCGATCCAAAATGGTACAATCAGGCTGGATGGCTGGCTGGCAGCACCCAAGCAAAACTGGAACTGTATAACCCATTGGTCATGTCGAAAGTATTTTTCGTTAATGATGCATCCATATTTAATTTCTTTGACACCAAATATTTTGTATGGTTGGATGCCGGGATCAGCAATACCATAGGCGATCCTGTAAATTATATTGATAATGACTTTGAAAAGAGAATCACTCCGCTATTGAATAAAATGCTGTTCATCGCATTCCCATATGACAAGAGCACCAATGAAGTGCATGGGTTTGAACGTGGTGGAATGAACTCATATGCTGGAAAGCCTACAGAATATGTGTGCAGGGGTGGGTTCTTTGGAGGAAACAAAGATTCCATCAATTCATTCAATGAGCAATACTATCATCTATTGAATGATACTCTCCATAATGGATACATGGGCACGGAAGAAAGCATATTTACATTATTCTCATATAGAGAACCACAGAAATGTAATATCCACATGATTGAACCCAATGGTCTTATCTATAAATTCTTTGAAGATTTGAAGACCATGCCATTGAAAAAAGAAGTGACTCATCCATTGGCATTTTATGTATTGACCTACAATACACCAAAACAGTTCAAGATATGGGTAGATGCATTCATCAAAGCATATCCAGAAGAATTCAAGAATACTAAAAAGTATGTCGTGGACAATTCAAATGATGAAAAGGCCAAGAAAGAATATAGGAAATTGTTCAAGGAATATGATTTTGAGATTATACATGAGGGAACCAATCTTGGCATTCAGGATGGCAGACAGAAGGTAGCCGAACATTTCCATGATAGCGATCATGATTATTATATCTTCTTTGAAGAGGATATGAACATGGTGAGCAAGGATGAGCCACAAAATAAGAAAGGATTCATACGGTATATCCCCAAGCTATTTGAAAAATCAATCCAGATATTGGAAGACCAACAATTTGATTATCTCAAATTGACCATTATTGAATTCTATGGGGATTGCACGCAAGATTGGGCATTCAAGAATGTGCCAGAAGAAAAACGAAAGATATATTATCCTGTAAGAGAAGATGGTAATGAAGAATTGAGATGGAAGACAAAGATTCATTATCTTGGATTCCATAAAGATGTGGCATATGCTGCCGGATTCTTCCATGTTGATAATTGGCCGCACCTGATTAGCAAGAAGGGCAATTATCAAATGTATTTGTATGATCCGTATGAACACAAATTTGAACAGACGATAATGAGTCAATGCAGAACATACATGGAAGAAGGAAAGCTACGTGGAGGATGCTTGCTGGCATCTCCTATCGAGCATTCCCGCATTCACTTTTATGATGGAAAGACCAGAAGAGAGAACAAGCACTATAAGAATTAATGTATGAGTGATATTGCATCTAATATAAAACCAATTGATGATTGCGTGTCAATTGATCTTACTTTAGATGATTTCTCTTTGGATGAAAAAATAGCCATCTATAATCTCTGCGAGAAAATCAAGTTCTCAAACAAAAAGATGGCTATTGATATTGGATATATCGAGGATATCTATATCTACAAGGACAAGTTAAAATTCCTGATTAGATTGTTTTAACTATATCTATCATGGAAGTTCATTGACCACTGATGCAACCGTAGGATTGACAGAGACAGTTAGTGTATATGTAATAACTATCTGACTTCCTTGAGTTTTTCTTATAGGTGCAAATGTAAGATGGGTCAGCAAACGTTCTCTCTCGTTTGCGGGATTTGTGGGGTCGTTAGCAACGCCTGCTGGCTGGCCCGGAGACACGATATAGTTCACGTTACCACAAATACCAGCAACCAAGTTGTTGAAGAAATCATTGATATCGCCGGAGTTGCATGATAGGCTTACAGTCGATGTTGCTCCTGAAGTTCTGCTTTCAAAATTCAGATATCCATAAGACTGTTTTGACAATATGGAAGGATATGTGCCCTCCGATGTATCAGTAATATAGACATATACAAAGGAATTTATAGGATCACCACTTTGTATCCATGTTCCAGTGTTTATGCCTTCACAGATATCACCATAGGTTATTGCACCAGATAGACCAGTTCCAGATGATGGAGTTCTAATAACAGATGTGTATATCACGCCATCGACTGTCAGAGTTATATTGTATGATTTGTTAACTGTCAACGTAGAAATATCCATGGAGGTCTTATCACCAACGTTGACAGAGCTATAACCAGATGAATCTCTAGCTTGTCTGCCACTTGAATACAAGCCAAGTTCAGAGAAGTCTGCAAAATCTTGCGCCCCTAGAGATGGATCGGTAATATTGGCAACTTCGCTTGATGGCTCATTCTCATTGAGATACATTGTAATGATGACGTTGGATTTTGTACCAACTTCTTGAGAAACTACGTTATCGGGGGTGGGATCATCTTCTGGAACAGCACCGCCACCGGGTCTAACATTGTTAGCATCGGCTGAACCCGGATCGGTGCCAACCAGCACGCTTGAATCATCAACGATTTCAGAATATGTTTCATTGTACAATCTGGATTCCCAACCAGAACCATCCGAACCATCATTCGGTGGCCTAAAGATCATGGACCCATCAGCGGCAATTTGCACGCCACCAGTGCCCAATGCTAGACGATAGATATAACTATTAGGCTCATGGGCCAAAGCTCTGGCGATAATTCGTGCCATGTTTGTCGGGTGAACGGCATTTGATTTATCCACCCATATTTTTTCTGAACCATCTTTGAATTTTTCGACTATCTTTACGTTAGACTTAAATGACACATTTATTGAATCGTTTGACATATAATATTTTATCTCTTAGAATGTAAATATTTATCGGTATTTATTGCATGAAAAAATTTGTTTCCATCAAAACAGAAGATATATCAAAAATGCGAAATGGGGGCCATTCTATAAAGGAAATAGCAAGTCATTTTGGTGTGTCTGAAAGCTTTGTGAAACAAAGATTAAGAAGAAATATTATTCATGTTGATTCATGTGATCCATTGCTGAAAAAATTGCATAAAATAAATGCCATTACAAATTCTGGTATCAACAAGAAGATTCATTATATTTTAGATAATTTTCCAGAAGTCAAGAAAGAAATAGATGATTATTGTTCAGATGATCCACAAGCATCCATTATGGAGAAGATATATCGGATCAAGAATAATCTAAATGAGAAACCTAAATGCCAATGTGGAAATGCCTTGAAATTTGTATTGTGGAAATATTCCTACAATGATATTTGTGGTAGAGAATGCAAATTCTATAATGAACATACCTTTTCCAAGAACAGAAAAACTAATATTGAGAGATATGGCGTAGAGCATCCACTTCAATCCGACAGTATTAAAGAAAAAATTAAGAAAACATGCATTGTGAAATATGGAGTAGATCATCCTAGTAAAAATGCAGAAGTGGCAAATAAAATAAAAAATTCAAATATAATCAATGGATTATTTCTAAGAGATAAACGTCTGAAAGAGTATGTTCATATTATTAATAATGAAAGAAAATCCGAAGCAGAGAATGAGTTTCTGGAATTCATCAAAACGCTAGATGAAAATATAGTGATCAATGATCGATCATTAATCTATCCATATGAGTTGGATGCATTGTCATATGGACACAAGATTGCTATCGATTATAATGGCATATTTTATAATGATGCCAAGGATAAATTATATCATCTCAACAAAACTGTGAAATGTGATGAGCATGGTTACACTTGCGTACATATTCTTGAAGATGAATGGATTTACAAGAAGGATATAGTCAAATCTAAGTTATTGAATTTATTCGGAAAAAGTAAAACTATATATGCCAGAAAGACAAAAATAGTCATACCATCCAAAGAACAGGTAAAGGAATTCCTACAGAACAATCACTTGCAAGGTTACCATCATTATGAGGTTGCTATTGGGCTGGAACATGAGGGGATATTGGTATCATTGATAACCTTGGGAAAATCTAGATTCAGTAATTCGTATGAATGGGAATTATTGAGATTCTGTAATAAATTGAACATATCTGTTGTTGGTGGGTTATCCAAAATGCTCAAACATTTCGAGATTACTTATAAGCCAAAATCTCTAGTTTCGTACTGTGACAGACGTTGGAGCAATGGAAAATCCTATAGAAAAATTGGGATGGATTTAAACAATATTTCCAGCCCCAACTACTTTTATTTCAGAGTGAATGACAATTCTGAAACTAGAACATTGTATTCTAGGCAGAAATTCCAGAAGCATAAATTATCTAGATTACTGAATCAATATGATCCACGCTTAACCGAATGGGAGAACATGCGCAATAATGGTTGGGACAGGATTTGGGATTGTGGAAACTATGTTTTTGTGAAAAAATATATGTGAGGAAAAAATCTCCATTTTATAAATGCATATTACATAAATAATATGAAATCATTTATAATTGGAGATTTTAAATGGCAAATACATTAGTATCGCCCGGAGTATCAAGTACATTAATTGACCAAAGTTTTTATGTGTCTGGTCAATCTGATACAGTACCACTAATTTTTATCGCAACGGCAGATGAAAAATTTCAGGCAGACGGAATTACCCCTGCACTTGGCACATTTGAATATGGTGTCATTCGTGAAGTAACATCAGTGCAGCAAGCACTACAGCTATACGGTGTTCCCCGTTATTTGTACGATGCTGCCGGAAACCCTTTCCATGGAGACTCTAGAAGCGAATTTGGTCTAGATGCTCTAATCAAAGTTCTTGGAGTGGGAAATAGGGCATACGTAATCAGAGCCAATGTGAATCTGAATGATGATTTGGATAATGTCAAGAGTTTGTGGGATAGAAAGCTGACAGATGCAGCAGACTATCTAAGCACATTGGTGCAGCAGTACATTCAGCAGTATAATGCTGAAAACAATCTGTATCCATCTGATACAAATTATAAGCAGTCCGTGACTGCATCAGAATTGAAGAATCTTGTGAACGAGGCATTGGCCGATGTGCTTGATATGTTCTCATTCAGTTCGCAGCAATTCCAGAATGCATTCATTCAGGATCACACTGTGGCCCATGCAGGTTATCAGGATGTGTTGTTTGATACAACCAATGGTTATCTGCAATTGTCGGATGTGACTGGATTGGACGCTGCAAAACAGTATGGCGCAGATGTGGAAATAGTGTCTACCACTGGAACATTTACTCATGCTATTCGTTTGACTGGAAGTGATGCTGTCACTTTTGGTGATCTTGTGGATTATCTGACTGCCCAGTTTGGTGCAGATGGTTCAGCACAATTGTTGAATGGTAGATTGAGATTGTCTTCTTCATTGGCCGGTGTAACATCCCATGTCGAAGTTTTGCAGGATGGTCCAAGCGGAGCGCTTCCATTATTTGCAAGCCTTAATCTTTACAAAGCATTGGATACTCCAATTGATGGAACTGGCGCAAATTCTCTAAACGTTTATGATTCAACATACACCACCATTGTGGGTCAGTATGATGGTCTGGACGCAATGATTGATGCTTGGAATTCTGGATCAATTGTTCCTGATGAATTCTCACCAGCAGAAGCCGAAGGCGTGTTGCTTGCAGCATCTACTGATTTTGAAAGCACCAAGGAATTTGCAAACTATACATCATTGGGTGCTAATGATGCTGCTCGCCGCGCAGTTATTGTGCAGCAGTTGCAGGCAATCATTAATGATCCATCAACTGGCGCTACTGCCGAAAATATCCAGTATGATCTTGTGGCATGTCCGGGATATTGGGAATGCACCAATGAGTTGGTGACACTATCACAGGCTGTTCGCAGTGAAGTGTTCGTTATTGGTGAAACACCATATGACAAGCCACCGTTGGGTCCAAATGGTATCACTGTGTGGTCTACAACATCAAATCGTGTCAATAACTATCTTGATGCTTACTGGTATGGTCACGGATTATCATCAAATATTGATGGTAAGGACATTTTGACTACTGCCGCAGCTACAGCATTGAGAACTTTGGTTTACAGCGATAGCATTTCTGAAAAATGGTATGCACCGGCAGGTACTTCTCGCGGTATCTGCCCACACCTATCCGATATTGGATATGTGAGCGGAACATTGGGCGGTCCTACAACATTCGTGAGCAATTATCTAGACCAAGGTACTAGAGATTCTCTATACGAATTCCCAAAGAATATAAACCCAATCACTTATATTCCGGGAAGAGGAATTCTAGTGTTCGGTCAGAAATCATCAAGCTCTGTAACATCAGCATTGGATAGAATCAATGTGGTTAGATTGTCTCTTTACATTCAGAGACAGTTGAGACAGGCATTGTTCTCATACTTGTTTGAGCCAAATGACAAGAAGACATGGGATAACGTCAAATACGTTGCCGATACATTCTTGAATGGTTTGGTCCAGCGCAGAGGTCTATATGACTTTGTAACCGTATGTGACGAAAGTAATAACACCCCTGATACTATAGATAATAACGAATTGATTATCGATTGTTATATCAAGCCTACAAAATCAGTGGAATTCATTTACTTGAATATCACTCTGGTTAACACTGGAACTGATTTTACGCAGATCAAGGGCAACTAATCAAGTTCAAAACTTGAGATTGTTTGGGGATTATGGTAACATAATCCCCAAATTTTTTGTGATCATGGAAAATGAAATAATAGAATTCCTTTCTGCATTCGAGAGAAAATGGTGGGCAAGGAAGATTAAAGACAGAAAAGATTTCACCGATTATCTTGATACTCTTTATCCGAATGTGCCACTGAATAACCAATGTTCCGCTATTATGGACAAAAAGTGTCCATATTGTCCAATCTGTCATACACCGTTATCTGATATTAGGAAAACTACCTGCTCGCATGATTGTAAGGTAATTTACACGAAGACGTGTGGGATTGAAGGCTCAAATGGAACCAGAGTCAAAAAGCAGAAGGAAACTCTAAAGCAAAAATATGGTGTGGAACATATAGGACAAATTGAATCTGGAAAAGAGAAACGAATCAAAACTATGATTCAAAAATATGGAAGCAAAGTTTCCCCATTGGCAAGAGAGAAAATAGTAAGTAGAACAGACAATCTTAACAAGAAAGGAAGGGAAACCTTATTGAAAAGATACGGAGTGACAAATCCAGTTTTCATGGAAGGTCATTTTGAGAAAACACGGCAAACCATGTTGAAGAAATATGGTGTGGAGAAATATTCAGATACTGAAGAATATAGACCCAAATTATTCAATCCATACTTGCATTCCCAATTCCATGAACATATTAAAACTATTGTTGGGAACAATGTCATACTGAATGCGAGAATGCCAGATACGAAATTTGAATTGGATTTATTCATTCCAGAGAAGAATGTTGCAATTGAATTTAATGGCCTGTATTGGCATTCTGAATCCAATGGAAAGGATAGAACATATCATTTAAATAAAACCATCAAATGCAATCAGAATAATATAAAGTTGATCCAGATATTTGAGGATGAATGGAAATACAAATCCCATATTGTCAAATCTAGGCTTGACCATATTCTCAATACAAACTATTGCCATACGGTGTATGCAAGAAAATGTGAGATTAGAGAAATTTCCAATAAAGAAAAAGATATGTTCTTGGAAGATAATCATATCCAAGGAAAGGATATTTGCAAAATAAGATATGGGGCATATTTCAAGGATGAATTGGTGGCCGTCATGACTTTCAAGCCAACAAACATGGTTAAGGGCGGAGATGGATCGGCCATTGAATTGTCAAGATTCTGTGTCAAGGCTGGACACAATATTGTTGGAATAGCATCAAAGTTGTTGAAGCATTTTGAGAGGAACCACAATCAGTGGAATGAGATTATCTCATATGCAGATATTCGTTGGAGTGAAGGAAATCTTTACAAAACATTGGGTTTTGAATTTGTGCAGAGAACCAGACCCAATTATTGGTATGTCGTCAATGACAAAAGAATGCATCGATCTAATTTCATGAAACACAAGATTTCCAATGATGAGAATAAACATCTTACTGAACATGAAATCATGCTTTCAAAAGGGATTCCAAGAATATGGGATTGTGGAATGCTAAAATTCAGAAAGACGCTAAATAAAGCGTAGTGAGAATTTTTTATGGCTCTGCCTCGTGGAATAAGAAATAATAATCCGGGAAATATAAGGAAAGGGCAGAATTGGATCGGAGAATCAAAAGATCAAAGTGATCCAGATTTTGAGGTCTTCACTTCCCCAGAATATGGCATAAGAGCCATTGTTAAAATTATCCAGTCCTACAGGAATAGGGGATTGGATTCTATACGAAAGATTATATCTGCATGGGCACCATCATCAGAGAACAACACCGAAGCCTACATAAAGAGTGTGAGTCAGCAGGTTGGAGTGGGTGCCGATGACTGTCTAAACTTTACCAATGATGTTTGGATCAAGTTGATTAAAGGGATTATAATGCATGAGAATGGACAGCAGCCATACTCTGATGATATAATTCAGAAAGGCATTGATCTAGCCATTAATGGATGATTTTTTGATAAATATTTTTATTGAATTTATTACATTATGATTACACTGGAACGTTTTGCATACACTCCGCAGGGAACTTTTGGACGATTAACGTTCGATGATTTTTCGTGCTATACCGTTGAAAGACCATGGGATGGTAACAAACCATATGTAAGTTGTATACCAGAAGGCGAATATGTTCTGGAAAGGTATAATTCTCCAAAATTCGGCAAAGTGTATGCCGTCAATGGAGGCACGGTTTCAGTGACAGAAGATATCAATCATTCTAGATCAGCTATATTGATTCATGCTGCCAATGTTGCTTCCGATTTGGAAGGATGCATAGGGCTAGGAGATTCCTTGGGATTCGTGAAGAACCAATGGGCAGTTCTGAACAGCGTGGAGACAGTCAAGGCATTCTATAATAAAATTCATGCCATGGATAATATCCCATTCTTAATAACATTCAAGACGGTTATCACAAAATAATATGAAACAGGCACTATCGTTCAAAGATTATCTTGATTCAAAGCAGAAATTGAAAGAGGCGGGAAATAATTGCCCTAGAGTTAAATTCCTATATGAAGTCCGCAAATATTGCAAGATTCCACTGACAGATAATCTTTCCGAAGAAAAACAATATATTTCATTGAAGCCAAAAGATGTTATAGAAATTCTATGGGAATTTGAGTCGAAAGAAAGTCCAGTCGCCAAAGAAGTCAAGTTGGTCTTCGATAATGACCAGACCATGTACTTTTCATGGAACAATCCTAAGATTCTGAAATGGGTAGAGAGTTCTACCCATCTTATCTAATATACTTGTAATCCAGTATTTTAGATAAATAGTAAGATAAATTGATTGGATTGATAATATATAATGGGCGATTATCTTATTAAATTTGCTGCCGACTATGGATTTGTTGCAATTATACTGATAGCTGTTGGATTTATTCTGTTTTTATATGGTAAACACAGATTATTGCCCAAGTTTACAAAACTTAGCGATGCTAAGTTGAATAATGATACTAAGTTATCTTATCATTCAATATTTGCAAACATAAACCATCGGTTAAATAATGAAATTCCTACTCTGGATTTGATGCCGTCAAAACCAGTCAAACAGCAATTGTTCCGTGATATCCTATCCATATATTCACAGACATTGTTTGAGACATGCAAGAACATTGCAGAAATAGACATGACCGATTGGGGTTCAGATAAGTGGTGTGACGAAATCAATAAAAAGCTGAATGAAAATAATTATGCATTCGTCAAGAATTGCCGTGCCGTAGGCATTCCAGAAATTGTGTTGACAAAATTCTTGAGATGGCATCGCCCAACCCAAGATATTTTGTTTGACGGAATCATGTCTCTTGGAAATTCAAATATCTTCACGTCAAATGTTTCTAGAACAAACACATTATTCTTCATGCTTAATTTGTTGTTAGTGACTACTATTGCCGATGCCGAGAAGACTCTGAAATCTCTTAATGGTGATGTTCACGGGACTTTGTATAACGGCAGAGAGATTGAGGATTAATTTATGACTTCACAATATCAAAATTTTAATGATACGCCAGATGCTATCATTTATGAAGGTCAGGAAATTAATCTAGTCTTTACAAGAAATCCTGATGGGACTGGAACCGTAACATGGAATATTCCACCGCCAGCCAATGGATGCTCTGCTGCAAGTCAAGCATACGATGGTATTGTCATTACTATAGATACAAAAGCTGCAAATTATAGAACAACATCTCCAACAAACGGTGTGAAATATAATGGTGATCCAACAGCCGATCCAGACCTGCATACAGGAGATAAGTTGGATACTGCACTGGTGTTGGGTGCATTCTACAATGATAAAACAACAACCAAGCTAACAGTCAGTGATCTTGACCCAAACAAATTTTATTACGTTTCTGGATATGCCGTAGATAATGTTGGAAGATACCATAGAGAAGGCGTGCACGCCTATTCTCTGCCATCTGGTGAAGCTGAAAAGCCACAAGAGGAATACAATGCGTATCAGGATATCTCAATCATACCAAGAGATACTTCCAAGGTCACGCTCAATACCTTGACAGGTCTTAGCAAAACACAGACATATAAGTTAAATATAAAGATTGACCAGATTCCTTATACCATCAACATAAATGGTATTGACGCACAATCATATAATGATTTGATAAATGCACTTAATAAACAATTCAAGCTATTGACGGGTTCTTCTGGCAAAGGTGTTTGTGGATATCCTGTTCCAACCAATAATCCGCCGTATCAAAGCCCGTTGCCACCAAATGCAAATCAGTATTATGTGGATATACCGAATCATAGAGTGTACTACTGGGATGGTTACCATAATCTTCTACAGAAGGCTATATTCTTTAATCTCGATCCATCACTGCATCCTTCTGGAACTTATTGGTTTAACCCAAATGATCCAAATACAATACTGATGTATGAGACTGGTGGATGGAGTCCGCAGCCGTTTGTAAAGTTAGACCATGATCCAAGATTTCCACATTGTGGAGAATTGTGGTTCACTGGCTCTGCCGCATATGAATTCGATGGCGATCATTGGTGCCAACTGTGCCTGTATATTCAGACAAGAAATCCATCATTGTCTCCAATCCTGAACTGCAATACCTATTGGTATAATTCTGGTGATGGATTGCTAATGAAATGGGATGATGATAATAAGCTTTTCGTGGAAGTATTGGCAATCGTTTCAAAGAAAGACCCAAATACATTGGGAGTCGGTGATTTTTGGTTAAATGAAACTGATGGGAAAATATATAGATTCTCCGCAGGAACATGGAATCTAGTAACTAACATACGTTACGATGAGCCAGACCAGCATGGGAATATCTCATATCCAGCACCAAATACATATTGGTTCAATCCAAAAGACCAGAAACTCTATAAGAGAAACAATGCCAATACTGAATGGATTGAAATGGATTATACCATGTATCCAACTGACCCCATGGATAGGGCAAGTTGTGATCTATGGTGGAATCAATCACCAAGCGTTGATACCCTATATGTTTGGGATGTGATTCATAATCAATGGAAACCTGTTGAGCATTTCTTGCAACAGGTAACCGACCCATCATTGCCACCAAATTTGCCAGCATGCGCAGTGTGGTATAATCCAGCAGACAACACTCTGAAGTATATTCTGAAGAACAGTTGTTCTGAAAAAGAATACATATATTCTCTATTTGATCCAACCGATCCGCCTGTTGGAATGGTGTGGTATGATACAAAGAATGACATTTACTATGTGTGGAATGGTGATGAGTGGGAGGTAATCCGTCCCATTATTTCTACATATGATCCATTCATTCTATATGACGGATATTTGTGGTTTGATACAGAGAATAATACATTAAACAAGTGGAATGGTTTATCATGGGATGTTTTGAGTTATTCTACGCATCCATTGACGCCTAATGTTGGAACATTGTGGTTCAATACTGTCAATGATGAACTGTATGAGTGGAATGGTACTTCATGGGTGGTTGCAACACCAGTTATAACAGTATCTCTAAGATATCAGGTCAATTATCATGATCCCAATGTGAATGGAAGAGCATATCTATTCTTCTTGTTCAATGAAGGTGGATGCTGCCATATCATTGAAATTGTTCCAAATTCTGGTGACCTATTCACCCAGATAGCACAATCAGTGATTTATCATGAACCAAAGGTTGGGGGAAATTCTCCGGCTTCTGGTCCAATGTACAAGCAATTGGATGTTGGAACTGATGGTACACCTGATGAGCGTAGAGCATTGCAAGCCACGCTGCGCACATTGCTTGGAAGCATTAGCGTGCAAGTCGAATTGACCAAGATAAATTTGGACAAGGCCATCGACAATGCATTGCTGCAATTCAGAAAATATTCAAGCTATGCCTACACTAGGAATTTCTTCTTCTTGGATTTGAAGCCAAACCAGCAGACCTATATATTAGCCAATGATTGCGTTGGATTCAACAAAATCACAAATGTGAGAGCATTGTACAGAATGCAGGCTGGATGGATTAGAACTGGCCTTGCTGGAAATGAATTGTTCGGCGTTGCAGCTTTGCAGCAATTATACACCGTAGGAACTTTCGACATGTTGAGCTTCTCAATGATGTCAATGTATATGAAGGAGCTTGAACAAGTATTCGCTTCCAGAATCATGCACCAGTGGGTGGAATCTTCAAGAGAATTGAGATTGTATCAGCGCATCGTTCTACCAGAAAGAGTATTGGTTGATGCCACTATAGAAAGAACAGAACAGGATATTATAACTAATAGAGTATCCGCAATGTGGATACAATCATGGGCATTGGCAGAAGCCAAACACATGCTTGCGCAGGTTCGTGGTAAATATTTGAATCTTCCCGGCCCAAACGGTTCAACCAGTTTGAATGCCCAAGATTTGAATGCCCAAGCAGAAGCAGAAAAGGCCGCATTGATGGAACAATTGTATGATCCAGCCATGGGCAATTATGAAGATGTTGGACTTGCAGGGCACTTCACCATAGGTTAATACAGTATATGTCGAGTTGTATATCTTGTCAGAAGAATAAAAAAATTGTCACAGGTGACAAGACAGGATTGGATTGTGGTATTGATAACAATACCAATGGTGACTGCGCACTAAATGATGATGGTACTCCCATTGTAACCCCAACTCCATCAAACTCAACATGCAACACTGGGAATGGGGCATTGGACTTCATTTCTTCGGAAGATAATTGCTCTCCCTTCGATCTTGTCAATACATCAGATTCCAGCCAAACCGCTCAATATATTGATGAGCAATTGAATATTGCAGGTGCCGAACTAAACGTTTATAAAATGCTTGGCGTGCATGAACAAGGAAAGCTGATAGACTTAGCCAATAATGGTGATCCAATTTCTAGTGGAGACTTGTCTAATTTTCCAGCAAAGAATGCATTTGATAAATTTATCACTGAATGGCGTTCACAACAAACCGGAAGCGATGTTGTAGCCAAGGCATATATTGGATATGATTTTGGCCCAGTCAAGCTCAATAATGGCCGCGATAGATATGGAATAGAAACAGCCATAAAGCATGACATATCCATGATTAGAATCAAACAAGGTTGCGATGCGCAGAATAGAGTGACCAGAATAAGAATAGAGCGTTCCAATGATGGTCATAAATGGTATGGTGTGGCAGCACTGGACGTTCCAGATTGCGATGGATTGGTCACATTGGCTTTCAACAAGTCTGTCCCTTCAAGATTTTGGAGAGTGCGCCCATTGAAGTTCAATGGTGGCAGTGATGATTATTGGACAGTGCAAGCATTGGAATTGATCGATTATGAAAAGACCAATGTTGGAAATATCGAAGACAGAATTTTGTTGGAGAATAGGGATGTTGATTATTCGACTGACCCTATAAAGATGAAATGCTATTACACTCCAATCGATGTTGTTGCCAATGCAAGCAAGTTTGGATTCTTTCAGGAAGAGAACATATATAACATTTCTGTAAGCTTTGGGCAAGCAGTGGCATTGTTAGGAAGGCCATTCGTCATTGGAGACATTGTAGAATTGCCATCAGAGAAACAATTCACTCCATCACTGCAACCAGTATTGAAATATCTACAGGTGACGGATGTTGCTTGGCAGACCACTAGCTATACGGCAAGTTGGACCCCAACAATGCAAAGATTGCTGGCCGTTCCAGCATTGGCTACGCAGGAAACTCAACAGATATTTGGTAAATTGACTGAAGATTTGGATGACACTGGATTGGCCGATATCAATGATGGAACCAGTCAGAAATATCAAGACATTGCCAATATATCAAAAACTATAAAGGCAAAGGCCAACACTGATGTTCCTGAAAGAGGACAGGATGATGCTGACATTGCAGAAGTATCAGATGATGCCATAGCATATGCAAAGAATTATCCTAAGATGAATATAGGCAAGCTAAACATCGCTAAAACGCCCTACAGCGAAGACGCAATGCCTCCGAATGGTGAACCCTACACAGAGGGGGAGACGTTCCCTGAACGCCCAAAGAACGGCGATTATCACCGTTTGACATATGACAGCTTGAAGAAAGATATTGCTCCAAGACTTTTTCGGTTTTCTTCTAGAAAAGGTCATTGGATTCAATTGGCCGTTGATAGAAAGTATCAAGCAAGAAAAACAAAGCCAAAATTGCAAGAATACATCGATCCAAAATATTCTTCCGTTACCGATCCTAAAAAAGAAAAGAAAGACATACTTTAATAAATTCTATTGACTTTTTGACAAAAGCGTATAGAATATTCACTGTTTATTCAGGAAGATTATGAATTTTAGCAAGCAGAAGTTAATTCTAGAATATTTGTTGTCATCGAAAGATTTGTACGCCAGATGCGCAGGAATTATCAAGAGTGAATTTTTTGATGTTGAATTGCGCCAAGCTGTAAAATATCTAGAAGAGTATTATAGCAAATATCATGCATTGCCAAAATTAGACAGGTTCAAAGCTGAATTCGATCTTGATTTTGAGGAAAAGAAAATCGAGAGAGATGATATTGCATGGATTTCAGAAGAATGTGAAACTTTTGCCAAGCAATCTATGGTGAAAGAGGCAATCAAATCTGGCCTAAAAGATATAGCCGAAAATAATTATGACAATCTAGTGAGAAACATTCTCGATGCAGTCAAGGTCACTCTTGATAGAGATGTTGGCGTTGATTTATATGTCAACACATTAGACTTGTTGATGCAAGCAAATAAAGCGGCAGAGTATATATCTACCGGAATTGGAGAACTGGATGAAAAGCTTGGTGGTGGTCTAGTAAGAAAACAGATGACATTGTTCTCTGCAAACTCCGGTGTAGGTAAATCTATAATGATGTCAAATATTGGAGATAATATAGCTGCCAATGGTTTGCATGTTGTTTATATCTCTCTAGAATTGTCACAAGAGATGGTCATAACTCGTTTGGCATCCATTGCCACGGGTCAAGACACAAAGACTTGGAAGGAAAATATCCACAAGATTTCAAAGAAGATCGAAGAGATAAAAGAGGCCGGTGCTGGATCATATGTGGTTAAGAGAATGCCCAATGGTGCGACTGCTAATGATATTAGAGCATATCTTAAGCAGTATGAACTAACCTATGAGAGAAAGCCAGATATCATCATTGTCGATTATCTAGACTTGATGAATCCCATTGGAGGAAAAAAGAATCTGACCATTTCTGAACAGGATAAGGCAAAGTCAGAAGAGCTATATGAGATTGGTGTGGATTATGATGCCCACATTTTAACAGCATCGCAGCAGAATCGTGATGGCATCAGACAAAATACCCCAGACCAAGCGGTTATTGCTGGCGGGTTTTCAAAGATCAACATCGTGGATAATTTCATATCTATCTACATGACTCCGACAATGAGATTAGAAGGCGTCATGCTGTTGTATTATCTAAAGACTCGTTCGTCATCTTCTGTCGGTAGTAATAGCCCATTGAAATTCAATAGAGACAATTTGCAGATTACCGATCAAGGGGATGAGGGAAAGATTAGAGCAACCATTTCAAGACTTTCCAAGAATGTATCTTTTAATACAAAAGATGATATGATAGAAGACGATGAGATTTTTGAAGGTGATGAAATAGGATTTAAGACAGATAGTACAGATTTGAATCCAGAATCAGATGATTTGATTGGATTAATGAGCTTTTTAAGAAACTAGGAAAATAGATATGCAAATTTCAAATAAAGTAGCAAAAACCACGTTTATAACGTATAACAATGAGCAAATAGAAGTCGATTCTTTGCCAAAGAATATTAGACTTGAGATAGAAACATTGGACAGAATTTCTCAACTTAGAATGGACAAATTATCAGAACTTGAAATTCTTGAGTTGGCTATTCAGGCACAGAAGCTCAAAATTTTGGAGTTGATTAAACCACTTAAAGACGACAAGGAATCCGACCATGAAGATGCTTAATGAAGAATCTGCCACATTATCAGAAGAGCAATGGAAAGAACTATCTTCTTTCATTGAACAGTATAATAAGTACGTTGAATTCAAGCTAAAGACTATCATGGATTTCGATATCTGGTTTGAACACACAACTAGCAAGGACTTCCCCAGAGAGTGGTATAGCATGATAAGGGAATCTGGCACCCATAAATAATGATGTAATTTTGTACATTATTATGAAAAAGAGAAACCAGATAGAAAATTTCTTCAACTTACCAGTCTCAAAGAAAGATGAGGAAGAGGAAAAGAAACCACCGCAGGAAGAACATGCTGCGGCTGAATATGATGAAAAGGATGAAGAAGTGGAAACACTTTATTCAACCATTCATGATATTGCAATCAGCACACATGATAGGATGTTAGATGATCTGGAAGACATTGAGCCAAAATATAGTGCCAGATTCTACGAAGTTGCTGCAAATTACTTGGATATAGCATTGAAAGCAGCGGAAAAACGTGGTAAGCTTAAAGAGCATAAAGATAAGCTCACTGTGAAGTCTAAGAAAGAAACTAATATCACCAATAATAGAGTGGTTATTAATACAACCGATTTGATTAAGAAATTGTCGGTAGACGTTATTGATGGTGAGATTATTTCTGACACTGACTCTGCCAAAAAACAGGACAAGATTGATGAATAAACAGATTTTGAAGAATAGCCGTGAAGATTTTATATTAAAGTATACAGCCGCACATAAAGCAAAACTAACAAGAGAGCAGTTGTCAAAGATTCTAGGAATTTTACCAAAGAGTCTTTTGAAGAAGAAGTCAGAAATATACAGAGAAATCGGCATAGAATTACCAACATTATCCAGTGATAGGAATTCATTGCTAGATAACCATATTATAGAGAAGTATGAAAGTGTTCTAAATGATCTAGCTTCAAATATCTTAAAGATAGAACGTGTCAATGACGTGAGGTCAAAGACACAATTCAACATCAATAAAAATAAACGATACGTTATCACTTCCGCACAGAATAACACTCCCATCAATGATGAGTTTCTAAAATCATTAAAGACTTACTGCGAACACAACGAAGCCAAGTTGATGGTGATCCCATTCAGATATAGAAACCCAACATCAATCTGGTCGCAAGTCGATCAACAGCAAGACTTCTGGCATAAATCCGTTTCGGGATATCTCATAGATTCTGAAATCAAGGTTGGAAAGCATGTCAGAATCATGGGAAACATAAAAATCCAACCGACCGCAACATCCCCGTTATCTGGGTTTGATTCCATTACAGGTCTAGATTCTGCCATTTTTGGTCATCCAAATATTGAATGGAAAACTCTTCCTGCCGTTCCCGGAAAACTTCCAAAGATCATGCTGACTACGGGTGCAGTTACCGTACCAAATTATACTGACTCAAAGGCAGGTCATAAGGGTGCATACCATCACAACTATGCTGCAATTGTTCTAGAGATTGACGATAATGAAATATTTCATGTTCGCCATCTCATTGCAGATGAAAAGAATGGCTTCTTTGATTTGGACAGATATTATGTCGGAAATAAGGTCAGCGTGGGCCATAGGGCACTGGCATTGGTGGCAGGAGATATCCATTCTGAAATGGTGGATGATGTTGCATTGAATAACATATTCATTGCGGACGATTCAATTGCAAACGTGATAAACCCATCCAATATTATTCTACATGATATATTGGATTTTGGAGCACGTTCTCATTGGAATATAAGGGATGCATTGGGAAGATATCGCAGGCATTTGTATAGCGATAATAACAACGTTGAAGAAGCTTTGCAGAAAGTGGCTGACCTTGTAGAACGTATTACAAGAGATGATGCACAGAATTGGGTTATTAGATCAAACCATGATGAGCACATTGAAAGATGGTTGCGCGAAGCTGATCCTGACATTGATCCAGAGAATGCCAAGTTTTTCCACTATTTGAAATATCATCAATATAAAGCAATATATGAAGGTAAGAAATTTGATGTGCTGAAATTCTGGTGCCAGAATCCAGATGAGTATAGAGGAATGTCAGAAGAAGCCTTTGTCAGAACAAATTTCTTGTCTAGAAATGAAAGTGTTGAGATTGGTGGGTATGAGTTGGCATTGCATGGGGATATAGGACCGAACGGCTCTAGAGGCTCTTTGAGGAATCTATCCAAAATAGGACAGAAGATTATTATAGGTCATTCCCATACTCCGGGAATCATCAATGGTTCATATCAAGTGGGAACCACTTCAAAACTTCAAATGGACTATAACCTTGGACCAAGTTCATGGTTGCATACTTGCGCTGTACTGTATAGTAATGGTACTGTTACGTTGGTAAATATTATTGGCGGGAAGTGGCGGTTATAAAAATAAATCTTTATTCGTAAATGAAAATGGCGCTTTACGCGCCATTTTTTAATCCTTCACGAATTTTTTGCTCTCGCACTTTGGACACATCCATTTTCCAGAATCAATGATTTTTTCTGTAGTGGCAACATCTTCTCCACAATCATCGCAATGTCCCTTGACTAAATCCTTGTCTTCATCTTTGGTATTAGCAGAATCTTCAAGAATCTTACGACTCTTTAATTCCATATATGTCTTGAAGTGAGATTTAGCTTCTTCAATATTTCCAGTAATTAAATGATGAATGGATTGTTCAAGTAAAGTTTTCATAGCCCAAATGATATTTTATCTATTATTTATGTTATTTGGAACAAATGGTTTAACTTTTCCTACAGTTGCATATTTAAAATAGTTTGGATCATTACTATACAAGAATAGAGCAGAATAACTTGGGGACCATTTTATATCACATGGGATTTGAAATATATGTGATTGTCCTTCAAACATTATTCTGACAGGAATCCATCTCCCATTATTCAAATCATGTTCAAATGAAAGATATCCATTATGGATATTTGCCCTTAAATGTTTTAGTCCAAAATGTTCTACCATTTTATCAATATTTTTAAATGATGTTGTATATTTTTCAGGAATATAGATAGCATTCTTATAACTATCTGGATGTTCGGCTGAATACCATCTATTGGAAATATAATGTATTTTTTGACCATTATCGGTTATGAAAATTGGAAGTGGTTCTCTATTTTCTTCATTTAAATGATCTAACGGTTCTGAAAGGTCTATATATTTCAATGGTTTATTGTTCAATATAGAAGCTATAACGTGATGATTTCCATCAATAACTGTATTTCCAGATAAGACTATTATTCTATTGGGATCATAATTTTTAGATTTATTTTTAATCAGAGCTTTTTGATCTTTGGTTGCAAATTTTTTGAATGCATCATACACGGTCATATCATTTTTAGCTGTTTCTAGATGTTTAGCTTGTGCTGGCATCATAGTTTGCACTTCAAAAACATTTTTAAGATCATTATCATCTATCCAATGATACAGTGTTTCGCTTTCATCATTAAGCTCATGCCAATCATATAAATCTTCTAATTTAACGGTTTCTTTATTATAATTTTCAAAAGCATGGATTTGGCGTTCCATTTTTGAAACCCATTCTTGTGATGGTTTTCCAGAACCTTTATAATAGCGTAAAACTCTTCCAGTAGTTTTGGATACTAATGCCCACTTACCATTAACCTGTTTCAAATGTTCATTCAGGTTCATCCCATCTCTATCAATAACTATTAATGCAGGGAAAAATTTTTTCTTTAATAATAAAATAGCATCGATTCTATGTGACCCTTCTAAGATATAAGGATTACCATCATGACCAATAGCCACAATAAGTGGCATGATGGTTTTTGTCTCTTCAATCTCTTGAGCTAATGCTTTGACTCTATTACTAACTATTGGAGGAAGTTGCCATCCTTCGGTACTAACTTTTCTTACACCTTTTAGAATATGATAATTATCAAATGTTGATCTAATGGAACCAATATTGTCAATTTTATCCATGACATGTAATCCATCTACAATAGGTCCAGCTAATGGATATTCTTTATTAATAGCTTCAATGTCCTGATCTTCAGAAACATCTTCTCTAATCATTATCATATTGCCATTGGAATCAGGATGTTCCGTGAATCCCAATGATTTGTAAAAACTAATCAGATTATCACGAGGAATGGAAGGATCATCTTTCGTATTCATGGGTTGTGCTAATAGTCTAGCCTTTCTAGGAATATGCTTCATTAATTCCTTGGCTTTTCCTTGTCCACGATATTCAGGATATATGTAAAGTTTATCAATGAATGTATATCCATCCTTATCTACATATCCTTTGACATAGCCAAACTCATTTTGATAAAGAATATTGGATGCTTCTACTAGAATTGATAATCTCATAATCTAAAGTTTTTAATATTAATATTTATATTTTAATCAGAAACACCAAAAATTTAATAATATAAATAAAATCATATAATTATTGATATGGCTGTAAAAAATCCTAAAGTAAAAAAACCTTATCAACAAACCACATATACATTGGAAATGATCGATGAATTGCGTAAATGCATGGCCGATCCGATTTATTTTGCTAATAGATATGTGCATGTATTCCATCCTACTAAAGGAAAAATACAGATAACATTGCATCCATTTCAGGAGGAAATGCTTAGAGCTTTCCAGAATAACAGATACTGCATAACAAAGATAAGCCGTCAGGCTGGTAAGACAACGGTTTCTGCTATTTACATTGTATGGTTTGCTCTGTTCCATCCAGATAAAACTATACTCGTGGCTGCCAACAAATTGGCAAATGCTAAGGAAATCATTGAGAGAATTCAAAATATATATGAAGAACTTCCAGATTGGTTGAAGCCCGGTATTGATGAAAGAGAATGGAACAAGACTTCATTGTCATTTGAGAATGGTTCAAAAATCATTGCACAAGCAACTTCACCAAATACAGGTCGTGGTTTCTCCATTTCTTTACTATATCTGGACGAGTTTGCATTCGTGCCGGAAGCCATTCAGAGAAGCCTGTACACGTCCGTGATGCCAATTATTTCAACGGGTGGTTCATGTATTATAACATCTACGCCGAATGGTTCAACCGACCTATTTGCTGAAATATATCTAAGTGCCGTAGCTAAAAAGAATAATTTCTATCCCATTGAAGTGAAATGGAATGAAATTCCGGGAAGAGATGAGAAGTTTAAGCAAAATGAAATAGCAAACATCGGTATGCTACGATGGAGGCAAGAGTACGAGTGCGAATTCCTAGTATCCAGTCAGACTCTCATTGATTTCGAGGCATTGGAATATGCTGAAAAATTCTTAGCCGAACCTGTGTTGAGAGTTGGTGAACTGTATGGTCAGGAATTCTGGAAGTTGCCTAATAAAGCAACTACATACCTTGTGGGAATTGACCCATCGCAAGGTGTTGGTGGTGACTACAGTGTGATAGAAGTATTTGAATTCCCATCGTTGGAGCAAGTTGCTGAATACAGAACAAATAATGATTCACCAACGGAACTGTATTCTTATCTTAAAACATTATTGAAATTTCTTGAGAAAAATTCAAGTCAGGTCTATTGGTCCGTGGAAAACAACTCCATAGGTCAGGCCATAATAGCTTTGTATGAAGCCGATCCTGACCCATTGCAAAAGGCGTTCTTCATGTCTGAAATGGGTAAAGGGCATCTTGGGTATAATTCAAACAATAAAACTAAAGGAAAAGCTCTTGTAGCATTCAAGGAATTATTTGAGAAGAGACAGTTAAAGGTTAACTCATTGGTGTTGTTGAACGAACTGAAAACTTTGGTAAGGAAAGATAGCACATTCAAGGCGCAGACTGGTTCAACGGATGATTGTGTGTTTGCAACTTTGATATGCATAAGAATACTTGAAGATATGTCGGAATTCGATAGACATGCATACGAAAAAATGTATTCTTTCCAAAATATCAAAACTGATGAATGGAACTATGAGGCACCAAGTCCACAGAAAACTTTTGATGAAGATGACTATTACCCATTCATCATTGGATAAATAATAATATTGAATGGATAGATCATCTTGAAAGAGCATCAGATTTTATTGGAACTAAGCTATTTTGACCTAGAAGGTCGAACCAATTCTGCCATGGGACCGGAGAGGAAACTCAATTCTAGCAAGGTTAAATTGCAGGATTTAGTCTTTATTCCAATGGTTAACAATGGTAATCTTAAAGTCACGGCAACAACCACATCCAATAATGGAAACAGATATTCTACATCTATCTTGATTGATAATGTAACATATTCAGACGAACCACTTCCAAACGGGTTCACTTTTACGGCATCGGACAATTCTAAATACTATATTGAGAAAATTCCAAGAAATTCAAATGTGAAGGTGAATTGTTCATGTTTGGATTTTCATTATAGGTTTGCCGTATGGAATGACAGGTTCAAATCGTTGGACGGAAACCCGCCCCCACCTTATATAAAAACAACCAATAGGCCACCTGTCAACCCAATGCAGTCTCCGGGATTATGTAAACATATCATATCCCTTATGGATGATCTGCGTTCCCAAGGCTTATTCATGTAATAGTTGACAAACTAATCCTATACATTTATAATCGGTTCATCATTTGAAGGCATAGATAAATACAAGATGAGGCTTTAATGGTGAAGTCTCATTTTTATCTAGAAGATTTTAGAATTTTGTAGTTGTAAAATTTTTTCAGATGATACTTAGAAGAATTCAGAGGAATTAATAATATGAAAAAACCAGATTTAAATGCTATTAGAAATAAGATTAGAGAACAGGAAGAGAAGCGGTCAGAGGCTAGAGGCCAAAGAAATTTTGGAGACATGTATCCATTCTGGCACATTGAGGAAGGCCAGAAAGCCATTATCAGAATCCTCCCACACAAGGATATGGAAGACGATTCCATTACTCCATTCATCGATAAGCTAGAACATATTTTGGCTATCGGCGGAAAGGACGTTAAGATTCCATGCAGAAGAATGTATGGAGACACCTGCCCAATTTGCGAACTATCTGCAAAATATTATAAGGCGGAAGGAAAGACTTCAGAGAAGGGTAAGTATTATTGGAGAGACAAGAAGTCTCTAGCAAGTGCTTATATCGTCAAAGACCCATTGCCGCCACATGAAGAAACTGGCGAAAATGATCAAGGCAAGATGAAGGTGGTCCAGCTTGGAAATCAGCTTTCTAACAAGTATGAAAGCAGATTCAAGGAACTCTTAAACGATGAAGAGATAGACGATTTGCCATGGAGTTTGGAGAATGGCTTAGACTTCTATATCGTCAAGGAAAAGCAGGGAACCTATGCAAAGTATGACACATTGTCAGATTTTGCACGCAAGCAAACTTCACTACCACAAGAGTTCATCGATAGCTTTACTCCGATTGATCTAAAGAAGTATTTGCCGAAAGACCCCGGTGCTGAAAAGGTGCAGAGAATGTTGGATGCACACTTGACTGGTGAGGAATACGTGGACGATGAAGATACTGATTCACAAGAAGAGTCAAGCTCTCTCGTAAGGGAAGCTGCGAAGCCAGCGCCTTCATTAAAGAAGGAATCACCAAAGCCTTCTCAACATGACGTAGTGACGAAAGAAACTGCGAAAGAAGTTGAAGAAGAGGAATCGGATGACGATTTCATTGCACGCATAAGGCGTAGAAATCAGGCTAAGCAGTAAGTGGGTAAACAGGATCAACATGAAGACAGATTATCTCTGTCTTCATGTTTCCTGATGTTTTATCGTGATATAAGAGAGCATACATGAGTTTTGAACAGTTTAAAAAAGAATTCGATAAAGAATCGTCAAAAATAGAGGGAATATCCCTAGTCAATAAGGCACCAGAGTTTTTCATTGATACTGGAAATCTATGCCTGAACAAAATTATTTCTGGAAGTTATACTCGCGGATTTGCCCAAGGGCGTTGGGCAGCTATTACAGGTCCATCGGGAGCAGGTAAGACGTTCATTGCTGGAAATGCAATTAAGGCTGCCCAAGATGCTGATTGTGCAATCCTGATTATAGATACTGAAAATGCCTTGGATGAAACCTATTTGAGTGCATTGGATGTTGATATCAATGCTCCAAACTTCTTTTACCGTGGTGTGAAGACCATTGCACAGATTAGCGAACAGTTTTCAATGTTCACTAAGTTATACAGAAAGCATAATATGACTGACCGTGTTCTAGTGGTCATAGATTCTCTGGACATGGCATTGACAGATTCAGAGTTAAAGAATTATGAGCGCGGAGAACAGAAGGGTGATCAAGGCCAACAGGCAAAGCAGTTGAAGAAACTGTTGGCAACTCTTGTGCAAGATATCAAATCATTGCCATTCGTCGGAATAGCTACCAAGCAGGCATACAAAGAGCAAGACCCTATTGCAGCATTGTCCATGCCATATGTTGTGACAGAAGCAACGAAATTTGCTTTCTCGCAAATGATTATGGTCAATAAGCTGATGCTTAAGAGTGAAGATAAGTCGAAATATGAAGGCATTACCATGCAAGCCATGGGGTACAAGACAAGATTCACCAAGCCATTCCAGAGAGTGAAGATAGAAGTGCCTTATGATACTGGCATGGACCCATACACCGGATTATTGGAAGCCGCAGAATCAGTGGGTGTCGTGACCAGAAATGGTGGCTGGTATTCTTATGGAGACAAGAAATTCCAGAAGAGCAATTTTGATTCTGTGAAAGAAGATATCCTTAAAGATTTAATTGCCAGAGATGATGCCATTATTGATGTAAAGATCGACCAATCAGAATTTGACAAGTCTGGGGATGATGTTTCGAGAGTCAAGAAGATCAAGAGCAAATTCCAAGAAGATGATGGCGATACTGGTGAAGAATGACCATGACAATTCAAGAACTTCTTAACGAAAGAGAACTTGAATATAAATCATTCACTAAGAAACTCTTAGAGCTTTGTGAAGAAAAAGTCATCAAGGCTCTAAGATATTACACCAAAAGTGACAGAAATATATCGATAAAATCCATAGATTTTTATCCAAAGAACAAGAAGATTGTTGTATTTCAAGTCATATCAGAATTTGTGATAGGCGATAAGATCATTGCCAGTGATGGAAAACAATATGTTATCGATGAAGACAATATAAAGAAATTCACAAGTGAGATTATAAACATTGTGGTTCCGATTGATATATTGGATAACGGCAGTCATTTAGAAATCTATGAGAAATTGAAATCCTTTGACTACTTTATTAGAAAGTTTGGTGTCGAAAAATTCAATAGCTGTTTGGATGCAGGGATCACCGATTTTGATGAATTGGTCAACGATGCCAATGAGGAAATTCTTGACAAGATCACCGATCCGATAGAAGCAATCGTTGAAAAATTGAATGATGTACAAAAACTTGAATATATGTTATATTCAAAGAACAGTAAAAGCATTAACTAACCATGATATTAAGACAATTGAAGAACGAAAATATTGACGATCTTATTGACGCTATTCTGGATGAATACGAAAAGGAAATAAAGGACTGGAAGAAAGATGTTTCCATTGCAAATAAAAATTTGCGGGTGGCAAATATTGAACAATCGTCTCACTTGGCAAGATATGATGAGATTAGGGTGAACCTAAAATCCTTGTTGGATTATTACGAGTCTAAAGTCCGCCAAGTGAGAAGCGAGACTTTGCAGTTGATTAACAAGAAATCAGACTATGCATATAACTCCACGGAGAAGGATAAGCTGATAGATTCTGATCCTAAGTATTTGAAATATAATAGAATTTATCTGGAAGTCAAAGAATTATACAATATGCTATCCTCTATTTCTGAACAGTTTAAGAATAGAGCATTCATGCTGAATAATTTGGTGAAGATACATGTAGCAAGCTTGGAAGATATTACATTATATGACGATTGAAAAGATTGCTACAATAAAGATACTCGATGAAGTAAATTGTATCGTCATGGGATTAAATCCGACAGATAATGATTATTTCAAGGACATATATTCACCATACGCGGATAATTACTTTTTCAGCAAAAAATACAAATTAGGGCACTGGGATGGAAGGATATCCTTCTATTCCAAAGCAGGAAAGACCTATGTCAATCTGTTGGATGAGATTATTCCAGAATTGAAAAAACGTGGTTATAAGCTAAAGCTGATTGATAATCGTGAAGCCTTCTCATTAAGAATCCCAGAAATAGATAAAGACTATTTTAAGGATGTTGGAATTGAATTAGGAAAACATCAGGTCGATGCCGTCAATGCAATTACATCCAATAATGGTGGCATCATTCTCGCCGCAACTTCTGCGGGAAAAAGCATCATATGCGCCGCATTGGCTAAATTGTATCATGATGCATATGGATTTAAAGTGATCATCATTGTGCCAAATGCTGACCTTGTTATTCAAGGCGTTGAAGATTTTCAAAATCTGGATTTGGATGTTGGTCAATATGATGGAGAGAAGAAGGATTTAAATCATCCTATCGTTATAAGCACATGGCAAGCATTACAGAATAACCCACAAATCATGGGCATGTTCCAGATTGGCATTGTGGACGAATGCCACGGAACAAAAGGTGCCGTGTTGCGCAACATTCTCAATGAGAACGGCTCTAATCTATATGTAAAAATTGGGGTTACTGGGACACTACCAAAATCCGTGGTTGATGCAATGGCAGTCAAGATAACTCTAGGCGTTCCACAGATTACCATAACGGCAAAGCAATTAATAGATTCTGGATGGGTTGCCACACCAAATATCAGCATATACGAGTTAGAAGAAGATTTGCATGACGAATATGCCGCATGGAAGAAGGAATTTCCCAAAGAAGCAGAGAAGGTTTCATACAAAGAATACCTACAGACTATATTCCCTGATTTCGATTCTGAAAAGCAGTATTTGAATTCCAAGAAACCACGCTTGAAGTTCATTGCGAACATGATTGAGAATAATAGAATGAAGGACAAAGGCAACAGTCTATTATTGGTAAATTCCGTGGATACTGGAAAAAAGATATCAAAACTTATTCCAAATTCATACTTCATCTATGGAATGGACAAGAAGCAATTCAGAAAGGAAGTCTTCAACCTGTTCAAGAACAATGACGATATTGTGGTTATTGCTACATCACAATTGGCTTCAACCGGCATCAATATTCCGAGAATATTCTATCTTTATTTGATGGATATAGGCAAGAGCTATATCCGAGTTATCCAATCCATCGGTCGAGGATTGAGAAAAGCTCACGATAAGGATTCAATCGAAATAGTTGACTTTTCTAGTAATTTAATGTATAGTAAGAAACATCAGAATGAAAGAATTAGGCATTATAAGGAAGCAGAATATCCTTTCAAGAAGTATAAAATAAAATACGAAGGATTATAATTAATGGTTATATCGGATGAGAATTCATATCCAATTCTAATAGATAATATTTCTGTTCCTATAAAGACGGAGTATTTCTGGACGCTGGATTTGGAGCAGCGAGATTTTGTACTCTCTAAACTGGAAGTCTTGGAAGAGCATGTCACGCCTATTCTAGTGATAGAAATTTTTGGGTATGCAGTGGAAATTCCGGCACATTGGAATATCTTAGTATATTCCAAGGAAACATCACAATTGGACATAGCAGAGTTATCAGAGATTACTAGGGGAAACTTTACAGCATTTGTCTTCGATCATCAGAAGAATATAAACGTTCCCGGATATATCAGAGTTGTTGATTACAAGGCTAGGGGGGCCATTCAAACACCATCCTTGAACAAGTTCCAGATGTTGTGCCATCATTTAGGGCCAAAATATTGGATATGCATTTCACCCATTGATAATTATAATAAGTATTTAAAGGGTGCCGCGATTGGCGACATTCTACCGTAAAGAGAAATGACTATGACTAAGAAAAAGACAAAGATAGAAAAGATGACAATTGAAGAGTTTAAAACCTTCATCAAGGGATTGTCATTCTTCGATGAAAATTGGTGCCCAAATAAAGAACAATGGGAACATATCAAACAATTGATAGATAATCTTAGACCAGATGAGCCAAGAGCTTCTGCTGTTCAAAATAATGCACAAAATATTGTGCAAGAGAGAAGGTATGTGCCCGCAGTGCAGCAACACGTAGAGAATTTGGAGGGCGAGGGTGATGGCAGGATTATGCCACCACCCAAGCAATCCTTTCTCGATATCCCACAACCAAAGCCCGTTGGACGAGCACCAGACGGAACAGCTTTACTCCCACCAGCAAGAGAAGCCATATCAGACTTCTTTTGATAAAATCATGAAGACAATCCTAAAAGATCGAGTTTTATGGTATGATGGGGATGTAACATTCAGCCCAGAACAATTGCTGGACTATATTCTCAATGGTGGAACTATATCAGAAAAGATTCATGTGGATGCACTGAACCAAGATGTTATAAATTACAATAGGTTGCATCCATCTTTGCTTATCAATGTCAAGAAAGATTTGAAGGAATTTGACTATAGTTGGAATATACCAGAGAAATATAAAGCCATAAATATTAAAAAATACGTGGCCGATAAATTTTCAGATTACATTGAGAGCAGATCAAAAAAAGGAAAGCCTCTAACAGAAAACCAAATCAATGATAGAATTGATAGAATTCAAGAAGAATTCAAGCTGTATGAACAAAATGGCATGTTCGTTATCTTAAAGACAGTCATATATATTCTTGATGTATTCAAAGAAAATAATGTGGTGTGGGGTACGGGCAGAGGCAGTTCGTGTGCATCGTACATCCTATATATATTAGGACTACACAATGTTGATAGCATTGAATATGAATTGGACTTGAAAGAATTTTTTAAATAGGTAATAAATTATGGGAATCAAAAAAAGAAGCATACGTGGCGAAGAAGTTGACATTGATTTGATCAAAATGAAACAACAGTTAATGAATGAGAAGAAAACCGATCCGACCATTCAGCGCGAAAGTTATGTCAGTGACCGCAGGCGTAGAAGCTCTTCAAAGCGCATCAACGAGATGTTGGCTAACCAGCAAATGGTCAAACAGAAGATAAAAGAGCAGAAACTTGTCGAGGAAATGAATAAAGAATTTCCAGACACAGATGATTTTGTGGATCATGAGCAGACTGCGGCCCCATCAGCAGAAACGCAAGATGATGACAAGAAGCCAAAGATTGTTCGTAATAGAAAAATAGTGAAGAATTAAGGATTTTCAGATGGATGATTCAGTGTTAGATGATATTAAAAATTATGTTCCAACTAGGAATAGAATCCTTTTCAGATTCATTCAGGACATTGGCGATGGAACATTCACGAATAAAACATCATGGGGTCTACAGATAAGAAACAAAATAGAAGATGTTAAAATGTCTCGATGGGGAATTGTCGAGAAAGTTGGACCAGAGGTTTCCGACAGAATTACTCCGGGAATGTACATATTGATCGAGCCGCTGATGTGGACAGAAGGGTTCAAGGTCAATGAAGTCAAATACTGGATAACCAGTCAAGACAAATTATTTGCAACTTCGGAAGAGGAACCTACTGGATTAATTTAAAATGTTTGTTTTTCTGATAGCTTTTTCTGCGGCAGCACTAGCATGTGCTGCCGGATTTTTTAGTATATACGGATTATCACAGATTTATGCCGCTTCGGCAGTATCAGTCATCATTATGGGTGCGAGCTTAGAATTCGCAAAATTGATAACGGCTTCATTCCTATACAGATTCTGGAATAAAATCAGGCTCCCATTGAAATCCTATCTATTGGTGGCTCTTGGCATATTGATGACGATAACGTCCATAGGCATCTTTGGATATTTGACGGCAGCTTATCAGAAAGACAATATCCCAGTTTCAGAAATCAGTCAAAAGATATCCATGGACAAGGATGAACTCCAAAGAACCATAGATAGAAAGAATCAAATAGATCAACAAATTGCAAAGTTGCCCAATAATTATGTAAAGTCCAGAAAGCAATTGATAGCATCATTTGCAAGCGAGTACAACAATCTTCAACCCAATATCGATAGATTGACCAAAGAAATAAGTGACCTGCAATCTAAGCAACTGGTTATTGAGTCGAAGGTCGGTCCGATCATGTATGTGGCTAAGGTGTTGAATAAAAATCCAGATGATGCGATATTCTATTTAACCATCATCATTGTCATTGTTTTCGATCCATTGGCAGTGGCATTAACCATTGCCACAAATATAGCCATAGAGAACAAAACAAAATCCAAAGATAATCCGTCCATTCCCGAAGAAAAGAAGCCATTCTTTGGAGAGAAGAGAAACAAAGATGATGTTCTTGAGAAGATAAGAACCGAGATAGCTCAAAGCAATAATTGACAGTATTCCAAAAAGCCGCTATAATTCCATCAATATTGAGAGAATTTATTCATGGCGAAAGAAGTTTGGGATAGGAAATACTTACCTAAAAGTGTTGACGAATACATTTTTCAGGACGATAATCAAAAGGAAATAATCCTTAAAATCTTAGAGGAAAAGAACTTTCAACATTTGCTCTTATCTGGTCATCGTGGCACTGGAAAGACAAGCCTTGCATATTTGATCAAGCAAGAATTTGGCTTGGATGATGTTGACTTCCTAAAGATCAACGCTTCCGATGAAAACAATATCGATGTTATAAGAACAAAGATAAAAGGATTCATCAGTTCTATGGCAATGTCTGGTGAATTCAAAATCGTCTTTCTGGATGAGGCTGACCGCTTGACTCCAAGCGCACAGGATTCTCTAAAATCCATGATGGAAGACTATTCAGATAATGCTAGATTCATACTGGCATGCAATAGACCGCATAAGATCGTCCCTGAATTGAAGTCACGGGTGCTTGAAATTGAATACAAAGCTCTTGATAAAGATGAAATGACATTGAGATTTGCCAAGATTCTCAAGAAAGAAAAAATTCATGTCCAAGACTTAGACATTATCGATGAATATGTGAATAATTGCTATCCCGATTTTAGGAAACTGTTAATCACTGCCCAATTCTCTGTGAAAGATGGAGTTCTTCCACCTTTCAAGAGCGCACTTTCCGATACCAGTGAATTCATGGTTAGAGCCATTGATTTCATTGAAAATGATGATTGGAAGTCGGCCAGAGAATATCTGGCATCCAATACTCCCGATGATAAATGGGAAGAGTGCTACAGATTCTTGTACGATTACTTGCATGAGATAGGGAAATTTACAGATGACAAGAAATGGAAAGCTGGTATAGTGATTGTTGCTGATCATCTATACAAACATGCTTTTGTTGCCGATCCAGAGATGAATTTTGCTGCGTGTTTGATAAGACTGTCCGAGGTTTGAAATGCATATAGATGAAGAAAAAGTAGCCCAAGATTTAAATCGAATCTCAACTTACAGAGATAAGAATGAGCGGTTATCGTGGAAGAGAAAGAAAGATAAGCTGGAAGATTTAGTCAAACAGCTTGAACCAATCGAAGACAAGATATTGAAGATCATGGCAGATGAAAAATATCCGTTGCTTGACAAGATCAATTTATTGAGGGCAGAAATGGTCAGAGAATGTGTTCATCCAAAAGAGTTGCTTGTTCATCATGGCGATCATGTTGAGTGCAAATTCTGTCAAGCTAAGATTGCCGTAGTGAATTTTGAAAATGAGTAAAGAAAGCAAATTTGATATATTTGAAATAATTAGAAGAATTTCAAATAAAGAAATAGAATTCTTTGATAACTTGAAGGACTATGAAATACGTCAAATATATCCTTTAGTATTGATGAAATGGATTGCTGGTGCAAAGAATGCGCAGCAGGTAAAGTTTACCAATGAACTTGTGAATACTTTGGTCTTTGCATTGCACAAGCACCCCAAGCTACTGTACAAGTTGCTAATGATTTCATCAACATCCAAAGATAGAGTTCAGTGGATCAAGCGTCCCAAAAAAGAGACTGAAACGGAAACCATAAAGGTTATCAAAGAGTATTATGATTGTTCCACAAGAGAAGCCAAGGATTATTTGACTTTATTGAGCAAAGATGACATATTAGAAATGTCAGAAATGCTAGGCATTGAAAAAGAAAATCTTGCTAAACTTAAAAAAGAATTGAATGGATAAGAATCTTACTTGTGACTTTTGCGGCAAAAACTTTAAAAGAGAATCATTCTATTTAAAACATAAATGCGAGCAAATGCGACGCTATGACCTATTCAAGAAACCTATAGGTCATTTGGCTTATTTGATATTCAACCAGTGGAGAAAGATATGCGGATATCCTTCTGTCACCGTGGATATCTTTTCAAAGTCAAGATATTTCAATGCATTTGTGAATTTTGCTGAATTTTGCAGAAAACAATCCATACCAGACAAGATAAGCTATATTGAATTAATGGTTGAGAAGAAATTGCAACCATTTAATTGGTGTGACATAGACGTGTATGATTACTATATTGCTCACTTTGATCGTGAAATAGATGTGGACGAGAAGGTGAATCTGTCTATAGAGACATTGAAAGACCTTGCCGACAAACATGAATGTAATATTTCCGAAGTTTTCGACAAGATTACTCCTATTCAAATTTTGAGACTCATAACTGCCCGGAAGCTTTCCCCATGGCTTCTTCTACCAAGCAAGAAATTTATGGATTTCATGATCTATAAAACCAACAAGGAAGAACGGCTGCTGTTCAATACATTCATCAATGTCGAAGAGTGGAAGAAATACTTTCTAGAAAATCCAGACAAAGTTTTAGAGATAAAGGATATCAATAGAAAAATGGGATTATAACCAATTATCTCAAAAGAGATTTATTTGATAAATATTCAAATAAATCTTGAGTTTGAGAAAGAATGGCGACTAATTGTGGTGATGGTGTATATAACATACATTATACAGATATAACAAAGAATCCTATCACAGTAAATAGAAAGACTCTAATACAAGATATTCTTGATATTACTCTTTTGGGAAAAACCAGAAAAGAATATGGTGAAGTGTTTGATGAAAATATGCTTCACCTTCTGGAAAATTTTTCTTGTCCAGAAGACTCAAACAATCCCGGCAATCCAGACCTTACTAAAGTTTATTCCAATCTGCTACAGCAACCAACTAAAGGGCAGATTTGGTATAATTCTACAAAACTAAGGTTGCATGTATTTGATGGAGAAAAGTGGAATGCTTTAAGTACGTCTTCTGATATTGGAGGTAATAGCGGAATTATAGCTCATGGCAGTCAGCTTCCTAGGCCAATATCGCCTGTCACTGGGTATCAGTTTACATATGATGAATGTAGCTGGATAGTCAGTCCATTCAACTTTCCATCCGAAGTAGATTATATGGTTTGCTATACCGATAGCAATGCAGTGGTCACGTCACAGTACAGAATATCTGATTTCAACACTATTACAAATGGGTATGCTTTTTATCAGATTATAGGTATCAAGAGCAACATAAATGAGGGACATAATAATCCTGTTGTTCCTCCAATTCCTTCACCAACACCATCACAAAGTCCATTGCCGGGATTGTCAGTAACTCCAACTCCCACACCATCTGCAACTCCGGGAGTGACAGTATCACCAACTCCAACAATGTCACCATCAAGCACAGTGACACCAACCCCATCTATAACCAATACGCCAATGGCTTCTGCAACGCCTACACCGGCAGCTTCGCCTACACCGCCACCTACCCCATCGGTTACACCTAGCAAGAGCATACAGCCGCTTAGGGCGACTTTGTATATATCTCCATCCAAGGGATATCCGCAGGGAACCAATACAGAAATTCCTGCAATCTGTACAACAAATGCAAGCGATGATTCTGGATGCTATGCAACCATGAGCGTAATAGTGCAAGAACTTAGTGGTGGCGTGGCACCATATACTGTAAATTTTGGTAATGTGTTCTTCAATGCTAGTGTCACAAGCACTTCTGGTGGAGCCGCCCCAACTGCTGGATTGAATTATTCATATTCTGGTGCATCTGGCAGTGCCACAAGCCCGATTAGAACAGGAGCAACATCAACATCAGTATTGGCAATGAATGCCCAAATATATGAAGCATCCAATCTATTACATTGTAGGGCTGGATCATGGACTATGGGAATAAATGGCGGAAGCTATGTGACCATAACAGATTCACAGGGCAGAGTTTTGACTCTATATACACCATCAGGTATTAATGGAAATGTTTACGGAACATCCTACACTACTCCGCAGGGTGCATATTCTGATTCATGGATATCAAGTCCAGCATGTAGCGGTAGTGGTGGCGGATGCGTCACTGTCGATTCGATCATGCAGGATGGCAGCTTGGCAGGAGATGTTGTGGAAGGTCAAGAATTGGTTACATATGATCCTTATGATTACTTCAGTAATGGATCATCAAAGGTATCGTATGCAAAAACCAAGATGCAGCCATGTGTGAGAATAGTAACAGAATCCGGTGCTTCGTTGGTATGTTCCACAACTGCACCAATTCCAACGTTGGACAATGGTTACATGCTTGCTCCAACACTGATTAACAGAAAGGTTCCAGTGATGAGAGAGAACATAACGAATTGGGAAACTGTGACCACTGTTGAATTTGTTGGTGAAAGAGAAATTAGACACATTACAGTGGAGAACAAATGCTTCTGGGCTGGTGAAACCGCTGATGCATTCATACTACATCACAATAAGCTAGCTCAAGAAAGTCCGAATTAATAGGAATAACCATGGATTATAATGTAAGATATACAGATAATACAAAAAACCCAATAACCATCAAGGAAAGTACAAAAGACGATACTTCCTTGGATATCACATTATTCGGGCGAATTGATCTTGAATACGGCGAGGAACTGAATGCTGCGATGTTGCACATTCTTGAACGCTTCGCATGCCCACAAGATGCCGCTTCTACACCAACTAACACATTCCCTGATTATAACATCAATGGAGACTCTTTAAGGAAGCCAACCCAAGGACAATTGTGGTTCAATAGCACCGTCAAGAAAATATATGTCTGGAATGGAACAAGTTGGGAATCGTTAAGAACCCAAGGAAATATTTCTGCCAACTGGGGGCAGATTCTGGATGGAAGTCAAATCCCACGTCCGGTCAATCCGGCAAATGGATACGTCTATCAATACAGTGAGTGTATTTGGGCAGTCTCCCCGGCATATTTCCCAACAGCATTTACATATATGGCATGTACTACTGATTCAGATGCAAAAGTATACATGAAATATAGAGCCTATGGAGATAATGAATTAACATCTGGTATAGCCAATTACCTAATCATAGCCATATCTGGTAATACAAACCATGGAAGTTTGTCTGTAACTCCATTGACACCATTTGTGTCACAAACACCAACACCTACCCCAACACCATCTGTAACACCAACAATTTCAATAACTCCCACTTCATCTCTTACACCATCACCAATACCTTCACCGTCTCCAACACCATCTCCATCAATAACAGCTACGCCGTCACATACTGCTGCTGTAAGCCCATCGCCAGCAGCATCTGTTACGCCGTCTCCTACAAATTCGCCAACGCCTACACCATCGCCAACACCACCTGTGTCAGTCACACCTACGCCATCTCCATTCCAGAATGCTTGTTCTAGATGCGTAAATGCAGATATGGAATGTTGCGTAGCAATAAATTCATTCTTGCCAGATGGTAAGCTCGCTGGCGATATCAAAATAAATGATACTATGATACTAGCGGATCAAACAACATTGGAGCCGGATACCGGAATAGTGACTTATTCTGAACCAAGTTTACAGCCATGTGTAAGAATTGTGACAGAATCAGGAGCATCATTAGTATGTTCTACAACAGCACCAATCCCAACTACTGAAGGATTATTTAAAGCCCCAGATGTTTTTGGTAAGGATGTTGCAGTAATGGTTAATGATAAAGCAGCGTGGGATAAAGTAGTTTCACTACAAGATGTAGGAGAACAATGGGTACAGCATATTACAGTGGAAAATAAATGTTTCTGGGCTGGCGAAAATTCTAATGCATTTATTTTACATCATAATATTAAATATTGCTATGTTGACCATGATCCGCCTTGTAATTGGATGCCACCTAACTGTTGCTTGTGTCCATAAGGTATAGTTATGAATAAAGTAAAGAATAAATCTAACAAGCAAAAAACCGAAAAGAACGAAATAAATAAACAAGAAGTTGGGTATACAGGTTATGCGTGCAAAACATGTGCAGAACAATGTGCAGGCCATGGTGGTGGTACTGCATCATTCCTTGGTGGATGCATATGTAATGATGGCATATACCTAGAATGCTTGATTGAGGAATAAATTTTTATGTATTTAATTATTAGACAAAAAGACAGTGTGATTATAGGCAATGCAATAAAGCCCATAAACATAGATGAAGCCTCCAAGCAAGGCTATATAATCTGTGAAATACCTGACACAGAATTTGATCCATCCATGCTAGGATCAAAAATAGACAATTTTGATGTTTGGGACGATTAATGGCATATACGATCAAATTTACTGATAAAAGAAAAACTCCAATCGTTTTGGATGAATCTCAAACAGATAATTCAACGGATATCACATTATTCGGAAGGAAGCGCCTTGCATATGGTCAGGAGTTGCAGGAAAATCTTTTACACATACTGGAAAACTTCTCTTGCCCTGAAGACCCATATAATCCGGGGAATCCAGATCAATCAAAATCATACGATGGAATATTCCAAGACGCTATTGAAGGTCAATTCTGGTATAATTCTACGAAAGATGTTTTATGCTATTATGATGGGCAATTCTGGATTCCATTGGCAAGACAGGATGGAGTTGCCGCAAACTGGGGATTGATTTCTGATGGATCATTCCTGCCTAAACCAATAAGTGAAATTTCTGGAAAGATATTCGATTACTCCGAGTGCGTTTGGATCGTAAGCCCATTCAGCTTCCCGGAGAAAATTGATTACATGGAGTGTAGCGCCAGCAATGACGGTCTAGTGACTTCAAAATATAGACTGAAAGGAATGAATACCTTGAATTCCGGGCTAGCGAATTATCTAATCGTCGGAATAACTGGTAACGTCAATCAACCACAGCCAACATTGAATCCATCTCCAACACCAACAGTGTCGCCAACACCATCTCCGGGATCGTCTCATACACCGACACCAACAGTGACGCCATCTGTAACGAGAACTCCATCCCCAACACCAACCAATACCCCACAACCGTCTGTGACAATGACTCCATCTGTTACAGTAACGCCATCAGTGTCAAGGACTCCTACACGGACTCCACAGCCGTCTCAAACTCCACAACCATCAGTTTCATTGTTAAGATTGACTATTCCGTCAACAACTTATCATGCCACATGTACCGCAGCGCCATCTACGTATTGTACTCCATCAACGTCTACAACATTGACGGCTACCGGAGGACTAGGACCATATACATTTAGCTATGAATTAATGAGTGGAGATAATTTGAATACGTTTGGATCATTTAATACAGCACAATCAAACCCAACATTATCAATATCTTGGATCGGGCCAAATGCTCAAGTAGGTACAAGTTATACTTCAGTATTCAGATTCAAAGTAACTGATTCTAGAGGGGCATTTGCTTATACTGACAATGTTACAGTAACATACTCATATCTAAGTAATGTATAAAAAATGACTGAAGTCAAAAAAATAAAAAATGTAAAATTCAGTCCAACTGAAGATAAAATTAAAAATGATTGGACAGAAATAAAATCATTTAGAAATCGCTTGCTACAGAATAGCGATTGGATTCATATGCCTGATAATAATATCGAGGATGGGATTATTGAATTGTGGATCGAATGGAGAAGAAAAGTAAGAAGAGTGGATGATTTCAAGGATAAAGCAAAAGCTCTTCAGTATCTTACAGATTTGCAATTGAATGCTCCACCAGTGAAATATAAAAACTCTGACTATTCAAGTGTTGAATTATATAAGGCTGCACTTCATAAATTGCTCAAGAAAACCATAAAGAAAACCACTGATGGGATATATGAATTGACCGATAGCAGAGAATTATTGATGGAACGATTCGAGGAAGCTCTTCGATACATGGATGGAAAAAGAAATAATAACTTTCTCATAGAAATGGAAGTTGAATATACTGGATTATCCGAAGAAGAAGTTGTCAAAAAATTCCTAGATGACAGGAAAAACTATTTGATAAAATTGATAACCATTGAGAAAGTGAAAAAGCAATATAGCAAGCGAATTGATTCTGCGAAATCATTTGATGAATGTGATAAAATCAGAGAAGACCTGCTGGTGTTAGGTCAGAAGAAGTGGATTTAAGCCAGCTTGCCCAGAAATATTTTACAGTATTGACAAACCTTTCTTCCATGTTATTATCATATCCATGGATATAGATATTGACATAAGCCCAAAATTTGCACCGTTGAAATTATTCAACAATGTGGTTCAGGCATCCAAAGTTGAAAAGGATGAACTGACAAAGCATCCAGTAGGATATTACTTTCAAAATATTCCAGTTGATCCCATCACTGGACTGTCATCCATACCTTATGATGAAGCTGAAGAACTTGGCTATTTCAAGATTGACTTTTTGAACAATACTGCTCTTAATCTTTTTGAATCAAAGCAGCAAATGAATGATCTTCTGGATAAAGACCCAGATTGGTCTTTATTGTTGGAAGAGTCCAATGTAAACAAACTATTCCATCTATCAGGCCATTTTGACATTGTTTACGCAATAAAGCCTAAATCAGTATTGGAAATTGCTGACGTCATTGCCTTCATACGACCCCATAAATACAAACTATTAGATAAATATTTGAAGAACAAGAAGGCTACAAGAAAGGAATTGTATACTGTAAGAGAGAAATCTCACATGAAGAAATCGCATGCTGTTGCATATGCTCTCATTGTGGTATTACAACTTCACTTAATTGAAATGAATAAATTATGAAATTGATAAAAGAATTGCTAGAGCAAAGTTTTCCAAATTTGAATAATAATCAGAAAGGATTGCTGATATCTATTTTTTCATCTGCCACACCAAGACAGGCATATGAAACATCCACTGGAACTCCTAATGCAACAAGTGCAAAAAATGATTTGTTAAGATTCGGATTAATTGCACAGAATGATGATGGTTTGGTCATAACCCAAAAAGGGAACGAAGCATTATTATCCAATAATCTTGTTGACGACATGGGAGTTATCACCGATGAGGGGCAGAAGCAGTTGGATGACTTCACTCAGAACAAACAAGAGTACGTGAATCTAGAATCGTTTGATTTATTCAAATCATTTTATAATTAAGATTTATTGATAAATTCGATATTGTCTGGAATAGGCTTTCGCTTTCTTCTCTTGACCTTGATTGGTCCTGTCATATTGTATTTGTATATTGGCCCAATAACTCTGGCTACATAATCTGTGGAGAAGCAGCGTATAATCTTTGACATGTCTTTTGCGACGTCTTGCTTAAAAAATTCAATTGAAATGGGATAATCATCCTTATGATTTTCATACCAATGATTGGCAATATTGATTAGATGAGTTTCATCAATGTTTACATTCTGGCAGAAATCCAAAACATATGCCACAATCTGATCATTGATAATATTGTCAACGATAGTTAGGAAGTTTTGATCGTTATATTTTATCAGCGTGATGAACTCATACCCATTATAATCTTTGGGATGATCTTCTACTATAAGTGGTTGAAAATTTAATGATTTCTTCATGAATTTCTATTTTTTATTTTATTTATAGATGATGTTTTCATGATGTAAATTAAATTGCATGATTACCTTACCCAAGATGACATAGGTGTTACCGACAACGGCATAGCCTTGTCCATGGAGTAATAGAAAGCAAATTTTTACGAAAATGTTTTGGTTTGCCCATAGGCCCACGCTTCGCCATGAAGATTGAAATTCTTATAGGTAGTCCACGAAACGCCATCGTCACTGTAATCCAAACTGAAAACATTTGGCGCATTGTGACCGGCACCGCCGCCAGAAGGCGGGAACGATGGATACGTGATGGATATCTCGTTGACGATTTGCAGTGTGAAAAACTGTTTTTCTAAATAGCTAGGGACACCCTGATTATTGGCGGTGTACCAGCGTGTAGATGCGTTTCCGTCGAATGTATTGACCGCACTGCCATCGCCCGTCGCATTATCTACACTGCTGAAAATGGGTGTGAACGGGCCAATTATGTCTGCCCCCCCCCCAATTGTTGCATGAAATTGAAGCTCCGCTATTTCACAATACGAATTATCCCCGTACCATGTTTGCGTAACGTGTACTCTCCAATATACATGCCCTGAAATTGTAGGTGTAGGTGTAGCAGTTATAGATGCTGCTGGCGTCTATGCTGCCGATGGTGTTACTGAACTAGAGGGGTGATTGTGTTAATGATATAGTTGGTGTAGGAGTTGGCGTAGGTGTTACTGCTGGAACTAATGGAGTAAAGAATGCTGTCTTTGATGCAGAATCATATGTGAGTGTTCCCACATCAGACCCGTCCACATCACCTTGAACATTGCTCACGACATTTACATAGATTGATGCGTCATTAACTAATGTTCCACCAACATTGATAAAGTCGGTTCCTACCTGCTGCATTGTTCCGCCTAGATAGGTCTGGAATTGAATCTGGACATTGCCGTCATACCGGGTGCTGTACCAGTTACAACGCAAACGAATATCAAATTGTGTTATAGTTGGATAATCAATTGATAGTTGGTTAAAATCTACGATGACAGCTTCGTCACCAGTAGTAGTCTGGTTATCGCCTCCCCATGTCAGATAAGCGCCATCGGTGCTAGCTCTATCCCAACCAACATCGACATTCCGTGGCGGCGTAATGATGGCTGTTCTCGTGTCTAAGTCTCTGCCATTTTGCTCGCCCCAAATATATCTAATCAATGCAAAATCAAATGGCTGATTGAATGTTCCCGGCGTAGAGCTTGGGGTGATGCTCGGCGTTGGAGATGGTGTGGCAGTAGTAGATGGAGTTATTGAAACTGTGTTAGTTGGAGTCACTGTTAATTGTTGGTGTCACTGTTGGACTTACCATAGCAGTGATTGACGGAGTAACCGATGGTGTAACAGATGGAGTTGGGGTGACGGGTGGTGTTGCTGTTCTTGATGGTGTTGGAGTAACTGTGGGCGATGGCGTTGGAGAAGGCATTATTATGTTCTGTTCTCCAACAAATATAATGGCTTCCCCACTGACTGGTTCAGTGAAATTTAGAGAAATAGTATTCCCATCAATAATGGTAATGTCTGGATATACTTCAAGATCGCCAATTTTAGCTACAGCAACAATCTTATTGGTGCTACCATTATGGGCAACGGTCCAATTCCTGCTTGGTGTATTTTGAATAAGCCTCAATTGAGATAAGGTGTTATTTAGAGGTTTATCTAAAAATAACCTATTCCCAGTGTCCAAATCTATGTATATCGGACTATAGTTTTGACCCATTATGTATCCAAAAATTTCTAATTATTTATCGCTAAAAGATTTAATCAAATAAATAATTAGATGAAAATTTGAGTTATAGATGAGCATAAGAATTAGAAATAACAACAATGGAAGGATCATAATCATTAAGAATCAAGATGATATGAACAATCTTGATCGCCGTTTATCTTCCATAGATTCCAACAAGAGAGAACTTGATATGTTCTCTGATGAAGACCATTACAGTCCATATGCAAATTCGGCTGAACGATTTGATGTGGCAAGTCCAAGCTCTGATTTGAAGAATAGATTATCCTATAATTCTAATAAAGGATTCAACGATCAATTTGATTTCGATTCTTTTGACGATGATGACGAAGATCATTATATTGAAATATCTGCATATCCTTTGGACACAGAAGAAGCCAGTTGGAACGATCCATCCGTTGTAGACGAACCTATAAACAAATTAAAAGAGCCAACCATCCCAGATGATCAAACTGATGACGATTTTGAGTTTGATGATTTTGAAGATTTTGAAGAAGATGAACAGGATGGATTAAAACCAGATGATGTGGATGCCGACTTTGATGCTGATGAAGAAGAAAATCCAGATTTTCAGGGAATGATTCGCACAGTCAAAGGTGCATGTTTGGTTTTCAAGAGAAAAACTGAAGATGGCACGTATGATGAACTATGGATTTATAATGTTGGAAACGATTTAAGTGCCGAGACTTCCATTAGAAAATCCATTCTTTCTGGAACAGATATCGATCCCAATACTCATAGATCGGATGATGGAACTCAAAAAGCCTCCACATGGAGTGTTGGCAATGTGCAATACTTAAAACTGTCAGGTTTGCCTCAATAATTGACATTCATAATAAATTTTGATATCATTTTCTCAAAGTGAGAATGATTTTTATGAATGAAATTATGAAATGGCAAGCTAGTTTAGAGAAAGAATTTAAGGAATTGTCGGCAAAAGCTTTAGAATACCGGACAAAAATGCTCAACGCCAAAACTTCCTTGAAAAAGGAAATCTACTCCAAGAAGTTGGAGAAGACTAACAAGAAAGTTTATGGCATACTGGCCCAGTTGACACTACTTAATGGGAGCCAAAAATGAGTAAGGCATTAGCTATCCATTGCCACACTACCGGGATCAATTACGATTCTGATGATATAACTACAAATCAACAACCATTGTCCATTGCTCTTGGAGTGGTAGACCTAGATGAGTTGAAACTTGTAGATCATGTCAACGTCATGGTTAAATTTCAACCAGATAAGTATACTTGGAATGATAGATTAGAAAAAATCCATGGAATTTCCAAGGAAGAAGCTTCCGAAGGTGAAATATTCTCCGATGCTGCGGCAATACTTGGAGAGTTCATATACAACCATTTTGGTGTGAAAGATAAGATTCAGGTATTTGGATACAATCCACTATCATTCCATGTTCCATTTTTGAATAAGGTATTGCATTCCGAGGATTTGGTATTTAAGTTTGATACAAGAGACATTAATTTATATACATTCATGGTTGCATTAAACAAGAGCAAATTTGACGAAATGCTAGATTTTTTCGGTATAGAGGAAAGACCATTATCCTCATTATTTCTGATTAAGACATATGTGAAAATCTTCAAAACTATGAAGACATTGATAGAGAATTCATTATGACAGAAAAGAATTTAGAGAAAGAGTTTCAGAAATTACATGAGGAATTTCAGCAACTTAAAAGCAAAAACAAAGCTTTGGCTAATGATATTCGCTTGATGAAGGAAGATAACAAAAAGATTTTAAAGCAGAATGAGTATCTCAATAAACAGAATACAATGCTATTGGCTGCATATAAATCTATCATTGACAATTTGAATAATATCAAAGAGTCAATTATAAATAATTCAGCAAGAATGCAATCATTGACACATGATGTAAGAGCCATTCAGCAGAAATTGTCTAAATAATCAAAAATTCTAAGTAAAATTTATGTTTACTCTTATCCAGAAAATCATCATATATGCTCTACTACTTGTTATTGGAGTATCATTGGCATTCAATGTCTATTACCATTTTCATGTAAAGTCGTTGAATGGTGATATTGCTGCTCTAAAGGCAGAAGTGAAGTCGAAAGATGATGATATAAAAAGTAGGGATGCTGTGATCGCGGACCAGAACAATAAGATCAAAGAGGCTCAAGATAAATCCAAAGATTTTGATAACAATATCAAGGACTTATCCAAACAATTGGATCAAAAGAGCAAAGAAAATCAGGATTTGATTAATAAATTGAAGAGTCAGCCTGCCCCAAAGAATTGCAATGAGGTAGTTGATTACTTGAAGAAGAATCTGGAATTGTACCAATGGTAAATAAAATATTATTGATTGGATTTGTATCACTATGGATCATAGGATGCAAGTCTGTAGACCCAAAAGTTGAATATAGAGATAAGGCATATCCAGTCTATGTGGTCCCCCATCCGCCAAAGGTAGATAAGCCAAAATTAGAAATAGAGAATCTGACAGACAGTCAGAAGAATGATATTGGTCAGCTATCGAAGGCTTATGCCATATCTTTAAAGCAAACAATGCAATATGCCTGTAAGCTCAAGAATATCGTGGATGAATACGAAAAATTGTCGGAAGCATCCCCATTACCAGTAGAGCCTATAAAGCAATCTTTATCTACATTGGGCGATACTTTGGACGTAAATATTAATAAAGACTGTACCAACCCATGAGTAAATTGAAAGATATTTTACTAGAACAAAAGAAAGAAAAAGAAGAAAAGAAGAAAATTCGATTCGTTGAGACAGACCCCCAAGAGCCTTTTCCAAATGATACCATTGATTTCTTAAAAAGAGAGATTAGTAAATTGGCGAAGGATTTGACCATCAATTGGAAGAGTCCCATCGAATTGGTCAACGCTGCTTTCTATAATCTTGAAGTCCCTATTCCCAAGGCGTATCTCAAAAAGAGATGGGAACAATATAACATGCTATTTGGATATGCCATTAAGAATCTGTTTGATTCCCGTGGATTTGGGGCAGATTGGTCGAATGTTAGATGAAAATCTCGATTATCTGATAAATATTTGATAATATAAAAGCTATGGATTACTTATGGATTTGAAGAGATTACAAGAACTTGCCGGTATAGAGGGCCAGCCTCTGACTGAAAGTGCAACTGTCAATGAATCTGCCCCAAAAGATGAAGAAGATTTCGTCAAGAAGGCCAAGAGGGATTTCAAGAAGCGCTATGGCAAGAGATGGAAAGAAGTGTTGTATGCAACTGCATGGAAGCATCACAACAAGAAGGTGAAAGAAGATTTCGATGCAACGGCCGATGGCATTTTCGAGCTATTGGAATTGCTCGAAAACGAACAAGATAAGATTGCAGAAGCTTTTGAAACATCAGATACAACGTATCTCGTCTATAGCAGAAAGGCCAGAAAAGCTTTTAAAGTCCAAGCAAAAAATATGTACGATGCCGTTACGAAAGTTGCTGGAACAAAAGTTGAGAAACTTTCTGGTAATCCTGTTCTATCTTCTCCAAGCAATCCAGTGAAGTTCATTTCCGATGATGGCGAAGCCAGAGAATTCGTGTCCTATCAATTGGATGACGAGCCTGCCCCGGCAGTTCAGGAAGGCTTAGTGAGTGAAGCAGAGAAACCACATGATTCTGAATTTCCAAAGGTTAAGTTCCTTGGTGACAAAGGTCCAGCCAATGAGTTAAAGATGACCGAAGTGGAATTCAATGATGATAAGCTGGAATACAATAAGGTCATGACTGGGGCCGATGTTGAAGAAAATACCAAGGTCGATGTTCCGGCTTATGTTGTCAGAGCTATCGATAAAAGAATCAAGGAATTGAAAGATTCTATAGAGACTTATAATGAAAAGGGATATTCTGATGAAGGTCAGATTTACGAAGACCCTAAGCATACTGCACTAGATATTCTCGAAAAGTTCAAGGAACATCTAAGTAAGAAGAATGTTGAAGAATATAAGATGGCCCAAGTGTTATATGGAACTTTGATGAGTCCTATTCTTGATCTACTCCCATCACAGTTGATTAATTTCTTGCATAATGGGAAAGATGAGCCTAAGAAGAAAATATAAGAATAAGCGTTATCGGATGAAGTTATCTGCTGTTAAGAATTTACTTACAAAAATGGCTGACCCTGATAAGGATATGGAAGACCTAACGCTGGCGTTAGGTTTTTCTTCTTTGGTGTACTTCTCAAACAACTTTATAATAAAGAAAGTATCAGCCCTGAACTATCCCTATAAGATACTTGAATATAAGGATATGAAATGCTTGATCGTTGAGACAGATCATAGCATATTTATCGCCTTCCGTGGCACTGAAACCTCTCGATGGCTGAATTGGAAGAGAATTTTGAATATCATCCCTAGGACATTCATGGATAATCTTAAAGTTCATGGTGGGTTCCAGCTTTATTTCAAGGAATACATGTCCTATGTCAATGAATTCATTGAATCCATTAACAGACCTAAGAAAATAATTTTTACTGGACATTCTTTGGGTGCAGCACTGGCCGCTTTGTATAATATTCATTACACAAAGTCATCAGAAAGTATAATTTTTGCATGTCCTAATTTTTTGTTTAATTCTAAATTTTCTTGTTCCAATAGTTACTCCTATAGAATTTTGAAAGATTTTGTTACATGGATTCCTTTTGATTTACCTTTCATGAATTGGTCTAAATCTACAAAATCCATTAGAGTGAAATCCGTAAAGAATTACTGGAATCCTATCATGTATCATAGCCTTGAAAATTACATCCGATCAATATTAAGAGGCTGATGTTGACATGATAGTGTTGTAAGCTATATACTGATATGAAAATGTAAATTATGCCTATGTTTGTTTGTCTGTGTAACGGTATTACTGATAGAGATATTCTCTGTGCTATAAGCCGTGGTGTTGACACCATGGACAAGCTAGCCAACGAGCTTAGTGTAACCACCATATGTGGTTCTTGCCGTGAAGAAATCGAAGAGATTTTGCAAAAGACAGAACGTAAATCTGATAATTTCCTGAAAATAGTGGAAATAAAATCATGAAAATCGTGGAAGCCCTTGATAATACTTCTCTTATTAAGGCAGAGAGTAAATTCTCTTACAAGAAAGAATATACTGATCCAGTTCTACTTTTTCTTGATTTTGATGGAGTGCTGCACAGTTTATTCGCCGAATACGAGAATACTGGACTATTCTGTAAAGCCCATTACATTGATACGCTCCTGCGAGAGCGTCCAAACGTTGCCGTGATAATATCATCCTCATGGGCAAAGAATCACACATTGGAAGAATTGAGGGCACCCTTCTCTGTTGATGTGAGAAACAGAATCGTTGGATCAATCACAAACCAATCATCAAATCGCCATGATGATGTGATTAGATATATTGAGGAAAATGATTATTCCTATCCTTGGATTGCGGTGGATGATATAGCATTGTATCACACAGATGATCCAGTAGTTTGGAGCGATTGGAGAACTGGATTAACCAGTAAAACTTATTTGGCATTGAAGAATGCCGTTTCTTCACCCATTGAATATGCAGAATTTTGTAAAAAGAAATTCTAAATCACTGATTTAGTTGCTTCTGCATTCTTGAAACAATAGCTCTGATATATTTGTGCACGAATTCCTTGGATTCCTTTAGTCCATCATTGTATGCTTGGCTAAAGGTGTCACCGGGTTCGTACATAACTTCATCATTCCCATCGACAACTTCAAATTCTGAAATATCAAATTCGAGTGTATTGGGATTAATCTCAATATCGAATCTATATCTCCATCCAGACTCACGTTCTTGTAATTCAATCATCCCCGTGATATAGTCCGGGGTGCTATTAAACGTATGAATAGAATACAAATTTAGGTCTGGAATAAAGTTTTCTAATAGTCGCTGGATTCTCATAATAAACGTTATTTTATGATATATTTATAAAATCAAAATAGAAAATCATCATTAAACCAATATGAACAATGATACCAGCACATGAAAGAGAATAGTTTAGAAATAAGAGAATACGACTTCAAAGGAAATCTTATCTATAGGAGATATTCTAATGGATATGAAGCATGGTATGAATATGATAAAAAAGGAAATAGAATACATGGAAGAGATTCTAACGGGGTTGAGGAATGGTGGGAATACGATGCCAATGGAAATGAAATCCATTTTAAAGATTCTACTGGATTTGAAGCATGGTATGAATATGATAGCAATGGGAAGATGATCCATTATAAAAGTTCTAATGGAATTGAATCATGGTATGATCTTAAAGGAAACTTTCTCACCAAAGAAGAATATGATAAACTCTATGGTACACATGCATGAAAAACATCTTGCTCATCAAAGAATATGACTCCCACGGCAAGCTCATTTATGGAAGATATCCTAATGGATTTGAAGAATGGCTTGAATATGACTTCAATGGAAATGTAATCCATTTTAAATATTCTAATGGGTATGAAAAATGGTATGAATATGACCAAAATGGGAATGAAATCCATTCTAAAGATTCTAATGGACGTGAGAAATGGTATAATCTTAATGGTAGACAAATCACTAGAAAGAAATATGAAAAGCTCCATGGTATACAATCATGAACAATTAGTGGTGCCAGCACATGAAAAATAATATCTTAAAAGTAAAAGAATATAATCTCCATGGTGATCTTCTCTATAAGAGAAACTCTAATGGATTTGAAGCATGGTTGGAATATGACGCCAAAGGCAATCTGACCCATTTCAAAAATTCTTATGGAGTTGAAATATGGGAAAAATATGATGATAATGGAAATAGAATCCATTATAAAGATTCTCATGGATTTGAATATTGGTATGATTCTGATGGAAAAGAAATCTCCAAAGAGGAATACAAGAAGCTCCATGGTGCCCATCCATGAAAAACATCCTATACATTAATGAATATGATCTAAATGGTAATCTTCTCTATAATAGAGAGTATTCTGGTTATGAATCATGGTATGAATATGATGCCAATGGAAAACAAATCCATCTCAAAGATTCTAAGGGACATGAATCATGGTCTGAATATGATGAAAAAGGAAATAAAATCCATGTTAAGTTTTCTAATGGATTTGAACAATGGAGAGAATATGAC